TGGTTTTAGTGATATCATTAAAGCTGCAACACCAGCAGCATTTGGCGAAGCATAACTTGTACCATTTGTACTTACATACCCGTTATTAGCTAGAATGTAAGCCTGTTGATAATTAATATTTAAAGATGGATGATCTTCTATCGTAACAGGATTAGTAACAAGGTCATGGTTCCACGATGTACTAGAATTTCCCGCTACATTAAATTTGAACAACATAGCATTTCCATTTGGGGGTAGATTGGTATGGTAGCATACATTGTTCTGACGGCAGCTGCTGTAGTGTTGTATTGTTGCCTCATTAACAACTCCATTAACTGTTTGCCTGATTTTTTTTCCAATTAAAGAAGGAAGGTTTTGATCTAAATATTGCAGTATTTCATCTATTCTTTGAATATTCGCAGGGCTACTTTGATATACGGTAAATTGTAAAGTTCTTGCCCATGTTGAAGGTATTGAAGAGCCAGGAGCATATATGTCAACGCCGTCTCCAAAATTAGAAAAATCAGATCTATTATCATTAATGTCAGTTGATCCAACAACTATTACACTTGCAGGAATAGTGTTTGGTGATGCGGGGCAGACGGTGGTTTGTGCATTACCGGCTGAAAAAAATATTTGGCAGTTTTTTTGTGTTCTACAATAAGAAGCGGTAGCTTCTATTGGAGAATGAAGGTTAGGAGAAGACAAAAAGCTGTAGCTTATGTTTATTACTCTTGCACCTTCATCAGCTGCTTTTATACAAGCCCAAGATATATTGGCCCAACCCGCACCAGCCCACCCATTTGCAATTTTGAAACTTCTTGTACTTATAGATTTTGCAGTACCAGAAACACCCTTTCCATTTCCCCCAATTGCACCCGCACATCCGGCTACGCCAGTTCCATGCTGGAACTCCTCTAAAACTACGGTGGGCATTCCATTTTGCGCTATACCGCCTTCGTCTCCTCTTGTACCCAAAACAGCATTATAAGCAGGAAGTCTATTTGCCTCTAAATCTTCATGACCAACATCAATTCCTGTGTCCATGATGGCCACAACAACCTGAGTGTCTCCTGGCTCTATATCCCATGCGGCACAAGATTCCATCTTGTCGTGATGCCATTGACTGCCTAATAATGGATCATTTGTGCAATTGGCAGCAGGATATCCAATAACGTCCTCAGTAACATAATCAAAAGCTTGAGTTAATTTTAATTCATCTATATATAAATCTACATTTTTTGATTCTGGAACTTCTATTAGGTATTGATCTATTTGAGGTATATAATCTTTAGGTAAGCCCTCTTCTATTTTAAGTAATCCTAAATTTCTTCTATTGTTATATTCTGCCAAAGAAACTGAGCCGTCATTAGATTTAAGTTTTGCAAGAACTCTTCCAGTTTTAGTAAAATCTTGTATATTATTTACGGGCTCTTCTTCTAACTTGGAAGAACTGCTGCTGGAAGAGGAAGAGGAAGAGGAGGAAGAAGAACTTAAAGAAGATGATGCCACGACAGGCAAAGACCATCGCAAGCCCACAATGACCTGTAAGCCGAATGCAGACTTACCATCGCTAATAGCTGCTATAAGTGCACTCGACCCGCCCTCCATTGGCGGCTGATATGTTGATCCCAAATGGAGTACTGACGAATCCCAGCCAGCTATCAAGTTAGCAGCAGGGTTGCCGTCATAAGTTCCCATAGGCGAAACCATGAAAAATCTTCCGTAGCCAGCTGAACTCGCACTCTCCATCATTTCATAAACATGCGAATACAGACTTCCAGAAGCGCCAAAGTCCCAACTGCCAATATCGCTTTCACACTCTTCTATGCCAAAGCCGCACATGGGCATATGAGCAACAGATCTTCCGTCTGGCATATATTTTACTGGCAAGACCCCATATGAGTCTTCTTCACGAATGCTGACGAACGATGTCATAATTGCACCACCTGTACAACTGATGTGTTGTTTATAATCACAAACCTGTTGGCGTTGCTCACAGAAACCGCCAAATTACCAGATTTCAAAAATCTTACAGAAGAAACAGGGCCACCCATGTTCCCAATCGAGTGCAGTGCCCCTGTCGATATCCTGAAAGCATTACCAGTCTGATCAAAAACAAAAATACCACCAGAGTTGGCAGCCAAGTCAACCGCAACCTGGTTGGGGGTGGTGCCGACGAAGACATCTGTCACTCCAACTGGTGATACCGCTGCAATATACATCTTGGATTGGGGATGTTGTAAAGAAACATAATACAAACCTTCAAATTCTGAAATTGCAATTGGTTTAGATAAAACGAACCCCAAGAATACTCTTGAATCAGTGACTCTGTAAAGCCTGAATCCTTCCTGATATGGCTCTACAGAAACTATAGACGATTGCGTAGAAAGTTCAAAAAAATCAGAGTCTTCATTCAATACCTGGACAGTCTTAATGGTGCTCATGATCTCTCTTGGCTTGTTGCAACCTACATCTATGGCTGTCACTGTGACATTCTTTACTCCATCTCCCTCTGATAGTGTGATCACACTGTCCAAGAACGGTTGCCTTGGCTCTCCTTCATAATCTAAAACAACTTGACCGTTATCATACCTAAAAACATTAAACTTACATGAAGAAACAGAAGTGGTTTCATCAAACGCATAAAGCCTAGCAGCAACATCTGTAGATTGGACGTACAGAGCTCCCTGGGCAAGTTCGATGCTAAGATCTGGCCCTATGGTGTCCAATACAAAAGTTCCAGTGTTTCTGACTTTCAATTTTTCTATATTGACTGCAGAAGATATTCTATTTGCAGAGTCTCTCGTATATAGAGATATAGTGCCGTCATCGCAATTTCCAATCCTACTCAGGTCTATGGAATATCTGTCCAAAAGCCTCACTGAGTCCAATATCGGAAATTGATATATACCTAGACTCTGACTCGAAAAGTTTACAAACAATCTCACATGCTTATGTGTCGACTTCATTCTGCCAAGATTGAGTTTGATAAAAAATGGTCCGTTTAATTCTTGGTCTGTTATAGGTTCCAAAACTTCAATCTGATCAAGCTCAAATCCATAAATTGATACTGCTGAACGGTTAAAAGATATTTCAGACCTGAATCCACTCGAAGATACCAATCGCACCCCCACATGCACTGCATCAGAATTCAAATGACTTGGTGGCAACCATGAAAATGAAGTGGAGTTTGCAGGAACCGAAGCGATAAGTATCCATTTTGAATTTTGTGCATCTTTGGTATCAAGATTTGAGGTGGTTAATATTTCAAATGTATAAGAAGCAATTTGAGGAGGCGTCAAAGGCGGTGAAAGCCAAGATATGGCAACGTTCGTGCCATTTATGACACTGCCGCCAACAGGTGTCAAAATGGAGGGGCGAGGCACACTCATGCCTTCCTCCAGTAAGAAGCATCACCGAAGGCGTTCTTTCTATCCTTCGGATCTGAAAATCCTCTGTAGGAAGGCAGGGGACTTTCATCTTCTGTCCTTATATTGTCTCCAAGACCAGCAAAATCTATGCCCTCAGAAACAAGATCAAATCCAGTAAGAGATATATTTACGCATTCGTTTGGAACACTCGGATAAAAAGCAGCAATACCATCAGTAGCAAGAACTCCATCGGATATCAGTGGTTCAAATTCTGCTTTGTAAATTCCAGCGTCGGCATCTTCAGCAGACATAATCGAAGAGAACTTTTTGACACCTCGGGTTACCATGTGAGCCATAATCCTGTCATTATCTGATGCGGCACCCAAAGCCCCTATAGAGCCAAGTTGTATAAGTCTCTTGACGCGGTCAGGCTGAGAAAACTTGAATCTGACCACCAACTTTTCTATTTCTTTTTCTTCACCGACCTCAAGAGCATCTATGTCGTCCGGAGTAGCTGCCTTGCCAGATGGCATCAAAAGAATTTGTGAAGAAATAACGGGGTACCCATTAAACCTAGGAGGATCTACTTCTAGTGTTTCAGCATCATCTTCAGATCCAGGGATCTTTACTTTGATGCTTACCGAGTATGAAGGTGGTCGATAGTTGGCCAACACATTGAGAGTCATGGGTTGACTTCGCCCAAAAAATGTCAGTACTTCTGCAAAAACCTGCTTTTCACCAGATGATGGGCTGAGAACCCAAGGAACCAAAAATTCATCCTTGGCGACAAAAATAGGCCTGAATGCAGAAGCAAGATTGTTGTTTGTTATGGCGGCTTTTTGACCAACCGCTATCCAGTCAGAGAATGCGACATCATTCTCATTCTTAAGCCTCACTGCATATGTGCCAGGAGCTCCTATGATGTTGAGCATTATCATACAATCTTCAACCTCTGCCACAAAACCGTCTTCACCACTCGTGTCTATGAGTCTTGAAATATAATCCTTAGAAACACGCATCTTAAGAAATTCAGAGTCAGAACTTGGAGCCAAGGAAGAATTGAGAACATCTGTCATTCTACACTGGCTAAAGGAAGACTGAGATTCAGGCACCACTGGAACAGACTTACATGCAGAAGAAGAAATGACGCAATCAAGACCGGAGCCATTCATCACGAACGATGTCAAGCCCCCCGTCCAGTCGGAGACTGATCCAAGAGAAAAAGATTCTGGTCTAATTGGCGTTGGCATGGTTGTCAAGAATCATATAAAGGCCTAGAGCCACCCTCGCCGTCAACAGAAGACCACCTTACAGAAGACGAATCGTAGGTCGCGAATCTACACTCCGAACGGAAACCTGAGGGGTCATCTACACTATATGAACTTCCTGCCCTTCCATCCTGCCAAGATATATAGAATAAACCAAAATCAGAGCCAGCAACACTCGGTGTTTTTGCGTCAGAATGGATAGAAGACAAGTATGATATTCTGCCGTCAACCCCCGACCAACTGATAGATCTCGAGAGATACGAAGACGGATCGCACATTATCTCAGCATCACCTGAATCAAGTTGTTCAGTGACTCCTCCGATTTCTGCTTCAACAGATACATAGTACCTGGTGTGAGGCAATATAGAAAGTCTCTGCAATTCGGAAACGCTTGTTGAGCCAACTGTTGAAGAAGCTGAAGACATGTCGGCAAAAGCAGATTGGACACTCGAAGACGGGGAAACTCTAGGTATGAAACTGGCTGATATGGTGTTGCCTGGATAGCACACGACGCCACCAACGGGGAACGATCCTCTGCCTGCGTCCCAATAGGTAGGATAATTTAAAGAATCATACACAGCGATTGGGTTTTGCTTTTCAGCATCAGTGAATATTTTTGCCCTGAAATGAACCAGTTTGTTTTCATTAGTCCTATTTGTGTAAGAGGCTGGAACAGAACATCTTTGCTGCGTGGCAAACGGACAGAATATGTAACCGTTCTTTTCTATAGACTGAGCTTGACCTGCAGCAGTTATAACCCTTATTTGGGTGTACATGGACCCAGATTTCTTTTTTACTCTGAAATCTATGGTGCGAAGATTTGCGCTGAGAGTGATGTATTCGCCATCAGTAAATCTTATAGCCCTTGATCCAGCAGACTCCCATGACGTACCAAGCAGACCAATAACCCCATCGGTAGCAGCCAAGTCTGAAGGAGTGGCTACTATTGCAACTATCGGCGCGGAGAATGTTATTGTCGACTGAACAAATTCTTCCACATCTATCGTGTTCCCATTATAACTGACCTGTGCAGGTATATGTATTACAAAAGATCTGTATTGAGAACCAGATGTAAACCCTGCGATAGAAGTAACGCCAGATGGCAGTGAAAGGTTAGATGTGATCTCCCCGTTGATGAGACTTATGTAGTCTGAAGGTTGCCTGCTTGGGAACGACACGGGAGCAGAGCCGGCGCTTTCCTGCACAACGACAAGCCTGATGCTTGCAGCTGTCACTGTGGGAGTCAACCCGATGAGAACTTCTCGCAGATTTGGCCATGTTTCTGCATCTGAAGAATCTAGTTGCTCCACATTTGGGCCAGATTTTTGGATTATGATGCCAACAGACTCCTGCGAGGTTGCAGAAACCATTGGCTGCAACTCAAGCTCCCATCTGATTACGCCCTGATTTTTTATATCTTGCGGTATTGCATCAAACTGAATTTCGTAATCATTAGATGCATCGAGCGCCTGGCCTTCAGAACTCAATGTGTTTCCATTCAAAAGCCAGCCATTAGGATTTTGCGTTGATTCTGATTGATATAAAAGTTGCGAGCCGTCCTCAAGGTAGAAATTAACGACAAACTTGAATGTTGATGTCTGTGTTGGTCTAACTGTAGCAAAAACCCCACACCTAAAAAACCTGGTTGGTAAATATGGATCGTAAGGATCTGCATCAAAAGTTCTTATGAAACCAATCGCCCTGTCTAGCAGGCAACTGTCAGATACATCTGGATCTTTACTGCTGCTAACCGATGCTGCTATTCTTGAATGATTGCCATTCCTTTCCTGCCAAGCAACAAGCAGGCGACCATCACCATCGGCAGAAATCGACGGAACGTTCGACACACGATCATGCCTAGATATGGTCTGCGAAACCTTCATAGCTTCATCCCAGTCTCTCATCGAACATACATTTATCTGCCATGTGCCTGTTTCGTTACTTTCATAGGCAACGTGTAATTTTGCCAACTTGTCAACAACAATTGCTGGGTCACGCTGAATACCCGCTCCTTGCCCAATCCTAGATACCGACAGACCACCTGTTGTGAAAGCACTACCAAACTGACACACAGAGGGAAGCGCAAATCCATACATTTCATCGACGCTCTGAAGCGTAAACTCATCATTAGAATATTCAGAAGCAACTGCAGATACATGCTCTATGACGATGTTGCTTCTGAATGGATCTTTGTATGTATCCACAATAAGGTCATTTATCTCTGCAGTTTCATCAGGGTTCTTCTGATATTTCAAAACTCGTCTCGACAAGTTAGGAGTTGAAAGGTAAACACGAAAAGGCCCTTGAAAGCAAACTATTGCGGTCGAACCTGCAACATCCCCTTCAGATTCGCCGCCCTGAATTAGCAAACCTTCAGAATCAATAACTTTCAAATCTTCAGATGCAAGATAAGATATGGCAATACATTTTGCGTCCGCAATATCAACATCCGAACTGACTGCATGGTGATCTGACCGCAGATATAATCCTGAGCCTAGCGCCAAGAATGTCCCTGATGGCAGCGATAATGAGAAGCCCCAACTGACAAGTTGTCCGTCTTCCCTGAGAGCTACACAATAATTACTGCCGCAACTCACCGCAACAAATCTACCAGAAGGTAGCGAAGAAAGACCAAACCCGCCAATGGGTTCTTCTCCCAAAAATACAAGGCTACCAGTACCATCCACGCATATGGCAAAAGTAGAGCCTACGGAAATATCTCTCCACGAAGATCCTAGTGATGTAAGATCTGACTGAAAAGCTTCAACCACTGCGTTCTCAAGCTCAGTATTAGGTTCTCCATCTTCATCAGGCTGCGCCAACCTAACAAATCCCTTCAATATGCCTGAATCTGAAATCATCAACATGATCAGTATCGTATTAACACCATCATAATAACTATCAGCAGAATTGGTCACCAATGCAAGACAGCCATTTCCTAGTTCAGATTTAAAGAAATCTATCAATTCACCCGAAGAATCGGTGGCCAAATTGCCAGAAGAGTCCACGTACACACAACCGTTGTCTCCTTCTTGAACTTTAATATTGGCAGCACGCTTCTGATATAGTGGGTGGAGAGCAGAAAGACGCAGACTGCCGACACCAGGAGTCAACTTGACTGACATCCCCATAAAATCATTTGTCGTAACCCTGACGATTTTCGCTTCCTGATCTCCGCCAACAAACAAGAACGGACTGACCATGCCCACTGGGCAAACTAGTGAATCGTCATCCCTGTATGGTTCTATCCGCTTGGCCCGCAAAAATATGGAATATTCAGTAGAGTCAGCAAACACTCCGCTTTGGCTTATAGACCCAATTCCTCCGTGGCCAACTTTGCCTCTGCGTACAGAGTACATCCATGGATATATGTAATCATCAGATTCATAAATCGTTCGATCGAATTCGTAGTCAGAAGACGCGTTTGGCTGAAGAACTACTGCTCTCGATTGATTTTCCTGCCTTGCAAACACAATACCAGAATACATAAAACCTGTTGGTGACGCCAACCAGTCATCAACTGCAGAAAAATTGAAAGCCATATTGATCCAGTCACCTGGATCTGAAGTCGAATTCAAATAGTCTATGTTGCGAGCCTGTTCAAAAGAATTGGCCTGTTGAACAAATCCGCTTGGCATGCTCATGTCAAAAGAACTCAATTGAGAACCATTCGCCATAGACAACCTATTATCCGATATGTCTATGGAGCTGATTCTCACAGCAAATCTGCCTGCTGCCAAACCATTTCTGTAGCCAATGTCGTGATGGCGGAACCAAGATATCGAAGACATAAAAGACCCGAAACACAAATCAAATTGTCTGCGACCATCAGAAACATCCACACGCCAATCGTGAGATATTTGCGGGTCTCCATTCACCATACAAAAAATCATATTTCTGTGCGCCAGCGGGACAAGATCTTCTGCCATCTCTGGTCCTTCAAACCTAAGAGGATCAAGGTGTGCTCTAGATGTTCGTATGGCATGTTCGTGGTCTTTGATGAGCATGGATCCAACAGTGAACCTAAACTGATTGGAAACATCTATGATGTGGCTTGACTCATGAATTTCAAACGCATATGGAACGCCGCCATTCCCAGATGAAGATTCACTAGACACACAATATACAACAATCTTTGCACGACCAGTATATACTGTTCTTACCAGCCCCTCATAATATCTGGAACAAGACCCGCCAGCAGACTCAACTTGATTACACCAGTCTTGCCTGGTTTGCGTATTCCTTGCAAAGAATCTGACTGTCTCAAGCATCACGCCAACAGTGTAATGACAAACCACCCCGTCGACACCATCAGCGGCAGGTCTTGTAAATGTCGATCCAGATGGAGTTCTCCAATACGATCCAACCAGATCAGAACACTGAAGATTGAAGGAACTTGAACCGCCACTTTCTAGGTATCCCAGTCCTGAAGTCTGAACAACCCCACTAGGGTTGTCGTGTATGTCGTTCAATCGCAAACTAGAAAGCAGCGGGATAAAATCTGAAAATTCTCTTGCGCTCTTACCCACGGACATGATGTTGCTATCGAAATTAAATAAACCATCATTTCGAATACTGAAGCCTCTCAAGAAATTCTTAAATTCATCATCCACTGCATCTTCAGAATGATTTCTCAAGAATGCGCCTGTGCCAGGCATCTTTGTATATACAAGTGCGTATTGCCAACTTGTATTCGCAGCAATAGTAAAAATAACACTTCTTGCTGCGTTCGTGACAAGTACTGAAGAATTGAACGTGGTGGACGTACTCAAAACCCTGTTTGAAAGAGCTGCATGACGAGCAAAAACGGTGCTACGAACTGTTTCAACACCGAGTATGTCGGTGGTGAATGTTATAGAATTTGTTAATTGGGTAGAATTCGGTGGTATCGCAATCACATGGACTGCTATGAAATCACCAATCTTAAAACCTGAAAGCTTGTCAGTGTCATTATTCAATGTTCCATTATCAAAGGTTCTACCTTGCTCGTCCCTCGCGAACGGAGAAATCCCATAGAAATCAGTTCTAATTTGCAATCCATCGTCATTAGAAAAAACATCGGATATGACAGGACTTATTCCTATTGCAGAGCCAGACAGTATGTAGCCATCAAATGAAAACGATGGCTGTATGTCAACATCTGCATCAACCATGTAGCCTATAGACTTATGTGTCCCATCAAACTGCCTTCCTGAATCATCAGTGTGGTATGGGATGATTGCACAGCATTTCGATTGAAGCGGACTGTAATCGAGGCATACCAAGTCTGACCTTGGCATTGCCACGGATGCCCCTGCATCTGCAACCTTTATCCACCCCGTCCTGATTGATATAGGGGTATGGGATGCGGCAACAATCAACCTCAATTGGAAAAGAGCTTGAAAAGGAGAAAGAGTTAAGGAGAAATCAAAACTCTTTTTATCTGCAGAGAGTGTGAATTCGCCACCTGAAAAATTTGCCACACCTGCTCTGCTGGGGAATGTTATGCCTGTAGGGCTAAATATGCTGTCAGTTAGAGACATCTCATCCGTCTGTCCTGCTATTGATAGTATGGCTCCATTGAAAGATATGCTGCCACTGTATATATGATTTGTAGTATTGCCAGATGGGTCTATATGGAGGATGACAGTCTCGACCAAGTCTCCCTCGAAGACTCCAGCAAAGTCTGCTTGGGATCCATCCATTTCACGCACATTGCTCATAAAAGAACTTGAGTTACCTTCGTTAAACTGAATGCTTAATGGACAGGTTCCCAAGAACTCTCTTTTTATATATGCGGAAGAAGATGGTATAACCCCCCGCAAAAAGTTTGAAGAGTTGAACGGCAACTCCAAAATTCCCTCTGAATACTCGAGCGACAGCACAGATGAAACACGTTTTGCTGGAGCAACAACAGGACTTGTATCTAGAGAGGATGATCTGCAGAAATCGGCGACAAGCATTTTAGAAGAAAAGATGGGCGAATCTGGACCTATAGTGGCATACGCAACAAAGGTTCCATTTCCGACATCTCGCTCCCAAACTATATGCATGTTTCCATATCTGTCGTCAAACACGCGTGGGTGCCTATTATCTCCGCTGTACGTCAACTGCATCCAAGATCCATTGCTCGCTTGCTCCTGGCTCGTTGGGAGCTCAGAATACATAAACAATTGGTTAAGGCCATCAACTTGACTTTGACACACAACGCGACAAGATGAAGATATGGCAGGATAAACACAGGATACAAGCTGACCAAGATTGTCTTCGCGAACATTCAAAGAAATTTCCGACACAGAGGCTGATTGACTTTCTGATCCTGACAAGAACGCAACATGAACGCACGGGATGTCATCGGAAATGACCAAGCCGCCTGGCCTGTTGATACCAGGACAAGCCTGAAGCTTCACCGAGTCTATATCAGACTTGACGTACGAGAATACGGTACCCCTGAAGGGGCCACTCAAGAATACGAGTGTGCCAATGTCGCTAACGCCATGCGCAGAGAGATCTTTTATAGTAGTGCATCTGAAAGTGGCTGAGGCCCCACTGAACTGCTGAACGGTTATAGCATTGCCGCCCAAACTGCTGAGAACCTGTCCGGCTAGAAGAGAGAATTTTGACTCAGAATATACATCTAGTCTGTCATCAATAATCTCTGCGTAAATACCCGAGGATTTCAACGCGATGTCTTCGTTTATCTGGTTTGCAAGTGACTGCAAGGCAGAAGAAGACCATGTTGCGCTGAGAGATATCTCCTGACCGCCGGCTAGTCTTATAACTATAGCGGCGACTCCAGATGGAGACGACTTTGGATGCACGGAATGCGTGAAGGCGGGAGGTTTAACAATCAGTCCACGCCCGATTGCCGACGGCATCACTTTGGCGACAGAAGAGGAGCTTGCCACAAAAACCCTTGTAACAGGTATGACCTGCCTCACCGAGACATCGCAATCGCCATCCTGCGAAGGTGTTTCCACATACGGCTTGCAGTATGAAACCCAAGCACCATGATTGAAGGCATTCAAGCCCCTATCATCCGAATCATAGGGAGGGAAAAGAGATGAATTAGACTGAGACTTCGGATCGAAGAATTTTGCAGCAACCGACACATGATCGATGAGGTTACACCCACCAGATATGGACTCAAACTTTTTGCTGAAACCCTCTCCAACACTGATGTATTGTGAGTCTAGATGGGTAAGTTCTTGTTCTGTCTCAGACCCATAAGGGTCATACAGTGGACCAACAAGTGCCAGATCAGAGCAAGGTGCCTCTTGAGATATGAATCTGAGACCATGGTCTGGAGATGATGTTGGATCAAGAACCACACAACCAGGCCTTGCTGGATCATTGGTAGCGGCAAGCGTCCTCAACACAGAAGGTACAAAATGCACATCTGATCCACCGTAAGACCAATTTTCCTCATTATCAGATATGTTGATCGGAACACGAACCAATGAATGTGCCGACATCTGATCTTGTGAGAAAATTTGGTTGGCTGTAAACTTTAGTACAGATCTACCCTTCTTGTTGGTGCGACCTGCATATTTCTTGTCTCCTATGCCTATCCTAAACGACGACGATGGAGGCCCATCAACAACAATATTACACCTGTCGCCGTGCGCCACAAATTCCGGAGAAGCATGCACATGAAAATTCTTACTCTTGCCTGACTTGGGTCTCTTGACGAGAGCCGCACATATGGCTTCAGATCCAAAACCGTCCTCCACATGACAGAATATGGCAAAATCGTCACTAGTTGGACGAACCCTAACTGCTCCAACAACAGACCCTGACTCTGCAGAGGACCTGTGATGCCACTTCTTGCCACCATCGGTTGAGACTGGCAAAGATCCACCACGAGAGGCGTCTTCTATGGAGAATTTGCAACCGATTGCGCCATCAAGATCCAAATTGAAATGAACTTCCCTGCCACCATGGGAAGATTTCACATCAGTGATGTGGAGTTTAGGCTGTTTCATTTTCTGGTCAAAGCCTCCGACATCTGATTTCTAACCGAAGAGATCGAAAACATTTCCTCGGCCCTTTTTTTTGCATTTTTTGCCTTTTTGGATGCGATGTCATAGTATTTTTCAACAGCTTCAACAACTGCCCTCCTCACAGACTCCGATGTAATCACTGGCCAATACTTTGATGAGAATTGTGGATATCCATCCATAGAAGCCTGCTCCAAACCAGATGGTTCTATGACAAGGCCGCAGGAATCGTCAAAAAAGTCAGAAATTCCACCAGACTGTGTGCTCAGGATGGGTACCCCCGCCGCCATGGCCTGGGCAACAGGTAGGCAAAAGCCCTCACCCCTTGACGCACACAGGAAGGCGTGGCAAGACGAATACAGCCCTGCCATGCTCCTTTCCGTCAACTCCCCCTCAACAATCATGAAATGCTTCCTGAGAGATTCAGGCACGATCCTGACCACCTCCGCACGTGCGGCATGGGGTCGATCTGTCTTGATAAACAGACGAACTTGATGCCCGGTAGACATGGCCATAGAACACCCAAGAATTAGCGAAGACCAATTTTTCCTAGCCTTCCATGTACCCACAGACAGTATGACAAAATCGCCACCATCATAGCCCTTGGGAGAGGCGTGAAAATATGGATCCCCAACCATGTGATATATAACAGATGATGGTTTTTTTACCCCGGCTTTTTCAAATACTGATTTACAAAACTTGCTTGGATACCAAACATGAGAACATTTTGAGTTTATAGTTTTTATCCAATCTGCAGGTGGGTTTTCGCATTCAAATGTGCATATCCCAACCGTCATCTCCGAGCCATGAGCGAGACCGTTCCACCTTGGCGGTATGGAATGCCATATGCCGACTTGGGCGACTCCAGAAAAATCATTCTGAAGGGCTTGAGTGTCGTCATGCGACATCCATGACTGGTTGATGCTAGGATGCATGCTTCTGACTCTAACTTGATGACCGCAAGACCTGAGCACATGCAAATAGCCAAGGGCGGCATGCCCAAACCCAGTGTTGTTTATAAAACAGGAATATTCTACCTTGCGCATCTCATGTGCTGATCATCGTCAGTCCAGGGCCGGTTTCTCGAGCATCGTGGATAACCCCAAAACTTCCATTAGAAAGGTTTCCTACAACCTGTCCAGAAGATTCCACCCTAACAATGCGACCAGCACTTGAACCTATGGCGCTTTCAGCCACAAGAAAAAGACCATCAGAAGTCACGGAAACATCAGAGGCATACAAACCATCAGGGCATGTGTACTGGAATGCCCTAGTCCCGTCAGACTCATTCACCACAACCACCCTACCCCTATAACTCGCGTGCTTGGCAAGTGCCTGACCGACGAACGCATCAACCTCCCAAGAGTTTATCGGCGGTGCTGTTCCTGACTGAAAATCCACACCAGAAAGCAGAAGTCTGCCGTCATCGAATACAACCGCGCTACCAAGAGTAAAATCAGAAACAGCAAAACTTGTGGCCCCACCAAACGCAAAAACTCCAGCCCAGTCTGACTTTCTCAGTTTGACAACGGTAGGAACAGTGGGCTGCTGGGTGTCTCCTTCATCGATCTCCTCGTCAATAACCGTCACTCTCAACTCTATACTGGCAGGAGAAAAATTAGTCTCAATAAGGCTGCCATTAGACTCCTGCTCAATACGAATACGCAATCTGAGAACATAGGTGGTTCCAACCATCGCCTCACCGTCCCCACCAGGGGTGATGGTCGCTACAGCACTGTAGGCACGATCTTGACCCACTGCGACAGTGCCAGAAAAAGGCGGATTACCCTGGAGAACGGGAGCGATGTGACCAGGTTTTGTTGGATCATTAAGGAAGGAAACCACGTATGGATTTCCATCAGGATCTTGTGAATTGTTATCTTGGAATCGATATGAAACCCTGAATTCGAGAGCATTCTCTTGGGCCGCTATATTGAGGAAATATTCGTCTGAGTCTGGACGCAGACCAGCACGTATTCTATCAAAATTAATTGTACTGTTACAAATAAGCCAATGATCTCCCACATCCTCAGCAGATACAGGATGGTACACTGAATTTAGGTAGGTGAAATCACCCACAAACAGCCTGAGACCATTGAGAGTGTAATTCGCAGCAAGCAGAGAAGAATTGGTATATGATGTTCTTCCAACTACAGACGGTTCCAATCTGCAGAAAATTTGCAAACCTTCATCTCTTCCCTGAGTGGCCAGAAGCACTTTGTCGGCAGACAATTTTATCTGAAACACATTAGGTGGCCTGCCAGCAGTGACCACCTCATCAAGAGCGTTGCCACTAACAGAGTTTGAGCCCACAACGAGCGTGAACTTGGTCTTATCCGCGTTTCCTTCAAAAGTTACATCATCAGAAAAAACCATCTGCAAAATTCTGGTATAAGGATTGAGAACGGCACACAATGGGACAAACTGACCTCCGGTGGGAAGGGGCTCTGCGTTGCCGACCCCTCTCACAAATTTTGCGTCTCTAGATATCTGAAGAACTCTATTATTGTATGTATCAGACACTATATAGCCCTTATATGAAGTTCTCGATATTGAACTGACCTGATCGAAGCCAATGGTGGGAAGCCCGTTGGCAGACCACACGCTAGACGGTCTTGAAGACTGGGCAGGAGATATTGGCAAATCAGCACCCATGTATCCAAACTCTGAGACAAAATCTTCCTTTAGTTGCTGTATCGAGTCGTTTGATGCATAAAAAATCTTGCCGATGTCCAACGGCGGCTTTATGCGAACACCAGAAGAACCCGAGGCGAAGTCAACAATTTCCGCGTTGCTCAATGTGCATAAATTCCACTGATCTCTACGAGAAAATACAAATCCAGATTCTTCTCCGGTGGTTTTCATCAATATGGAAAAATCCTTGAGAACCGGAGCAGCAGAACGATCACTCGTAGCCCTCAAAGACACCTCGATATCCACTATGGTTGCAGACACATTCAACAACTCTCCACTCTGCGGCAGTGGCCCCTCAAAAAGGGAAGCATCCACATCTGCAGCTGAATTGCCATATCTATATCGCAATTCAATAGCAGAAGTGTTTGGGATATTGCCAGGATTCCATTCTATCGCATGAAGAATAAATGGCGAATTTGTAACATACCTATAACGTGCAAAACCTGTTGGCTGAAAAAATACTTCGGTCGTGGCTATGGTGGATGTTCGCACGTCGTCAATGTTGAAAGAAAAATCAACTGATCCATCTTCTATCTCAAACACCATTGAAGTTATTGCTCCACGCTCAAATGGAGTGAGGTCGTATTCAATCAACTTAAAATTATCCATGTCGGGATCTGGATTGGTAGTGACCTCGTTTGCAATGAGAACTATTTGTTTTGCAGTCGTGGTGCTTGTGGTGCCCTGATTGACTAAATAAAAAGAAACTGCAGGGTGGACATCTGCTATACACCTAATATACATGAACAGTTTGTTGAAATTGCTCCAGTTGTTAGTGCTTGATATTATCTTACGGAATATGACCTTGCTTTTAACCCCAGAACGCAATTTAGCCGACTTGACCCCATCAGTCTGTACAGAAACATCGCCACTAATGCCAATAGTACTAGCTGCTGTCTCAACTGCAAAAGAAAAACCAGGAACTCCAGAATCAGCGCCATTTTCAAAACTATCCGCGAACAAAACAGTCTCTTCGTTTATAGTTGATGTGAGCGTGATGCCAGAATCTTCTCCGGCTAGCACCAGTGTGTTCTGGTGGGCGTAGTGAGACTTCAATTCACCTTCGGTGTCAAAGGTGATAGCATTTAAGATTCCTGCTGTCTGCTTTTTACCTGCTATACAGCCACTACCAGGTGAGTAGGCTGCAGTTGTGGCTCCAAAATCCACAATACTGTCGGTGACTGTGCCGGGCACGTAAGTGATCGTGTTGACATGGTGGTCAGCGTGGTTGGGGTGAGATTTTCTGAAAGCAATGTTCTGCTGAAGTTGATTGACCGCAGTGACCTCACCAAGCAAAACCCTATCTCTTGTTTGCAGAGACCTCGCCAAGGATTCCAGTCCAGCATGACTGAGAGTTCCTGCATTCTGCAACTCAGAATGTTTCATCCTTGGCATGCGCTCATAGGCCAACTGACCAGATGCTATCTGCTCGGCATCCAAGTCTCCCACTCTGGCTCCTGGAAGAAAATTCTTAACCTCCCTGAGAAGATCGATCCTTGAAGGAGAGCCACGATGCTTGTGCTTGGCTATCTCAGAAAGCACGAGAGACCGAAATGATATTTGCTGCTTGACAGAATTGTCAATCTGATTGATGACGCTAGCCCCGGATGTAACTTTGGCTAGCCTTATGGCGTTCGGCAGATTGTATATCGGAGACCAAAATATTAAACCATTGCTTGGACCAAATCCTGGAACAACCCGCAGAAAAACATAAACGGTGTCGCCGGAAGGCAGCCCAGACAACTGGGCGGGACTTTCTATGTATACGGCTCTACCTTGGACGAAAGCCACGCCTGGAGACACATATACATTCATACCGCCTTGAGAACTGATGGCTGTGGTAACTGACATTCCTGAAACCACTCCATCCCCGAAAAGGGAGTACATACCAAAGATCTGCCTGTCAATGGTGAGAAATCTTTCCTGCTCCAAACGGACACTGACAGCCGCGTCTAACCTGTCGCGGAAGTCAAAATATCCTAGGCCGTAATATGGAGTCCTGCCTGCCACTTTTACCTCGACACGGTGCCGTTTCTGACTCCGACCCTTGCCTCACCTGCTGAATTTATAGAAGATAATGGGGTTAGACTCGTGCCTAGGATGCCATCATTCAGATTTTTAACAACATCATTCCCTTGAGTTTTTCCTATTTCTTCTAGAACAACAGCACGTATGGCTTGCATCATATGCCTGCCTGCGTCATTGATTTTTTCATTCATGATTGCCTCCTCAATTGTTTCAATTTTTTGGGACTATAACCTACAACATTTTAAGGTGTCGCTCAGACAACATTATCTCCCGTTTCATCACTTACAGAACCGTCTCTATTAACCTGCCACCTGGCAGTTTCATTCAGCCTTACTGTCTCGCCAGGTATAAAGTATAAGCCTGTGATAGTAGTTTCCCACTTGTTGTCAGCAGCAGTAAGATTGTTTTTAACCTCGCCAATTAGTAATCTTATTGGCCCAGCGGAACCGAACCCATTGAATTCTATAACCTGCATCGGACGCAAACCAGTTCTCCCTGGAACAGTAAATGTTATCTCAACTGGAGCATTGAACATCTTTGAGTATCTTGACAGCTGGCCTTCCAAGGTGTCTTTAGACCCAAAAACACTCTGGGATTGGAAAAACATCTTCTTATAACCGATGAAACTTGGGCTAGCTGGGTCAACTATGGAGTTTTTGTTGAGGTGGCCAGCAATCATCTTAGACATATCTGGAGTGGATGATATCAAGCGTATTTCGTTCACAACATCCTTGGTCAATCGCTTGAAAGAATAACTGCTACCACTTACAACATTCCACCATTTGTAGGCATTTGATCCAACGATCGGGGCATTAAAACTATCAGGCGATCCACCGCTTGCCCCAGGAATGTCTGATGGAACCTCTGCAGATGCTTGATTGATAGTTGAAGGCACTCCCGATCCAAATGTCAATTTTGTGTCGTTGGGAGACCAACTGAAGTAATCCACTGGCATTATCTGTGGGAAACCTTGAGCCCGTTGAGTAGCCCTGTCAACCTGCTGCATCTCAGCCTCATCAACAGGTACATCAAAGTGAAATACGCCGTTGGCATCAAAAAACATAGTTTTGCCCATCATTTTTGCGATTCTTACCAAGATGGACATGTAAGGGTCAGACACCGCAGGCTTAAACATCGGGGAATTGAGGGTTGCATACTTGCCGGGAAGAACAGTGTCATTCCATATAACCTGTTCATCTCCAAATTGAACAACACGATAGTCACTTTGTGGCTTGATGGATGCAAGTTCTTTTATTAGCCTTCCAGGATTTGTTAGAGATGCTCCAGAACTAGCACTGGTACCAGCGCTTGCACTGTCGTTGCCGTTTTCAGATGAGGAATTTCCCCCACCAAGCTTGAACCCAGCTTGACATATCACATCTAGCACTGCGTTGTAGTCTCGCATGGCATCATAGTATGGAGCATTCAACCACCGCATGTGCTCAAGCACCATGGAGTAGTCTCGCAAATTGCATGTCATAATAATTTTGGTTGGCTCAGTCTGAAAACTTACATCATTACATATGCCAGTGAAAAGAGCTTGTCTTGATTTTTGGACTGCTCCAGATGCAGGAGTAACGTACATCGATCCGTCAAAGTACCCCGCTCCATCACGCCATGCATAAACGGTAACATAGAAATACCGATCTTGCAAAGAGGCCAGATAATCACTCTTGTCTGCTTGGCTGTCATTTGTATTTTGCCCTCCAACACCGCTGTTGACAGGGTACTGCTGACCAGTTACAGAAACTGGTTTTATTGATTCAAAGTTACCCTGAGCCTCACCCTTGGTGAGATACAACGTCATGCTTCCTTGGTGATTGATCTTATGTCGCTCCTCTCGAGTCCAGGTATCTTCAAACGAAATGACATGATTTGTGATATCAATAGGCTCTGAAGTCCACCTATCTGACTCATCTTCTTTGATAAAAACTGTAAAACTTGTACATAGTGGTCTAAGGCAGTTTTCTATGATGTACGACTTATCCCCGCCTAACAACTCCAAAGATCCAGACTTCAATGTGATTGATGGTGTAATATTTATTGAAGTTGGGTTATTCGTGTTTACCGAACCTTTATAGCTAGCCTGTATGACAGAAGGACTAGAAACCTGAAAACCTGCGTATGAAGATGCATGAGAGGATGTTACTCCATGGGTATCTCCAGGAATTGTCTTGCGGACATCTGTAGAAAACTTGTCAGAAGTAAAACTTTTCTCATTGCTGCCTATAACTTCTTTGAGTTCTAGACACGACTGAAACCAATAAGAAGGCTCCTCACCAGCAAATCCAACAGCAGTGCCATTCTCAATATCTTCAGCATTTTTTGTGGCGTCTCGAGACCCCTTGGATCTCAGCAGTATGCTTATGGCAGACTTGTCCAATACCGAGGGTGGTGGAAAAGACTGTTCACTCGATGTTTCACTAGGTGGATAGGCTACATCATGAGCAGTAACGGGAAACTGCGTGGTTAAACTTACAGAAGGGACATACTGTAGTGGGCTAAAATTAAATGCGCCACGATAATTTCCCATATGAACCCTAATTACCCCAGACAATTTGATGGGGGAAAAATACTGGTTGCTTGCAGGCTTATTTTCTGCATCTAAAGCCTGAAGTTGACTCTCTGTCAACATTTGTTTCATTGCCATTGCCCGTATATGGTCGGGCCATCTGTTTCTTTCAATCACTAGGGGTTCGTTGCCATCGATTGATATTTGCAGGCGACCAAAATAATGCTGCACACTTATTTCGAATGCGTCCATTGTGAGAACAGATGCACCGCTCTTGTTCATGGTTGCAAGCAATCGAGAATGCTCTTTGCCGCCGCGCAAAACTGTCGTCGTCTGCTGACTGCCTGTAGTAAGAGCACTAACCCATTCAGGATCTTCAGTCACCTCATATACAGACACTTTAGATTCATGAGTTATGCATATAAAAAATCTGTTTTCTTTGCCACCATCTACTTCAATAATGATGTATGGCTGTTCAGCAAGGTAGTTTTTTTCCGCATCGGCTGGTATGATAAAACCTGGAGGAATCGTTGAGGACTCCGAAGAAGACGTGATCGTCGTCGCAGTCCTGTAAACAGGACGAGCCACCCCGAAATTCCTCTCAACTGTAGCAGCATCAGATATCGTATTGTCAGCAACAATACTAGGAGACGTAGATACACTGTGTGTCGTGTTCCCATCTGTATCATCATAATCAATATAAAGAGGGTCAAGGTAACAGTAGTCATGTCTCATCAAGAAGGCGCCTGTCACAACTTTTTCAGTGCTTCCACCATCAGTTTTTACCGTGTCCAAACTAACCTTAGGAAATTGCGGAGTCGTGTTGTGAAACTTGAAAGAAAAATCTAGACCGGCGAAAAGATCCGTAACCTTCTCGTAGCTCACGTGCATGCCGGGATTCAAGTTTGAGTATGTTGAAGAGGTAGGCACCGTATTTCTCTGAATGTCTCCAATTTTCTGAGCGAGGCGCGAGCCTCTAAGAAACATCCAAGAGGTTCTTATGCCTTCGCCTAATTTCTCGAATAAGTTACCTACAAAAGATGTATCTAATTGCACGTATGGCAATTCGGAGGCAAGTGGCTGATCTGCACTAACAGAAACCTCTTCGCCGGGCATGCGATTTTGACTCTTTTTGGGGGGCTCGGTCACACTCCTCGTTCTGCTCACAGGAATCAAGTCTTCCAGGGGAGATCTCGCGTTTTCTCCTTGCTGATAAGATGATCTGCTTAATTCCTCTACACTTTGCTTATTAATCAGGTCAGTGAACAACCCGGGAGCATGAATGAACAATTGGTGCATGAAAAGGCTTTCATTGTCTGATCTGACGCTTGCTGCTATTTCATTAATGCCCTCAACATCTATGCTCGGATTTGCTTGGTCCGATGAAGAAACAAACACCCGCTCAGCAAAGCAGGTTGAAAAGCGACCATACTGCGCACGTTTCAATGTGACACCAACAGATGAGCCCATATCTATTGTTTCAACATCATCTATCTGGCTCGCATTCAAGAACTGAATGTTGTTCTTGGTAAACAAGAATTCGTGCACCTGCCTGACACGCTTTGAAAATGGGCATCTACCAGACTCAAAAAGCATAACCTGTATTCTGACAGTACCAAGAGCCGCTACTGAGCCACCGGATACCTCCCCACCCACCCTGAGGTCATAGAGGTTTCTACTGAGAATCGTACCTTCGCCAAGATTACTGCGTGAGTTGGGCATCGAGAATTAGCCTGTCTCCAATTAGAAATCCGCCACGCACAGAGTCACTAGCGGTATAATAAAGCCTAAACATGCCATTTTGAAGAGGAACGATTGTTGGCATAGATCCACCCAAGTCGACACCCAGATTTTGTTGAAGCTTGCTTGGCTCTCCAGCATATGTTTTGTCCAACCTTACAAACGACCTCCCCGTAAGGAGTTCTTCTGATATCTCAGAAGGTAAGGGTCCAAGAATATAAAATGGCCTCATGAACTTTCTGTCCTCTGACGACAACCAAGCAGTAGTGAATATTTTTGAAGCCTCAGCAGACCTACCAATTATGGAAACACAGGGCACACGCTGGCCAAAAAGACATCCTCCGACATTATAGATTATCAAAACGAAGTCTCCAAATTTGTCTACACACATAGCCACATTATCTATGGGCAGCGTATCTCCTAAAGATGCAGAAACATTCTCAAAATCGTAAACGCTATCTGCGTCATCTATTTTATACTTAATTGGTCTGATTGAAAACGCATATTCTCTGAAAGCTGGGGACCATGTCTTACCACAATCAGAACTTAGGAATGCATATGCTGAACCATCGTTTATCATCATGCAGAACAAACTGCCGTTAGGCATCACCTCAAATGCGTATGGCCCAATAGGATCAAAATCAAATCTACCCGATGTACCAACACACAGTTTGGGGCTTTCTCCGAATGATGTGGATATTCTTGGATAGAAAGTCTTTTTGGACAATTCGCTCGACGAAATACCAGAAGAACTTGTGAACCGCCCGCTTGTCAAGATTTTAAAATTGGCTGCCTCTTCCTTGTATTCTTCGTTATTCTCAAAATTAGCATAAACCACGTGGCAAGGTGCCAATCTAACTTTCATCATTCCAAGATTTATCTTAACATCAGTTTGATTCTGAGAAAATCCATTACTCTTGTATGGTTCTTCTGAAATCGCATACACAAAATCTCTCAAGCCGTTTGCGAATCCAACCCTAAACTTACTTTTTGGCATCGACTTCGGCAGTCGACACAAATCAGTATTCATGTCAGAATCATCTATTCTCTTACACAGCAACATGCCGTCTTTTTTGAACATGCAGTACGTGCAGAATGCACGATGATCTGATTTTGCTATGATATCGCTGCATGTCTCATTGATGAAGCCCTGCATTACATGCGTCATGAGATTCCAGCGCAAATCGCCATCACAAGACATATAACAACTCAAACCAAAGGCGTCATCCTGCGATGCAAAATACATACCGGAACAGCCATATGAGTCTACGAATGGAGACGCACTCGTCATCTCAGGATACCACATGTCAGACTTTGATTTTTCTATCCACCTCACCTTTGCGGTTGCGGCGATTGGTCCAGAAATAGGAGATGAAGAAGATATGATTAAGTTCATAGATGAGCCGTAATGCGGACCACGCATTTTGACCATGCCGAAATCGTCCACCTTGTACCAAAGCATAGTCTTGCTACCGCTTGGCGGATAGAAAGAACCCGAAGATGACAAAAATGAATCATCTATGCATGCAGAGAGGAACATGTTCTTCAGTTGTTCTTTAGATTGACCTGTTATATGCACATCAATTCCGGCTATATAGTGATCTTCATTGGACGGAATGAATGCTGACGCCCCATCTCCGTTGACTGAAAATGATATGGGATAATCATCTTCAACAAACTTTGGGATGTTGCTCGGCTGCTCACGGAATGCATCAGTTTGATTGACAACTGCCTTGAAACCAGGATAAACAGCTGGTACTATGTCAAAAGGAGGGCCAAAAGCGGCTTTCGAACCTATCGGATTGGCAAGGTTGGTGAATTTTTTTTCTCGCCACTTGAGAGAGTCATCATCAATACGATCATTGATAAACGAACATGCCGAAGCAACCCTTTGAGTTTGCATGGAGTCAATCGGCATGAGCGCAAAGTTCTGGTCGTCCCTCACCGTCAAAATACCTCTCCTGTTCTGCCAATCCATCGCAGAACGCATACCCTCAAAAGTCCCCTCTGTCAAAACATAAACATTACCAAGTTGTTCTTCTGGACCCATGTTTTCTATACTAATCCTGCCAGTTCTAGATAGATTTATATTGGTCAAACGTCCAGCCGTTCTGAGAGAATTTATTGATGCTTCACCAGTCGTTGGATCGACAGCAGATGCACCATAGGACACTGTGGGTATTGTCATGGTCGTCCGAGTGTCAAATTCTGCCAGCGACAAATCTGGAAAACCAACATCTCCATATGTCGGAATGCTTCCAACTCTTATCTGAGTGCTGGAGTATGGCTCAAAAAAATCAAGCCTTGGTATACCAATCCCAGCGCTTATGCCATCAGATTCGTATTTCGTTGCCTTCTGTATTGCCAGTGCAAGATTTTTGTGATACGGGATCTTGAGGTCGTCTGGAAGGCAACTGTTGCAGGCTTCCGATATGTCAAAATACATATTTCCTTCTGCCATCTCATCAATAGATAATGGAGGAATGCCTGAGAGATTGGCGCTGAACCAATCAGAGTTCAGAGAGGAGGGATAGAACAGAAGCGTTGGCTCGTTTAGTGGAGACATGAAATGTATTCCCAATCTGTCTCCAAAGAAGAAACCTCTTGGGAAGTCAAATTTTCTGAATGTCGGCAACCTTGTCAGTATTCTTGATATACGTGGCCATTCAACGCTTATTGGAGATCCCACGATGGGCTCCACAAAGTCCGCCGAATCAGTTGAACCACCAGGAGGATCAAGTGGGTTACCAAAACCAGGACGACCAGTGTCAATATTTATCGATTGTCTTACCCTGGTGCAAATATCATCAAAGTTTTCATCTGATGCAAGATAAGAGTCATATGAACTTGAGCCTAGTTCAACACACTTAAGATAACCAAGATAAGAAAAAGATTTTCCTTCAGTTCCAACAGACGACAAGGAGGTTAGCTTACCCTCATATCTGTAAGTAATATCCGTTCCTGATGCCGATGCTAAAGATCTCCATGTACACAACTCCCCAAAAGCGTCCACCTCGCGAACAATAGTTCTACATGGAGCAAAATGATACACTCCACTTTTGGGAGGGAATAACGTGAGACCAAAACCTCCCATTATAGAAGTACTTTGCTGTACCACGCCTCGGTCTAGGTGAACCCTCCTTGCAAGAACCTTTTCCGCAGCTTGATATGTGATATATACTGAATTGTAGTACTTATCAGTTGATATGAAATTTGTTTCAGTGCCATCTGGCGCACCTGACCCGCCGCCTGCGTTCGAACCCATCGACGCTGTTATTGCAGGAAAAAACACAACAAGATAGCGCTTGGTTGGGTCTACATCCTCATTCACTGCAAAAAGAGGCGTGTGGCCAGCATCGAGACCTCCACCTGATGTTTCTGTGCTTGTCAATTGCACGCTGCTCATGGCTTTGCCACCAGCCATGATATATTTTTTCAATTTAACACCAGATATGTATGCAAAATTCAGAGGCATGGCTTCCTCCACGACTGAAGCCGGCACTCCATTCCTAGGGTCTTCAGAATTAGCGCCTTCAACCAACCCCTTGCCAATATATTGAATTGAAGCTCCGAAGTTGACTGGCTTCCATGTCACACACAAGACAGAGGCGTACCCATCTGGTATCTTGATAATGAGCGCTTTTCCTTGCCCACTTGCAAACATAGGCCAATTTGCCACTCCGTCTGAAAATTCTTCTTGACCCCTGCGTATCATCACGCCATGTGAGATTTCACTTCCAGATGGAGCAAAATCAAAAATACTGTTAATTCCAATTTGCCTGTTTACTTGGGTTCCACCATTATGTATAAAATACCCGTATTTGTAGGAGAACATTTTAAGGTTGACATGGCTTATGCCGGCTGCCAGTCCGAGCGCATTAAGAGCGCTCTGAACACCGACACCAAGTGAAGCGAGTGGTTCTAAAAGATCCGCAGCCTGCAACTGAAGATTTATTATAGACTGTATCTGTATCTGTATGGTATCAGATGGCAACATTCTGATACGAGCACCAACAAAATATGGTACATCAAATACAGGGCCAAATAGAGAACTAATCGTCAAATCATCAGACGGGCCACCATATGATGGAACAACATAAAAAACCACAGTCTGACCTCTTTTGACTGCTTTGCTTGTTGAAAATTGTGAGCCAGCCTCTGCTTCAGTTGGATCTTCTTTCATGATTCTGACTGAAAGACCAACTCTACGCAAAGTGCCCTGAAGAAGATCTGGAACTCCGTTCCTGTAGTAATACCATCCATATTCAAAGTACATTTTGATTACACGAGAATCTATGCCCTGATTGATCATGCTATCCGTAAGATCTTCTACACTCGTCTGCAATTCGATTTTAAAACCATCGAATGTACGCTCTGATCCGGATGCCGAAACAACCTTGGTAGATGCAACTGCAGACATTCCTATAGATGGAGCAAATGAAGGTATTTCTGAAGGCTTTGGCGGAGGCGTGCCCACCGTGGGTATGCTACCCTTGGCCAAAACTTGAGAGTGGTCAAGAGCGAGTATGCCAGACGGCAAGCCGCCCAAGCCTATAGCACTCATGCATTCACCGCAGCCTTCATGGCCGTGGCAAATCCGTCAATTATGGCTGGAACGATCTGTTCCTTGGCCATGGCGGCAACTTGGCTAGATATGCTAGCAACAACACTATCATCAAGACGAAGTTGGCCAGTCGATGCAGACGTACCAGCCACAGACGATGTTGCTGCAGCAGCAGGAGTTGCCGCAGGAGGCGCGCCTCCCACAGACCCAGCAGCACCCCCGGCTGCTGCAGCCTGATCCATGGCGGCTCCCAATCTGTCTGCATTTAGGCTTGCAACATCGCCAGTTGCCCTGCCAGCTATCTGTTTGAGATAATCAGTAATTTCAGGTATTTGACTGCTAACCAACTCGTTGGTGTAACTAGCCATCTCCTGAGACCATTCACCAGCCTGTAAGCCGCCTGCGCCAAAAGTGGATATCCCTGCCCCTCGTCCGTCGGCTGCGCCTGTTCGCAGACTGGTGGGCATGTCTTTTGCAGTCCTGAGAAGAGTTCCTAGGTTTTTCTCTTGGTCAACAACAATTTCCGCAAATACTCCAGCTCCTTCCATCATGGAGCTCAGGGCATCTAGATAACCCTCCCTGATCTGCTTGGTCATTTGAAGTTGCTGCTGGATCAGACCGAGACGCTTGGTGTCAGCTTCGTTAAGTTTCTTTTCAGCATCAGCAGCTGCTGCCTTGTTTGCCGTGATTGCTTTATCTGCCTGTTCTATTTTTGTCTGATCGCCCTTGGCTTGAGCCTCGGCAAGCCTCTGCTCAGCCTCTGCGGCTTTGTTGACAAAATCTTGCTGCCGCCGAGTGAGTTCTGCCATTTCATTTTCAATAGTTGAGACCTGCTCGCCCATCTTCTGAACGGCAGCGGCACGCATCTCAGCACTGGCCCCAATTCCACTCGCCACACTGTCTATCATGGATAGTTGAGCCTCAATCTGAGAAATTTCTGACTGCCTCATGTCAGATTCAGCCTTGAACCTAGCAATGCTAGCCTCCAAAATCTTCGTGTTGTTGCCCGTCATAGTTTTAGTGACATCATTAGATGCGCTTATTTGTTTTTCACGCGCCTCCTCAGTCATTTTCTCAACCTGATCATAATTACCATCCCTGATGGCATCTGCAGTCGCCTGCGCATCCTTTTTGGCAGCATCTAGCTGCTTCTGCAATTCGGCTCTCTTATCTTCATCATTTTCAGCATCAATCAGCTTTTTGGCTTCGGCGGCCTGTGCCTCATATCCGGACAAAAGTTCTTGTGCGGCTTTTTCTCGCTCTGCAGGATTTATATTTTTCGATGCTTGCACCCCCCTCTGTATCAATTCAAATCTTGTTGTTTCTATTTCCAAGATCGCCTGCTTGCTCTTCAACTCCCTATCCATGCTTTCTTTCATCTGCGCAACAAACGCAGAATCATTGGCGGACTGATCTCCTATGTCTGCACCTGTTCCAGCAATTTTTCCGAGCATCTCTGCCTGCAAAGTGTATGCTTCATTTATTGCAGCAACAACACTGCCATGCACTTTTGCCTGCTCCGTAAGTTGGGTCTGTGCAACCCTCAGGCGGTCCATAGTCTGAAGTCGCAACGAATCAATAACCTTACCAGCCAAATTGGCTGTATTACCATCTTCCATCGCTTTGGCGATGGCGTTCTCCATTTTTTCTTGAGCTTGTTTCGACTTTACCCTGCCACTTTCCATGTTCTTGAGTGCATCAGCAACCTCTGTTTGCTGAAGCATAAATTCCAAAATAGCCTCAGCCTCTGCCCCGCCTTCCGATGCAGCCTTCATCATTTCGGCCTTCGCCTGTTCGAGATTCATACCCTTGGCAAATAATTGTTCAAAAGAGGCAATCGTATCTGAGCTCAATTCCTTTCTGAATGTGGTTGCATCTTCCGTGTCGGCACCCAGGTCTCCAACATTCTCATACTTACGATCTGTCATCTTTTTCATCATCTCAGCAGTGGCCGCAGCGGGGGCCACGGTGAGACCCTTTACTAGTTCTTGAACCTCTGGGAGGTTTCCTATCATGGAATACATGATCTTGCTTTCATTAGCAAGAACATTGCTGGCGGCTGTTGCAGTTTGAGCAAGAGCAATACGCCCCTTGGACTGCTCGTTCAATACATCAGTGGTTCTCATTATGGTGGCAAGCTCATCTCTGCTGATCTTTCCCATCGCATACATCATTTCGGCATTTGCCTTTGTGACTTGAGATTGCCTCGTGAGCGAATCACTCAATTTACCAACATCGGCAGAACCAGCAAGTTGAGCAGCCCTCAACTTTTCAGCGGCATCAACCAACAACAACTGATCTTCATATGCTGCGTAAGCCTTCTGGCTCAACCCTTCGAGCCTGCCAACATACCCCTTTATGGCCTCTGAAGTCATGCCAAAACGATCACCAGCAAACTGCACCACAGCAGCCATCTTTTCCTGTCCAGTGATTGCCAGAGGCATCTTCATGGCAAGATCCTGCTGCAATGTCAACATATCTTCGTATGGAAGAGAGAATTGACGAGAAAGATTGGCAGTACTCGCTGCAATTCCGTCGGCAGTCTTGCCATATAAGGAAAGACTGCGCTCAGCAGCCACAAGGCTAACATTTATCTTGTTCCCGAACTCTAGTAAATTTGACATGGAAAGCCCAAGGCCTCCCATGCTCTCAATGGCATTATTAACTGCCACGCCCATATTGGCTAGAGAGCCAGTTAAGCCTGTGATTTTGTCTACAATATCAGCCAAGACAGAGTCCGCCTCTCTGTCTATTTTCTAGCACAAGGCAGACTCACCTCTCCGAGACGAGAGAGATGAGGAACATAGCAGCGTCTTCGGAAAGGCTGCCTATCTTTTCCTCGTTGCAGGGTATTGCTTTGCTCTCTGAGTCTGTGAATGACCAGCCTATCATCATATTTTTGAACCTGGCTGATCGGAATGTGATGGGGTCAAAAACAAGTCTTGATCCGTCGTTCCTCATCGAGGACTCCTGAATCTTCAGAGAAGTGGCGTATGAAATTGGTCGACACATGATGTGATGCTGCTGAAAATTACCTTCGCCCAAGGCTGTGGATGCCTCTTCCTTGGTTTTGAAGAAGACTACCTTACCTGCCTGAAAACCAACCCAGAAATCAATCTTGAATTCGTCCGACTTTGAGATGAATATTGACATGTCAGATCCTTGCTCCCATCATCATGCTGAACACCTTTACTATATCGGCATTTTTCAATCTTGCCCCCAACATCGCCATGTTGGAAAAGGCGTAAAAATCTGACACCCTCAGATTTCTGATATCTTCTATTGTCCATCCATAGTGGTGTGCCATTATGTATTCTCTCAGGCGATCAGTCACGAGCGGGATGTCCTCGTCCCGCCACAGGTGACCGACCGCCTCTATGGTTTTCCCGGGTCGGGGTCCTCATCTGTAAACATGAATTTTTCATATGCTGACAGCAGGGCATCAAAAACATCAGAATCCATCTTTGCAATGTCGCCACTGTCAAATGACCCAGATTTTTCTCCTTCGTGCCAAGAGCCAGAAACCAAGCCGGTCTGTGCCATAAGCGACCTGTAGACCATGGGGTCAATGACATAGTCTCCCTGTATTGGGTCGAAGCGCCTGGCGCCAGAGACAACCTGAGCGCGCTGACCCCAAGTCACAGTTTTCCATTTGCAAGAAACATGCATATGGACATGAGCTCCTGGCTCTTGTCCTTGCCATGAACCGACAAGAGACCACCTCCTGCCCCTCTTTTCACTGCGGACAAAACCGGTACATGTTGCGAACTCTACGCCAAATGGTCCTGTCATGACCCCATTTTATCGGATGATCAGAGAGGGAATGGGTGTGGCTGGTCTGCAGAACTCCACCCCCCACCACCATAATCAGATATTGCAAGATACCTACCGGCATCGGTACCTAGAGAAACAAAATTCATAGGCGTCTTGATAATACCGTTGGTAAGTTCTGTACTGTCCAACTGGAAGATACAGCCGAAGAACTTCACGAGCGTTTTTGGTGTTGCCCCAATTTTTGCATTCAACAAAATATTGACATGCGGGATGTTTTGGCCAGGATCATCTTCGCGATTTTTTGCCTGATCTGCCAAGGTTTGTGGGCGACCAAAAAATCTTACGGAACCAGAGACCCTTCGCTTCTTGGGCAAAATGTCGTATGGAGCCAACTGTCCAGCAATGACATACACCTCTTCTGAATTGTTGTCAATGCTGACATCAAGTTGCTCAATCAAATTAAACTCTTTGGGGTCGATGTTCCCATTAACACCCTCCACCCCTATAGTAACATCGTTATAAGTGATAACACGAAGAGGAGATTCTGCAGATGCAGTATCCAGATTCGGAAGGTTGTCTGCAGCTGTGGCCGGTCGACGACCCCTGCCTCGAAATGAAGCAGTGCAATCTAGAGTGCCATTCGCAGCTATTGACAAACTTATTTTGTCAACGACCATGTCGTCGTATACAAATGTAAAACCACTGTGGTAGTGCACCACTACATCAACTGTTTCTGCAAATTTGCCGTCTGCAGTTCTCCTGCCTGCAGCACGCCACAACTGCGCGAAGGTGTCAAGGTTTCCACCATTTTCGGCCTTGTCAAGGGTAAATTTCACATCCCCTGACGCCTTGAAATTACCCATCTTGTATCTGGTCATGTCAATACTGCCGTCGATGTCCTCAACTGGCTCAATTGACTGTTCGCCCTTGATGCTGCAACTCGTTGCACGCAGGATTGCCCCGTTGATGGCCACCACGCCAGGGAATCCAGCACGAACGGGAAGGTTTTGGTTATCAATCGGATTCTCAAATGATGGCATTATTTTACCTCATCTCGTCGATAATCGCGAGAACAAATTCATCATGTTCACTCAATATTTTCTGCACTGATGGTGAAGCCTAAATTGGCGCTCATCTGCGCAAAAACTGGGTCAACCTGAATGTCTCCTGCGTCCAAGAAACTGTCAAGAGAGGCATTTGTCCTGCGCAACACATGATTGTTTAGGGCTGCCACGGCAGAATTAAGCGTCGAGGTTGACTGCGTGCTAGCGGTGACTGCTTCATAGCTGTTAAAGAAAGGAGACAACAGGTCAATTGACGGCTGGACCGAGTCAAACAGCGCAATCTCGTACACAGCGCTATACACGGAATCCTTGGCCAGCAACAAGGTTGCCTTACACTGTGCAATATAGTCCGAAAGATTCTTGTATTCTGCTGCTGAAATTACTGCCATTTGCTCCTCCGATAGTTCATAATGGTGTTACACTTTCTACATCAAGTTTCCTTGCTTCCCTTCTCGAGATTAGTGGCATCAATTTAATAAAAATATCTAGGTGGCTAGGAGTGTCATTCAAATCACAAGGTCGCGAAGGTTCTGATAGGGACGACAGGGTCACTAGAGTCTCTGCAAGGGCCCCTGGGACAGGTATGTGAAGCAGTTTGCCTGATGCAGACATAAACGGGGTAGATGGCAGGAGATGACTACATCCAATGGCTCGGAAAATAGGGCAGTCGGTCACCACTGAGTCAACCCCGAACCTTACAGCCTCAACAACAGAAACCGCAGAAGACGGACAGAGGACAGGAAAAACCGCCGCCCAAGCTCCGGCAAGCGTCTGCGCGTACAGGAGGTCGTCAACCCCATATTCCACAGAGGAGGCCGCCCAAGCCTGCCTAGAGCCTGCTGGAAGCACCCCTCTGCCTAGGTCAAAGTCGCCTGGGTCGGCTCCGTTTGTCCCGATAACGAGCTCCCATCCGCTTTCATACAGACCAGACTTCTCCCATTCCGACAGAAGGTATGAAAAATTGTTAGACTCAAAGTTTCTCATGGGGGCAAAAAAATACTTGCCCCTCTTGATTTCTTGAACATTTTGCAAAAACAGAGCAGTAAACGGTGTGGAAACTTGAATATTTTTAACACCAGATCGAACAGCCTGATTTGCTGCCACCATACTACAAGCTATGACGGCATCAGCCAAAAGACACGACTCATAGGGTCGATCAACATATCTTTCGCAGTCGTTCAAGATGTGCAGCCATCCAAAATCGTGTATACCAACAACCCGACAGGCAGCAACATGGGCGGCATCTGCATCATCTCCAAAGGAGATAACCAAATCTGGCTTCGCTGATTCACAAAATACGCCAAAATTAACTGCGGCTGCAACCCCCCTAGGCAGTGGCAAGCACCTTGGGATGCCTGAGTCAGTAGAAAGGTCAAAAAACACTCCGATGTGTTCTGGAAAAGATTTTTGAATATGTCGCCATATGACATCGCCAATCCTTGAATTGGCGGTCAACAGGTGGGGGCTGCACCCTGTGACTGCAATAATCATCCTGGCGGTTGCCTCCAAGAATCACCAAATCCATATGGGTGGTGATTCTGAGCTTCGGTTGCACTCCAACTGATCCTGGCAGCCTTCAACAACGTGCCCTTATGGACGAAGCCATAATCTATGCTTTTTGGCCAGCACTTGTACAAGAATCGTTCAACGAGAATGACTTTAGGATCATTTGCCACGAGATACTCGTTTTTTGCTGGCTCAGATAACCTGATCACCTGACCGTCAACAACCTCAGCCACATGGCAATCTTCAGATATGAATACACTGTCTAGCAAGATGAACTGACCCGCAGTAATACCGTCTGTATCTGAAAGTCTCACAAAAACATCACCCTGCTCGATATTCGATAAGACTGACACGTATCCCTTATCGCCTGCAATTGCAACAGGGTTCTTCTTGAGACCAGTTTCTACGATGTTGGCAAGATGCATTAGATACTCGTAGCCCTCCTCCTGTGTTGCATCTGCAACATAACAAGTGATGTCAACCTCGTATGTTTCGTTGCTGACCTCCAAGCCAATCCACTCAGAATTCTTGCTCTTACCATTTATTGTTATTGCAGGATATTTTATGATGTTGTCTGGATCTCCAAGATATATGCCCTGAACAAATTGCCCCTTGACAGCCTTTCGCAAATTGCAACTCCCAACGTTCCAATCAGAAAACCTGACCCCCTCTTGAAGAACTACATGCGTCTCATCGGGAACCTCCGTAATAACATGCGGATATTCAAATTCAGTACCATCGGTGATCAGTACATCATCTCCGACTTTAAAGCGATTAGAGGTTCTCAGTGTCAAAACACGGTCACCAACAGCGATGGGTTCAGTTATTGGGGATTCAGAACTGACCCATCTGTGTATGATTTGCCGAAGACTAGTGAGAACCTTATACATCAAAGTGGATATTTCATTATTTTGTCAACAACCCTATCAATCATATCTTCCACAATAGCATTTATCTTGTCCATCTTGACAGCATCTTCGGACGAAGCACTTCTTACTGCAGCATCTTGAGTTGCCTCTTCTCTTGAAGAGAATATTCTGGTTCCAGCATATATGCGAGATGGAGCGCTCGAAGACTCGGCAGACCCATCTTTTATGGCATTGATCTGCGCCAGAGCCGAGCTCACAATGTCTCCAATTGCTTCCATGATCACATATCTGGAATGTCTCTAGTCGAATCCTGATCAGTATTGGGTAGTGAATATCTGCCCAAAAGCGTAGGATTGGCAAATCTACTTGAGATTCTGGTCTGACCATGAAGAATAGTTCTTCCGTTCAATATGTTCATCAACATGACGCGTGCCTGATTTCTCAACCCCTTGCCATACTCGTTCTTCTCTGTGCCGCTCATGGCAGAGAAATGTCTGTCAAACAGGCTGGCAACACAAAGACGCGCTGATGCTCCCGGGACTGGGTCGGGGAATTTTACTCGCAGCAATCGTGATTCTGCTGCCGCAAAATCAACCAAGAAAGGGTCATTAACGATAAGGGTTGTACCGTTCGCAATATTAGCAACTGTCCTTCTCTCATTTAGAAAACCGTTTGTCAGAACAATTATATCACCCGGTACGAATACATTTGCATTGGGGCTCATGATGACGATATCTGTGTTGTATGGATCAATATCCACCACGAGTTCAAATTCGACATCACTTATCTCTTTCAGTGGAGTGCTGTACATGGAGCTCAAAATAGAGTTTATGTACTCGTCAGCAAGCGCGATGTGCTGATCAAGAATCTCATCAGTTATCACATTACCCTTGAGGCTATTGCCAAAATTTATGAGACTACCTTTCTGTGTGAGCGTTGGATCTGTCGCGGTCGTAAAAGACTGGGCAAAAACACGCTTGCAGAGATCTCTCGTTGCGTATCCCATCAGACCTGATCCCTAGTTATAATTCCATTAAGAAGTCTGTTCTTTACAATCTGCGCAGATGTTAACAGTCCAGAGCAAACTGCGTTTAGTGGGTCTGCCGCCTTGCGGACATCCCCAATCTTGAATGGCAGTTGTATGGAAGACATGATTCTTGCCAATTTATTCTCAAAGCCGTTTGGCATAGAAGTTCCACCGGCGATCACCACATCAAGAGGCTTGTCAAACTGACTCTTAACTTCTATGAACTTCTTGGCAAACAAACCGACGACATGACGGAGCATGGCATCATAATATGCGTCAAGCGCAAAAGCTATGTCATTATCTTCATCGATGTTTTCAAAGTCAAGAACCCGCTCCTTGAAATCTATCACCTGAGACACTGGCACCGCAGTCTGCTCTGAAACTTGTCTGTCAACCCAATCTCCGCTCCTGCTAACAGACATGCCAAGAATCTGCATACCTTTGTATGCTACAACGCAATTTGCCCTGCCGGCACCAAATGACATTCCTATTCCACTGAAAGGGACTTCTGTGCCGTCATCTAGAACCACAGACGGCCTCTCGCTGAGAATGACAGCAAGACCTTCCTCTATGACCTTAACATTCCAATTAAGGCGGGTAAACATGGCCTTGAGACGAGCCGAATGAAAAATGCTGTCCTGACCAGCATCCGCGCATGGACTGGACACACATATGCAAACAACTGAATTTTCATCAGGAGCCTTGCCAATAGAAGATTCTATGACTCCAGAAAGAACCAAACTCTTCTTTGGCTCGTCTCTGTTGAGGACTCCGTCCTGAAGTGGGCGGCGAATCTCAACCGACCCTGGAAATAACTTGGCAACCTGCATTGAGTCATCTCCAACGACAAAGTACTGCATGCCATCTTTTACATATCTCCAACCATTTCTAGTCAAGATCTCTTCCAGTTCTGATGAATATGGTATTTCTACAAACGCGTTCCTGACCGAAGATACGCTTATGTTGTCACCCACTAGTTCCGCTGTCTGAAAAAACATAGTTCCCACATCCACGCCAATGGCTCGGGTGCTTGGTTTTTCTTCTTCAAAACTATTCACAGATTTCGCGGGAGCGTTCGCCAACGACGACGACCGTTTTAAGGAAGAAACATTCTGCACGGCTTTGTGGTGGGCGTTCATTAGAGAAGACCCTCCAATTCATCTAGTTTTTTCTTCATATCGGATGCGTCCTTAGATTTGCCTTTTTTAGGCTCTATATTTGTGGAAAGGTTGGATGCCATGCGTGAAACAACTTTTTCATGTATGGCTATAAGGTTTTCGGCTTGCGGCTCAGATATTGATTTAATGACATCAACATTTTCAACCTGTGAGGAGACATGAACAACCTGAGGGGCAGGCATGGAAGATAGCATTTTTTTTAACTCTACTAGTGATTCTGCAATTGCGGATATGGCCTTACCATCATTCTCTTCTCTAACTATTTTTCTCAATGCGTCCATGTCTATGGCATTCTGACGACCATGGTTAGTATCTTTTGATACTACCCTTAGATATCCAGCAACCACGGCCTTTTTTACTGATGGGCTTGCCTCGACAATTCTCCTGTCAGCAACACTGTCAAGATCTATAGACTGACTTGGAGATAGCACCACCTTCAGGTCTCCGAGTGACAAATGCTGCCTAGTTGTATTTACCACTAAAAACATCATCCGTGCAATCTGGTTCGAGGTAGAGGTTTGAAATTTTTTGATGGGTCTATAATCATCGTCGAACTCTTTTTACACGATGGGCAAACCATGTGTATTGTGCCCTGCGAGAAGTTAATCTCCACATTGCCACGAGCCGCCGTACTAGAGAAGCACGCTGGACACACCACTCTGAACACCTCATGCTCATGGGTCACCTCCTCTCTTTTAGGCAAGGAACAAACTCCTTGCCAATTTCAACATGTAATCCCTTACATCTTCGTAAGAACATCCTGCCTCTTTGAAAAATGGAACATCATCTATAAATGCCATTCTTTGCTCTCGAGCGCGTCTTGCCGTGCCAAGACCGCTATCTCGCCAACTCTTGATATCAGGTTCTTCTCCAATGAAGTTCATAAGTGCAACAGCTTCTTCATTGTTTATGATGACCGACTGGTTGAGTTGCCAAGCCAAGCCGGCAATCACTCTTGCAGCATTGTATTTATCTTTGTATCTATTTGTCGCCCTATCGAATGCTGCCACAAGAGCATTGTCTAACTTTTTCTGCTCTTGAGGATCGGCATTTGTCAACGATGCTATCCATGCCGCAGGATTGAATATGCCGCCATCTTGCTTCAGTTTTTGGTATATCAACTGAACCTCATTAGGTCCACGAGCGGGAATGCGCTCAACAGTTCTGTTCGTATTGTCTTTCAACAACTGCATCATGCACTTAGCCATTTCTTCACTGTTGATGGCACCCTTGATCTCCTGCACCTTATCTTCAAAAGGAAGACCAGAAATTCTTGGGGCCAATGTGTGCACAAGCACATATCTGCAGCGACGCTTAGCCTCTTCTTTTTTGGAAAGAGCTCTCGGTTGAGCCTGCTGAAGACTGTGAAGATCAGATCTTTCGAAATCATCAGGTGCAAAATTCGTCCAGTCCAACGGAGGATTAGCCCTATTTGCCCTGACAATTGCAGTCAAAACCCTGATGCCCTCATTAATTTCACCACTTTCTGTGGTGATTACAATTTGAGCGTGATTGTGGTTGACATACGCTGTCTTCTTTCTACCAAACAGCGACTTCAGGTGGATAAGTGCAGGAATTGAATGGCCACGCTGCGCAACATCTATAAGCGCATCAAGCCCGTTGATGATCCTATTACGTGCGTTCGTTGCATCTTCGAGAGACTGCTGCAAAATATTTCTCATGGGCTCTACGGCCGCCTGTTGGCTCTTCATCTGCTCAGCACCAATCGCCTCAATGGAAAGTTTATCAAGTATGCTGCTCAAAGAGCCAATATGGGTGTCAAGTTTGATGGCGACATCATTCTTGAATCCTTCAAGAATTCTGATAGCCTTATCGTTGTATTGAGTAGGAGCCTGAGACTGAAGTTGCTCAATCCCACTATGAATGTTTGCAGCAAAGTCTTCGGAAGTTGTAGTTGCTGAACTATCCGGAACTACATCAAGACCTCGTTTCTCTGGATCCACTTCTCCTAGAGCCCGAGCGGAGTCGTACTCATCCTGCGCGAACTCGTTAACTCCGAGTTCACGCCTACGCTTGTCAACCACATATGCAAACATATGTGCAGTCGCATCTTCGTCGCCACCCTGTAGAAGATTAACAAGCCTGCACAGCAGCGTGATGCCAACAACATCAAAAGCAGATGACGTTCCTGGCATCTGTGCAATAGTTCTGTTAGATACTGTCTGAACATTGGTCTTGCCAGACTCATTCAAAACACTTTGGACACGCTGTGGCATCTTCTCACGATGACGATTAAAGAAACTATATACGAAGTTGCCCCTAGAGGCCTGAAAGTCAGAAATCTCTATGGCGTTTCTTCCGCCCTCAATCTCATCTAGGTATACGGTATATGCTAGGTTTGATCTTTGCCTAAACCATTCAGCATTCAAACCATTCCTGACACATGCTGCACGAGCAGCACTTTGTTGGTTAACAAGAGCTGCCTTGCCAAATGCTGGCAAACCACCTTTGGATATCACGTCATTCAGGTGTGCGATGATGCTTAGCAGGTCATCTCCGCCTTCGGGGAACGTTGAACATGGAGACTCGTCCTGATTTACGCCTGGAACTGCTCTCATCTGCCTTGGGAGCACAATTCCATCCTGGACAATCTGGGCATCACCCTGATCCTGCATGTTCGCCTCGGGGGACTTCAACCACTCTTGCAAACATGTTAAACTTTCAGACAAAATATCTTGTGCTTCATCGGCAACACGACTGTCATCCTCGTATTCATTAATTTTTACATAAGCCTCCTCAGACAGGCGATTCAACTCCTCCCGCCGAACATCAACAGACCTATCAGCGTTATTGGCAGCCTGCTCCATGCTTGTGATCACGCCAGTTAGGTATGCATGTAATTCCCTGTTGCGACTATATATATAATTGAGTTTACGAGTCGCCGACTCGCAAGATCCAGCTGCGGTTTTTTGAAATTTCTGTGAAAACATGATGTCTTTTCCCATAAATGGTATTTCTGACTTATCACGACCTATCCTTGTGAGGAGGTGTGAGGAGAACATGCGCCCCGCCCAACACCACACGCCGCCACGGTGGTGTCAGTTTTTTTCCTTGTATTTGAGGTCTATCTGGGAAACAAGACCATGTCGCTGACAAGATTCTGGTGGGAATTCAAAATAACCCACCCCGCCCAGGCCCTTGAGTCTTCTCAGGGCGTCTGTAAGGCCATTCCTAGACGACCTGCAGTCTAGGTCGCACTGAAATTCGTCCCCAGCAACAACTGCCTTAGATGACTTGCCAAGCCTGGTCAGGAATAGGTGCATCTGCTCGGGAGTGCTATTTTGAGCCTCGTCCATGATCATGAAAGTGTTTTCAAACGTGACGCCACGCATGAAGGCAAGAGGTAGTATTTCAATCTGATCAGATGCCATCATTCTGCCAGCCGTGCTCTTACCAAGTATCTTCTCCATAATCATTCTGACCGGAGAAACAAAAGGATCAAACTTTTGCTCAAGAGACCCAGGAAGATATCCTAGCCTTTCACCCGCACTGACATAGGGACGCGTCAAGACAATTTTACTGATTCTTTTTTCACTCAACATCCGCAGGGCCATACCAGTGGCAATGGTTGTCTTACCTGTTCCTGCCATTCCATATAACATAGTCACCGCGCTGTCCTCAATAATTTTAATAGCCTTCTTCTGATGATCATCAAGTGGTTTGAATGCTATGTGGGGCCCAGAACGATTGTCCTCAACCAACTGCTTGCGCCTAGACTTGTTGCTCATGTCGCCTTTCCTCCTAGCGTTAGAATTACAAAACCAGACGAACGAGAATCACGGCGGCACACAATACCGTCCGTGAGCATTGAGCCGTAGAAAGAGTCCAACTCTCCCATACGTGATACGATTACGTCCCAAACAGGCGAAGGGAGGCGGATACGCCTCCCTTCAAGTAACTGCAGTCTTATTTTTATTGGGTTAAAGTCTGTCAACGACTCAACCTGTACTAAAAAGTCGTCAAATTCATTAGCCAATTCTAACTGCCAAAAACCAGATTCGTCTCTTGAACGCCTCAAATAATCTATCTGATCGTAGCCCATTGACTCTCGCAGATGAGCCAACTGCTCGGCATTGAGAAGACGGGTCAATCTGCAAAATTCTGGATATGATTCGAAAATGGGTACGTCTTGCGTCTTTTTTCGTTTCATGTCCTGATGCTCAAGGGGGCGTTGAGCATGATGCGACACATGTTCAACACATGGGTGGTATCAGCATCTGATTCGCCAGCAGCGAACTTAACCAAAAGTCCGTTGTCAAGAGCAATACCCCTCCCTGAAAGCAAAATGTTTCTAAAATTTTGAGTTATCCTATTCACTGCAGGATCATCATTGTTGATGATGTGATTTTTCATCTCTTCAGTGGCAAGGGCGTAAAAGAAACAATCATCCTCCCCTGCAACCTTGTCAAGCAACTCTCGCAAAACTTTCTTGTTTACGATCATACACCACCACCTGTAAATATGTACCTAAACCATCTACTCCTGCCGCCAGGTAAAGTGTATTCAGGAGTGACAATATTTCTACTCTTGGGATATGGGCCAAGTTTCTTGCCATCCAAGAAGCCTTTTACACTCTCTTCATAATTCTTTTTCAAAGTGTCTAGACTGCTCGAAAGATTTGACGCACGCTCAGCACCGCCAAAAACAAGTTGCGGCTCCTGAAAAGCCAAAGACAGCATCATCTCTCTTATGGCATCGGCTGCGGCGCCGTAAAGAACAGCTGGGACAATCTCGCTTGGCACTGAAAAAAGACTGTAGTTGCTTCTGGGTGGATAAAAATTGAACTTGCCAAGTGCATTCGCCAAAAATCTGTACAACTGATCATTGGAAAACCATCTGAAATTGTAGTCGGCATTCACAATGTCATATGATGTCAATGGTATGTCAAATGTAACTGTACCACGAAAATAATTCGTAGAAAAGCCCTCGTCTACGATGTTATTGTTTCTGTAGATTATGACGCCTGCTGACTGATTCCACCTCGGGAAAGAAAAGGCGAAAGTGGCGTTGTCTTTTGATGTACGACCCTGCTCAAAATACACAGGTATGTTCATGGTTGGTCTTATGTGGTATTCAAGAGCAACTATAAGATCCCTAACCTGCCCAAAGTAAACACCTTCTGGATCTGGTCTCTCATTTATGACAACCTCTTGCGTAATCGTGTTTGTTTCAATCCCATCATTATATGACCAGGTTAAATCCCAACGACCAACTTCTGCATCAGATGCAACCGACCATATGTATGCATAATAACCGTCAGATATCGTAATTGCGGTGTCTGCATCGACATCAACCTCTCCAGACGGACTGGTCAGAGTCACAGACACATCAGTGGCTGCGACGGGCTGAGAGTTGAGAGATGTCAAACACAGGAACAAACTGTTTGAAGTGCCTTGGGTAAATGTTCCTTGAGACTCTGTCGATTGACTTAGTGCCATCAGAATTTCCTCAAGTCTTGCGAGGTTCTTCCTGTTGATGTTACTTCAATACGACCGGGAATACCTGCTTGAGAAACCTGAACACTAGGCATAGGAGAGCCAAAACCGACAACTGCTCCAGAAGGAGATTCAAAACACAAGGCATACATTCCGGATTTTATCGCCACCACCATGGCATCAGTCAATTCAGTAAACTTCAAAGATCCATATGGCGGACTATAAGAAACTCGCCTGAGGTCTTGTGTGGTTCTTAGACCTGCATCTACTGTACGCAGTGAAACTCTGCTGACCTGCGCAGTAGATGTTCCTGCGGACACCTTGGCGTATACAACTTTATCATTGAAAGGATAGAAAACCGATGCAGATCCAGCCCTAGATCCAGACATAAAAAAGTTGTCAAACCTACTGTTTTCGTCAGATGAAAAGGCTCGCAAAGCGATTTGCGAAGGATCGTTCCCGCGAATAGCCACGCCAAGAACAGGATCCCACAACAACTCCTCATGAGACATAAGCAGATCATCAGCAGCTGGCGAAGCTCCCATCATCTCATAGATGCAGACATTCACTTTATCATTTTTAATGCCGTCAGCCACTACTGAAGCCGCATACATCGGGAAATGGAGCAAATCCAAAGTTATGACTGCAGCAGAATGTGTTATGGCAGATGAAAAAATGCCTGAAGACGGGTTTAGCTTTAGACCATCTTCTGATGTGCATATACAGTAAAAAACAGATTGTCTTGGTGCAATAAATCTCACCGAAAATGACGGCATGACTTATGTTTCCATCATTTTGTCAACTATGCCTCTTGGATTAGGATCGACGCCAAAAGCAATCATATTTGCAGCAACTCCGGCAACAAAGGCGTTGGCAAAACTAGAGCCTCTAGAATCCATAAATCTGTCTCCAACAGTCATCGTGTCATATGTCCAATTTGGCATAGTTATCCTGATGCCGTCAGCAGATGGGGAGTTAACACCGCCTACTGCCACTGAAATAACCCCAGAATCCGAGGATGGGAAGGCATAAGAGCGTGTGTCAGGAACTGCAGAAAATATTAGTATGTCCTTTGAAAGCAACTTTTTTATCACCTCTGAGGCGAGATGTTCTTCTTCAGAAGATGTAATACTACAAACCACCATGTCACATTGGGAAGCCATGCACCACAAAAGTCCTCCAACAAGAGCAGATATGTCTCCTGACCCATCCGACTTTGCACACTTGGCGTGAAAGAAACTAGCTTCATGACAAAGACCTGGCATGCCAGAGGCATGAGAAGAAGATAAAATGCCGGATACAGAAGTCCCGTGGCCATCTCGGTCGTATGGCTCTTCGTCATCAACCATGCTCACTTGCCTGCTACTATTATTCAACTTGATATCCCTGTGTATGGGAGCCCCAGTGTCTACAACCCCGATCTTGAGAGATGAGCAGTCAGCCCTCTCAACTCTGAAGCCGCCATGTGCTGGCAAGACAACCTTCCTAACCCTGGGCGATATTCTCAGTCTTCTATCCGGAGGAAAATTACCCAACACCATCGGGCAGAACCTCCTCTTCAACCATGTCCGCAAAACCAAAAACAGGACTGCGGGCCATTGAAGACCTTAGCAGAAGAGCTCTGCCACCACCCGAGGCACAGCCCCATGCGCATACAGGGTCATCTGTTACCAGCGCACACACGGTTCTACTCTCTTCGATTCTCTTCACTAAACTCTTGCGGACAGGCACGTGCCAAAGCCTGCCTGTCTCGAAAAACTTTGACTTGATAGCCATGCGGAGGGAGTCATTAGAAATTGAAACACCCTGCCTGTCGTGCATTTTGGGAGAAAACTGAGTATAAAAACTTGGCAGCACAACATCGTCAAAATGAAACGCCTTAGACAGAGAAGATAGAACAGACTGATCCTCAAGGTACGCAGAAAGTATGTGAGAAAATCTTGCTTCTGTTGCCACTATAGATCCACGATCAAGCACAAAACCAGAAGCATCAAGACTAAACGCATGACGGCAGTCAACCATGGAATCTGAAACGCATATAACCTCATCAAACTGCCCCCTAGAAACAGTGTGCAGATTAGCAAAAGATGGCTTAGTTGGAAGCATCTGCTGAAGCCCATCCTCCCATCCCGCTGAGGAAGAAACAGTAAGTTCACACCGCCCATCATGTATACGCTTCATGATCTGAAGCACTGAAGAGGTGATGAGTATGCCCCATTCAGATGGAGGCGGAATCAAACATATCTTTTTCATTTTATAGCCTTATTTCGGCAGCGTTTCTGATCCCGCCGGGCAAAACATCATCGTCATCATCAGCTACCATATCATCACTATCTCTCCTACGCACAGAGCGTCGAGATTTCTTACTTGCTGCTTGAGCTTCTTTCTTGAGTTTCAGTTGCTCGTTGTGTGCCTGACATATGGCTGACAATTCCTGTCTAGACAACCTGATCAGACGACCTGATGATATTAAAGACAACACCTGGGCCGGAATGTCTCCATATTCTTTTTTAATCAAGGATAAAGACTTACCATCTGTTTTGCCATCAAACTTTAAAGGAGGCTTAAGATTGGTTAATATCAAGCATCCATCCTTAGTCGAAGCTATAAGGTCTTTCTCTTGTGATGCCTGATGGGCAGAAGAAACAACGCCTGCAAACACAGGAAGAGAAACAGTCTGCGAAACAGAGTGATTCCCCAAGACCACATCTTTGAGAGTCATCAAACCACCATCAACCACGACTGGCACGTTCATCAGTTCGGGATGAACCACCACCCTATCAACGGGAAGAGAATAAACCTTTTCTCCCATAAACACAACCCTGTTAAAATCTCTGTCATAAAATGCTTTCATCATCTTGTCACTAGGCCTTTGAATTGCGAAATAACGGCGTCTGCAGAGCAGATATCAGTTAATTTTGATGCTGCCCTTAAAGCCATCAAATTTCTCTTTTTGTCAGATGCAGACCAACATGCTCTCATAGATTCTCCAAATCTTTGGATAAATTCTACACCAACTGTATCCGCCATAACCGTCCCATCCCATAAAATTGTGCCAGTTATGCCAGGCTTAATGGTGTTCTTATTAACATCAACCAAAAAGGCTGAAGAATCATCGAGAAAATCGAGTTGACCGCCAAACCTTGGGGCAACTGAAGGTATGCCGCACATGGCGGCTTCTGCATAAGGAAGACAAAATCCCTCTCCTCGAGCAGCTAGCACGCATGCATCCACAGATCTGTACAATTTAGCAAGATCTGCTTCAGTAATATTTTTGGATATCCTGACCACAAGGGGCGGATGCTTCTTGCCACACTTTGACACCAAATCAGAAACCGTGTTTGCGAATCGTTTTTGAGCATCTTCTCCGCGCTTATCTCTATGCGCCACGATGAGACAGACATCATCTGATGGGTCAAATTCATTAAGAAATGACTCGATTACATTGGTTCCAACCTTTCTAGGGCTCATCCCGAATATCGTAAAGAACTTGAAACTTGGTAGAGGATGTGAGAATTGATATTCTGCGCCTTTGGTGCAAAAAACACCGTCGTTAATGTGTGGGCTCAAGACTTTGGCATCAATTCCGTACTTTCTGAAAGTGTCACAGCAGAATTTGCTTACGCACCAAACCTTTTCATACTTCTTGGCAGAGGTCACAACAGCATCATTAAGGGTCTCTGATTCAACAGTCGTATAGAGGACTCTAATGCCAGATTGGCCTGGCGAACCAAATGTAGGAACCACACTATGTATGTCAAGCATGCCTTGACATCTTGGCCTTATTGGTAATCCGCATCGTGCGTCTTCGTACAAAAGCTGAGGCTTACCAAGGTCTACTGGGTCAACGCTTACTGAAATGTTTTTTGCCGTAAGTACCCTAACCAAACCTCTGTTCACCTTGCCATATCCTGAGTAGTCTAAAAATTGACCCCTGACAACGACATCATCAAACATGGCATCACCAGATGGCTTCTTCGCTTTCGATGACATTTTTGCTAGCGCGACCTCTATGCCGTCGGTCTGATCGTGATCTACCACAACAACATAGCCCTTTGCAACCGCCGAACGAAGAGATGGCGCGGATCTCACCCGATCTGACGGTATCTCAAATTTATCACCATCATCACCAGCGGGGATGCGGTCATCCCATTCGGGAACATATACGGGTATACCAAGGGCGTTTCTTACGATCATAGTATGTTATCGGAGAGAAACACATGATTCTTAGCCAAACAGGGTATAGTTATCAAATCAGAGGCCTTGGCGGACTTGGAAAGCTCAGATTGAGCGTTGGGTTATCGAACACATGCAGACTAGAACCATTGTGCACAGATACCACGCCTGACGGATATTCTTACATATCACTAGGGGGGTTCAGAATAGGGACATCAACCTACGGACAAGGAAGGGCAATGTGGGTGTATCGTCCAGAAGAGATGTCTTTAGATAATGTCTATGAAACAGTGTGGAATGGACTAAAATTTGAAGTTGCAACAAACGCTAATAATAAATCTTTTTGCTCCTATACGATATCTTACAGTTCAGAAACGCCCACGTCTAATAATATGATCAGAATAGGAGGGGGCAACATATCTGTCGATGCTTCAGGAAGAGTTTTGTTCGCAGATCAAGAAGGAAGTCAAGGACGACCACGAGAATTCAAAGAGGCGGTCATAGGTTCTATGACTAATAACGCTAGGTAGATTTGACGATATGTGGGCAGTATCTCTCTATTCTCACTCTATCCTGTCCGAAGGCGAATGGTGAGTGGAAAAAATTAACAATGGAAATCACAAATACTGGATACACTTCTGAAGAAAAAAACATTGGGGGTGCTGGGAAGTTACTTATTGATATTGGAACCACAGGCACCTGCAGGCTAGAACCAGTCTCAACAATATATACACCAGATGGAAATTCTTACATATCTTTAGGTGGGTTTCAAATAGGCACGGCTACTTTTGGATCAGACAGAGCACTGTGGGTGTTCACTCCAAACATGTCTACAAACAATTTAGAAGAGACACACTGGCGTGGTCTCAAGTTTGAAATAGTGTCAGATACAAATTACAAAGCACTTTGTTCATACAATATATCATACTCTAGGGAGAACGATACAACTAATAATTATGTGTGGATCGGAGGTGGCAGGATAAGCATCGACATATTAGGCAGAATCCTGACGGTGAACAAGGGCATCCCAGAAGAGACTAAAGAAGCAATGATTGGGTCTAAAAGGGTCACCTTGGGTAGGTTCGGCAATTATTGGGGTATAGCAATCTATTCTCGTTTCACATCATGCGCCCAGAGCACAATAAATCCTCAACTGGCAAATAGTATTATTCTGCAGAACTCATCATCATACACAAGAACAGTTTTGACAACAACATTTGATCCACTAGTTCCATGCCCTGACGGGATACAAATTTGGCTGCAAAATACAAGCGATACCGCCACGAACCAAATATATTTTGAGGTCAGTACCAATGGAGGAACAACGTGGACGGATATAGTTCCAGACATTTCGAGCCCGAGCGGGTCGACAGTGACAATTTTGCCAGATAAGGAATTTGGAACGGATATACTACTTACAGTCAGCCCTTGGTCAGAATTTTTTGAAGGTTCACCTAAATTTAACGAGAATTGGGGACAAGAAGTTCCAACCACACATATATTTACTGTGAAAAACATTAGCGACAATTCCGCCATCCAAACAATAACCGTTAACATAGACAGCGTCTGATTATCAGATGATATAAAAAGAACTGCCCACCCCTTTCGGGGTGGGCAGTCGTGCTTCAAAATTCACCCGAACCTATCAGGTGGTTGTAGCCTCCACGGTGATGACGGACACAGCGTAGTCGTTCATGACCACGATGCCGACTTCCTCGTAGATCACCCAACCAAGACGCAACTTCTTCGGATCATCAGCGGGAAGGACAGTGATGTCCTGGCGGATGGGGAAGGCGCCCACGGTGTCGGGACTTGCAGTAACGATGACCTTGCTGTCATCGAGTTGGCTGGACACATGGATATCAGCCGTCCACAGGTGACCGTAAAGACCAGTGGTGAGGATCTCACGTGTGGTGGCCTCATCATAGAAGTCTTTACCGAAGCTGCGAACTGCCGAATAGGACTCAGGGTGCATGACCACCTTTGAGGCCACCAGATCGTGGGTCTCAATGTTCTTGTAGGCAGAGTTCAGAGACGCAGTCTCCAAAGTGCCGCTGTTGGTGATCTCGTTAGATGATGTAGTAGCAGCAATCAGAGCGTTGAAGATATTGCGATCCTCTTCCTTCTGGATTGCCTCTTTTGCCTTGATCTGGGCACGGTCAACGATGTAGAAGCGACGTGCTTTGATCTCGGACAAACGGATGGTGGGGTGTGCTGCGATCTCGAATGTGGGGACAAGAACTTCCTCACCCTCGGTGATCTGATCAGGCACTGCACCCTGACGGGCAACGACTACTGCCACGGAGGCAACATCGCGCTCGTAGCGGGGAAGAGCGCCCTGTGGGAGCTCGTCCACCATCAGGAGCTTGCGACCGACGGCCTGGTACTCCAGGGAACGCCGAATCGGCTCCACCATCGCCTGGGCAAGGGCAACGCGCCCCTCCTCAGTCGACAAGGCCTGTGCGATCACGGCCTCTTTCTCATCGTAAGTCAAACCATCTTTGTTGATGCTCATTGTGTTTTTTCCTTTCTCCGACACCCCCTGATTCACGCATCAGGGTGGTAAGTCGGAAGATTCATTAGGCAGATTGGACGTTCAGGGCAATTCGAATGAAGTTGCCCAGCGATGCATGACCATCAAGATCGGTACCAGGAATACCGCTTGGATACATATTCTGTGCAGCAATCAGAAAACCGACCTTGTTGCCGTTGTTGGTGGCGGTGGTCGTGATTTTGCCAGAGTTAGTAGCCTGCCCGACATAGACAGCAACGCCTGCGGCGTTGTCGCTTGCGGCGTCGAACTCAGTGGAGACATACTGGTCAGTCAAGAACTCGCCCGCGCCCGTGTAGACGGTGATCTTGCCAGAAGCAAGGGTCTCGTCGAACATATCGCTTACGCGATTGCTGGTGGTGCGGGTGCTACCAGAACCGTTGACAACGACAGACGCAGAGTATGCGTTGCCGCTGGTGCTGGCGAGCTTGCTGTCACCGGCCAAACCAATGGTGAAACCACCGGAAGTGTCTGGCAGTTTGACATAGGGACGCAGATCACTTGCGGTGTCTACGGCCAGAGCTACGCCCATGCCCTCTGTGATGTTGCCGCTGCCACTAGCGACGGCAAACTGTGTTGCGATTGTGTGATGAACTGGAATCAGTGCCATGTTGGGTTCCTTTACCCTTCTTTGGTGAAAAATCCTCTCAAGCCGTCGGTCTTCACTTGAAGACCCGACGCAGTACGTTGGTCTCAGTCTGATCTGCCAACTCCACCTGCTGCTGCAGTCGGAACATGGACGAGATCTTGGACTTGAGATCTCCATACGCATTACGCTCACTCTTCTGCTCGGGGATCACAAAAGCCGTTTCTGACCCTGCCGAGGCCGTCTTCAGGCCCTTGGCGACGACACCCTCTGCGAACATTGCCTTCTCAAGGTCCACGAGCTGAGCCACCTTGTAGCCCATCAACTCTTTGGCTTTTGCAGGCAGACTGTCTGCAGAGATCATCCCTGCAGCAACCATCTTGCCAGCAACCTTGAGAGCCAACTCGCTGGAATCTTCACCAGCCTTCTTCTTTGCATAGCCGCCAACTGGACCGGACTTACCCGATCCAACCTGGCCGCCTGTCATTAGATTCTGCTTCTCTGCACCGTCCTGACCGCCAACCGGTATGGAAGGCAGGCTCAGACCTGCAGACTCGTTACCCTCTGGAACTTCAAGTTCTCCCATGCCTTCAAGACCTTCAGAGGTGCCCACGTCGCCAAGATCTTCCTGGTTCTGCACCAACTCGGTCTTGAGACCAAGCTCAGAGGCAAGCTTGGCCAATGAATCGGAGAATGCAGCCTTCTGGTTATGAAGCTTGCCAGAGGCAGATTTACCTGCTCCTTGGACACCGCCAGTGGCCATATTGCCCTTCTCTCCCTTGATCTTGTCGCCACTGAAGCTAGGACCATCAACGGGAACCTTGGGCATGTCTGCATCGAAGCCTTCGCCGTGCTCTCTGCTGAGCGGCTTGCCGCCGTTCTCAACGACCTTTGGCGATTTCAGACCAGCCTTGCCCGTCATGACGGTACCAAGTTCTGGCTGCTTCTGTGCATGACCTATCTCGACAGCCTTCTCTCCTGCCTCCTTGGTCAGGGCAGATGCAAGACGTGATATGTCAAGTTCCAACTTGCCTACGCCAACAACTCTGCCACGACGGAGGGCCATGGCCTCCTTCTCAATGTCGAAGGTCTCGTTTGACTTGGATTTGGCATAATTTGGAGCTGTCTTTTCCATGACTGCATCTTTCTCTTCTGTTTCTCCATTCGGATTATCGTCAGAAGAGTCTTCGTCAGAAGAGTCTTCGTCAGAAGAGTCTTCGTCAGAAGAGTCTTCGTCTTCAACAGTAGGTGACACCTCGACTGACTCTTCTTCATCCACGTCTTCGACATCGTCGATGTCGTCGACCTCAACGGAATCTTCAGGCACATCCGTGCCAACATCATCAGACATCTCAGCCCCCATGTCGACCTCTGTGTCCATATCACTCTCATCTTCACTCCAAGCCTTAGTTAGAGCCTTCTGTATCTGCTCGTCAATCTGCTCAAGAACTTCTGGGGTCACATCGAGAGTGACGGAAATGGTCTTTTTGTCACCAGATTCAGAATCATCCTCGCCATCGAATGGATCGGATTCTTCCGTTTCATCCTGCTGTGACAAGTCAGTCTCTCCGTCGCCATCTGCGAGATCATCGGCGAGATACTCCTCGTCCTCTGCATAGGCAGCTTTGATCATCTCACAAGCATTGGAAGCCTGCTTGAGACCCATGCCTTCGCGGACAAGGTCCTCTACGCACTCGCACATAGGATCCGGCTGCGCCCAAGATGAGGCAACCTTGTCAGCCACGATTGTGCTGTACACATTCGCACCGGCAAGTTTGCTGCACACGCAATCTGGAAGGCTGTTTCCACGGCAAGGACCGCTGAGCGCCACGGAATCAGCGCCATACCTCCTGGCGAGTTTTTCCACGCACTCATTCATTGGGAATTCACCATGCATGGTGAATGCCTTCTTGAATGAGCCAATTGCAGTCTCATCTTCAGAAGCTATCTTGACCTGCTTTACGGCACCCTTGCTGAGGGCTTCGTTCAAAACTTCGGCCTTCTTGACAACAGACATGCCGTCGAATGTTGCACGATCAACGCCAACTTCATTCAGGGCAGAATTAATAGATGCACGCTTACGGGCGCAGCTGCTGCATGATGCCTTCTTAAACTCTGGCACCCATTCCCACTGAGCATACACATCCTTAGGAGAGGTGGTCGACGCGGCAAGACGAACCTTGTACATCTGACCAGAGTCCAAGCACATCCATGTTTCGTTGTCAAGTTTGACGGTATTTCTCTCGCCAGTGATTGGGCTCACAGATCCTAGAGCACCCTTGCTGGCGATCTTCCTGAGTGTTTCTGGAGTGATGCGGGTGGATGCAGCAACAGGAGGAAGCCCTGGTGCCCCTAGGGGTGGCATGCCGGGTGGCAGTTCGGCGCCAATCCCGCCAAGACCCTTATCTGGCTCTGCAGGGTTGTCGCCGCCAACATCCTCTTTGTCAATATCTCCGTCAGTGATATTGTCAAGAAGAGATGCATCTGGAATAACCTTGATGGTGAATCCACTGCCGCAACCCGGGCCTTTGCACTGGCTCTTGCCGCCAGCAACATCAACATCCTGGTTGCCACACACGACGCAAACCGCAGCTGGTGGCTTGGCCTTGCCGAGGGTGTCTGTGTCGAGACCAAGAGGGTCTGTTGGCGCCGAAGCGGGAGCTCCAGGCATACCAGCGGGGGCCCCTGGTGCTGGCGGAGCGCCAGTCAGCGCCTCTGCGCCAGGCATGCCGGGAGGCATGGCACCTGGAACCGCAACACCAGCACCCATGCCTGCTGGATTTAGGGCGCTGGGCATGGCGCCTCCAACTTGAGCCTTCTTCTCAAGTCGCTCAATCTCCTCAAGCAACTTGGCACGACGAGATATCCTGTCTTCTCGAGAATCATAAGTCTCAGAAGATGCGACCGCGACCTTTGTCTTGGGGGCTTTCTTCATAGTGCTCTCCACATCGGATGCAAACTTGTGGTATGCCTCTTCCTCTGCAGAAGTGAGCATTTTTGCCTCCTTGACCACTGCCTCAACAATGCCATTGGCATCGTCGAAATCTATTGACATCGGTACAACATCAACACCAGGGAAGCGACTAGAGATCATGCCCTGAGCAAACTTGGTGACCTCCGCTATAAAGTTAATCTTATCTGATGGGTCTGCTGAAATGTCCTCGCCAACAGTGCAGCAAACCTTGTAGAGACCATCTTCAGGACGGAAGGCCTGGCGGATCGCGTCCTCAAATGAGGCATCCTTTGCCAGGGTTTCAGAAGCATCAGTTGCCATCTTGGTGGCCTGCTCGACAGCTAGGTCATTGTTCGCGCAGTGGATGAACGCCTGGATGGCATCCTCGGCAGTGACATTCTTGGCATTATCTGCGATGGAGGCCAAAACAAGGTCGATGGGCTCGGCCATGAGACCTGCAGAAGCACCCTTGGTCATCTCAGAGTTTCTTTCGGCAACTTCACGACGCTGAGACACAGTCCAAGGGGCTGCATTAATAGAAACCATGAAGGCAGCCTTGGCATGTCTTGATGGCTTGGCTGATATGTACTGCGCAACCTTGGAGATGTCGACGGGATCTAGACCATAGATTGCAATGCCATCAGCAATAGAACGGGTTGCAATCTTGACAAGGTCAACTGTACTTGCCTTCTTGGCCATCGATCCGAGTTGAGCCTCTGTAATTGCAGTTGGATCGACCCACTTGTGATCCTTACGGAGAATGTCGAGTTGGGCAGACTGAACATGGTCTGTCCAGTCTGCTGGTATCTTGGCAAGGATCTCGCGGGTTGCATCACCCCACTGACCCTCTGTGATCGTTTCTGGGAAAGAGTTCCAACGTGCCATGAATCCGTTGGATCCGCTAGCTAGTTGCATCTCTGTCGTGCCTTCGGATGATCCAGACCTCACCTGCGGTGATGCACTAGACACATCTTTGAACGCAGGCTTGGATGCACCAAGACGGCTGTCTGACTCGATGATTTCGGTGTACTCCGCACCGGTACGTGCGCCCATGCCATTGCCTTCGACAAACTGCCCTTCGATTATGGTGGAAGGAGAGTTGTCGGTGCGGTTTGAAGCTGTTTTAACGGTGCGGTTGTTAATGTCCAATTCAGGCTCCTTACTAGAGTTGATGTTTTCTTGTTTTTCAAGGGATGCAAGGATGATGAGGGCTGCGCCTTCTGGATCTTCAGCGATTGCACTCCTCAAGTTATGAGGAAACGCGTCTGCAGATGATGCTCTGACGACACGACCGTCAACAACTTCTGTTATAAACGATTCGCCGTCAGAGTCGGCGGATATCACAACAGAACAGTTGGCTGACGCGACCTTTGCAATGATTTGGTTCTGTGCCAAAAAATCCTCCGAGGGGAAATACTCGCCATCTTCCACGCGGATGGCAAGTCCCTTGCCTCTAATATTGTTTTTTTTCCAAATCTCCTCCCCAAAAGCTGACCTTGGAATAAAAGTTGGCTTGGTAACCCTGCCTATGTCGTCACCCACATCCTGAAAAGACGGGGTTCCCAAAGATGGGGGTCTTGGGGAGGGTTGCTGAGGCATAGACATTGGGGCCGCTGTTGCAGGCGCCATTGCAGATGGGGTGGTTTGTGATATCTTTCCACCATCGACAGGCGATGCTGGTGCCGATGTCCCCCTTGCCATCTGTTCAGAAGATGGAGATGGCAACTGTGCATAACCCATTTCTATAAGTTCATCTGTGGTTTTTTGCACATTCGACATGACCTTAACAAGATCGCTGACATATTCCATAGAAACTGCCTGTTTTTGTGCCATCATGGACCTGGCAACACGCTCAAGCAGGTTCATTGCTTCATTCAACTCTCCAATTTCTTGTCGACCTGCCACTTTTTTCATTCCGCAAACCCCGTCCTTGCAGAATGATTCCTCTGCCACCTTGCTAAACCCCTCGTTTACAGCCCTGACCCTCTCAACAAGGCTAGCAATCTTTTTGCGGACGCCTTCGGGGTTGAGTATTTCTTGCACGAGGCAATCATGGCATGCTGGATTGACCACAAAACTATCTTCGATAAATTTGACACCAAAATTGTGTTCAAAAATTTGTTGATCTTTATGTGTGTGGATCTTCTTTTCGCCCTTTTTGCAACCGCAAACTGGACAGGGCTCGTCGCCAGCATTGGGAGACTCATGATACTTACAGACATGATCGCCATTGAAGCGCTTCTTCTTGCGCTCTTTGATATGTGAGCAAAATTCTTTTGCAGTTGCAGCTCTGTGATGGCATATGCTGCAGCATGAGTACTGTACTTGACAGCCCATGGATGTGCCGTTCACGTATCCCTGCTCTATGCCCCTAGCAAGCCTAGGGAAGGCCACGCGGTCAACCATGTTAATTGTATATATACCGCCAGTGGAATCGTCGTACCATGCGTGTACAACCTTGCCCCTTGCCTTCTCGATGTCGTCATTTTGGTGGTTGACAAAGACCGGAACCCCGATGAACGTTTTGGCGGCACGCTTTAACTCAGTCTCACTGAACCAGTCGCCGTTGTCATTGACCTCATTCTTCTTTATTGCAAATACCTTAACAAATAAATGATCGGGGTGTTCCTTGACGGCTGCAGTTATGTCGAATCCGTTCAGGTCAGTACCAACCTTGGCCGCCTGTTTCTGCAGTGCTTCCGTGTTAAACTCATCCCAATCCTCGGGAACATTAAGAGCAGTAACCTGCCTCGACCCTGAAATGGAAAACTTGCTTGGAATCATGCCCTCACTGTCCTCGGGATTCTTACATTAGCCAAATGGGTCAATGTATAGTTGAACTGATTCTTAGGATATGGTATTCTGTATTTATCTGAAAGGAAAGACAGGGCCGAAGCAATGTTAGTAAAATATTTTCCATACGGGCTGTAGACTTTAGACTCAAATTTCATCCAGTTGGATGGCAACTTTTTGATACCTGCAAAAAATGCCTTCTTGAGATCTTTGGTTCTCGCTGGCGAGCATACAACATAATAGTCTGAGTTGGTGGTGTAGTCGTGGCCTTGCCATCTGTGGTATGCCCCAGAACCAATTTCCCTCTCGTATCTCTTCTTGAGAGGCTCGGTACGCTCAGTGTATACCTCTTCCCAATTGATGTTACGGTCACGTATCCTGCGTGCTGAAATCTTCAGCATGGGATGCACCTGTTGGTAAGAAAATGTCGGCCACATCTGTGGAAATGACACGAGGCTCTCCATCAGATAAAGATGCCGAAGTTTTGCCCAAAATCCTCCGCTCTTCTATCGCTTCTCTAATATTTGACATCACAACTTGAGCAACTTCGTCCACCCGACTGTTGAGGGCACCCTCTTTTATCCTTATAACCCGCCAACCAAGTTGTGCAAGTTTCATGTCTCTTGCTCGGTCACGCTCAATGGCTTCGGGATCTGAATGCCACATTTCTCCATCTGCCTCCACATCAACTCCGATTTGAGGATATGCAAAATCTAGAAGGAATGGCTGTCTCTGACCTGGCATGTACTGCTGGAATTGTGCAAAAAGTGGGTACGGAACCGCAAGTTGGTTGAGGATCGATGCCAACTTCTGCTCCGGCTTTGTCAAAAATATCTTCGTAGGCTGTGGAGGTTTGGGCATATCTTTTGCCTTTGGCCCCTTGCCCTTCTTAAATATCTTTCCTGACAAAATGGATGCGGCTGCCGCCATGGGCGGAGCACCAGGGTTGCCACCCATGGCAGGAATTGCCGATGGAGCACCACCAGGCGGAGACATCCCCAAATCCATCGGCGGTGCACCTCCGCCCATGGGGGCTGGAGCAGGCGGCGCACCACCACCAGCACCTCCCAATCCGCCCATTATGCTTCCTAGGTCTCCGATTCCGCCGCCGCCACCGCCGCCACCAGGCTGTCCGCCAAGAACCTGACCTCCAGTACCCGCCATAACCTGTTCTTCCCTGATGCGTGCAACCTCAATATCAAAGTCTATATCAAATGTATCAAGCAACTTTTGCCTGCTGATAACCTGCTTGTCATACAACTGAATAATCTTGTTCAACGATTCAGAGTTGTCACGAAGACGAAGATCGTTCCATTTTATTCTTGGATACAGCCATACAGTTTCGTTCAACTGCTTCGATTTTACTGTGTCAACAAAACCCTGCATTTGAGCAACGGGTAAGAATATGTTTCTTTCTGCCCACTGTGCCAACTCCATACGCCAGGTTTCAAGTCTTCTGATGAGGGTCTCCACGCCAACAGCAGCACCAGAATAAGCCTGCATCTCTCCGTTGAGCAAGGTCTGGTTGAGCATTAGACCGTCAAGCATCTCCTTGCCGACATATTCGAGCTGATTGCTTATATCGTGGATTTTGCCAGTTGCACCCTCCCAAGTCATCTCGAATGCATGGTGAGTAACAATGGTCAAATTTGGATCATTTGCCACTGCAGCAAGTTGAGCCTGCACATCTGCAATATCCATCTCATTTGCAGGGCGCTCGGCAGTGCCAACCTTTACTATTCTTATTGGCAATATATGACGCTCTGCCACGATCCAGTTCGCTGTCATCAACTTGGTTTTGTATGCAATCGTCATGAAGAGTCGACGCAGCAATGACTCTCCATAAGTTCCATAAGGACTCCCCTTATGTCGCAAATGACTCACGCAGCGCGGACTAAGAGGTATGGCCTGCCCGGCGGCAACAAGGTCACGAACCTGCGGAGATATCTTGTCATAGATATCCTTTGGCTTCTTCTGCTGCACCACTCTGCGTAGATCATCATCTGGCAACATGGCAATTGTTGGGTGGTCGGCAAGTTGCGTGTTTTGAACCTCAACGAAATCTGGATTGAGGATCATCAGTCTTTTGAATGTTCCGCCCGGATGGTTGCATATCGTGCCGTCAGGAAGGTTTGTCCTACCTCCGCACACTGGGCAGTCTATTTCCAAAAACACGAAAACATCACCAAGCAAAAAATATTCGTGCGATATCTTTCTGAACCAGTGATCAAGGTTGAGTTTTTCAACCATGTGCTCAAAATAGTTCAAGACCTTTCGATCTCTGCACTCCAGTTTGAATCCATTCATGGGGAATGTTGCATAGAAATCTATACCACCAGCAGCCTTTGGCTCGTTTTCGTAATAGAAACGCGCCCACTGGTACACTTCCTTGCGTCTGCTTGCTATCTGCCAACTCTGCGGAGTGTGCAGAGGAGAGAAAAACATCGGCTGGGTGAATATGGTGGACACATTCCCACCAACATATTGAGCCGCCTTGGTCAGCGGCAGCGGAACTATAGTTCCGTTTGCATATGTCTTGTTGTCCACCATCGATTCACTACTTGCGTTTTTCTTGGTTGCCATGAGATGATGTCCTATAGTGGTTTTTCGTCATCATGCCTGCACGGCAACAACTTGAGCTAGAGACGCTCCACAGTTAACACAATTAGACGCTGTTGCGTTGTTACAGCTCCTACAAACTGGACAATTTTTCTTCCAGCCTGCCATTGGCTTTTTCTTCTCACCATCTCTGAACGGGGTCGAGAGGGGGTCGAATGCGGCAGTTTTAGATGCCGTCAACTCTTTTTTTTTGATGCCGAAATGTTGAATGGGGCAAAAGTGACGCGACCATTATTCCCCTTCAAATCACCACGTGCTGCAGCCATTCTAGATTCTAGAGAACTAAATTCAGGGATGAATGGGCGCGGACTGCCGTCAGTTGGAACGCGCAGATCGTTGCCAACTGGAACGACTTTGTTAACTTCAAAACGATCCTCAATGTAACCACCGCCCGACAGACCGTGAGCTCCATCGAAAGGACGATAATATTTGTCCATGACATTGCCACGCCACAATGTTTCAAAATCTATGTCGTAGATTCCGCCAAAGAAGAACTGGTTGTTCTTGTTGCGTTCAAGAGCAGAAATATTACTCTCCACATCTCTAATGAAGGGGCTTGGCCTTGTTTGCCCTGGGCCAAACAATATGATGTTCTCCATGTTACCATGTGAGGCCTGCTTAGTCAAGTTGAAAACATTTTTCTTAGAAGCAGTCTTAACTGTTTTTGTAATCTTAGAAAACCGCTCGGCAAGTAGGCTGATCTGCTCGTCTGAAGCCTCCACAATCCTGTCTAGGCTGGCAGCTGCCTTCTCAACTGCGTCCACCGGAACAACAGATGGAGCAATCACATCAGAATATATTTGGAATGCCCTGTCAGCAATATCGGCAGAATTTTCTGAATCCTCGTCCTGTTGATAAAAATCTTGAAGAGCCTCTTCAAACATGGAGGCGTTAGGTGATGTGCCGAGACGGGGTGCGAAAAAACCATTCCACACCTCATTGTAGCCAGATCCAGGCTCACCATCCCTCCTGAAACTATTCAGGAATTCAAACATTTCCGTGTGGTTTGAGAATGACGGCAACTCCACTTGCGCCAAGCCCGCAGTCTGTGGGGCAACTGGATCCATGACAAGTGGGGCCTCAGGCACAAGCAACTGCTCTGCTTCCGTCGTTCTTATCTGCGCAACTTTGGAAAGATTGAATTTCACTTGAATTGTTTACCTTTAAGCGCTTCGAACATTCTTGTGACGGCACTAACATCAGAAGACGAAGGCCTTCTTGATGCATGCTTTGATGCCAAAGAGTCAAACATGGAAGCAGCCATATCTCTGCTGTTGACTGGAGACTTCGGCTGAGCCACCTCACATTCAACAGTTGGCTTGGCAACCATCGGAGCATCCTTGATGTGGGAGAATGCCTCCTTGTCAAAGATGCTAACAGAGTCGTTGCGAATGAGACCTCTGCCGCCAGATTTGCCAGAAAGAGATGAGACATGAGCGGCCATCCGCTCCGCAGAGGTGGGCAAGGGTTCTTCCTCCTTGACAGCATGCTCATTCACACTATCGGCAGCCACCCGTGGAGCAGGTGGGTCCTTAAGCCCAAATAGGGTGTCTGATGCGGCCTTTACTCCAAGGCTCCCAACATGCCCACCTGCATCAATTGTGTGTGAGCCTAAAAGCCTATTACGGAGCAATCCTCCCTCGGAAACCTCGGTCTCAGGAGAGCCAGCCACTTTACGAGCAAAGTTTTCAAGCCAAGAAGGCCGAGAAGCTTCTTCTGCTAGCTTTTCAACTTTGTTCCCAAAAAGTTCAGACCGACCCTCATTTTGATTTTTGAAAATTCTCATATGCGGAAACCTGCTTTCTTCAGGGCATCTGCCATGGCAGATTTCCTCATCATGAAGGCATCATGATGTGCCGAAGCAGCCTTTGCGATGGCATCTCCTGCAAGATCTGCAAACGAATCGTTTTCGGTGGAAGGCTGGACGGCTTTGGGCTTTTTGCTGCTGAAATTGACTATATAGTTACGACCCTCATGACTCATATTTCCCTCCAAGCCAAATGCCTCACAGATCTGACCTGCAATTTGTGAAGCATGAGACTCTGTGATACGAGATTTTGCAGTCGCTGAAGGTATCATGAAAGATCCACTTAACTCACCTGACCCAATCGAAGATATCTGCCGAAAGATTTTCTTAGAGACCTTCGGGTCTGTCAAATGTCTTGGTTCAACACCAAGACCTTCCAAGACTGCAAAAACATACTCCCTCAAAGACTTCTCTCTGCCCTCATTCGATGCAGGCGCCTGATCCTGTGACGGGGCGGGCAGAGGAGCTGAACTGCCCGTATCCATGTATACAGACCCCATTTCAGGCTGAGGGATCTGCTCGTCTGCCAACTTAAAAAGCTGGCTCTGCATATGCCTGCGTCGGCCCACCGGCAGGAAAGACATCGTTCAGTTCTCCGTGTCAAGAACGGCGTCTATGAAGTCCTTGGGCCAAATGTTGGACCAGTATGAACGGAACTTGCCCTTCTGCTTGTCGGTGAGATTGGCTATCTTGACAAACTTCGGATGCTCAGATGAAGTCTTCGGCCGACGAGGAGGATTGCTATGCGGCCTGTAGGCATTTCCTATCTCCTCTTCCTCGCCACCAGAATCAGATGCGCAGGATGAGTCTGACTCCTTTGTGCCATAACCGCAGCCAGCGGCAGCAACAGCACCCATGGCCTCTGTGATCTCTTCATCAGCGTGGTCGTCTTCAATATCCACATCGGTCTCGTCATCGCTGGAATTGGCAAGAACGAGCAAGACCTCGTCGTCATTTACCTTGATCACGTCGGCAATCTTGCTGAAGCCATCGGATTCGGCTTCCTTGGGCTTCTTTTTGCGCTCATTGATCTTGTCCTTGATGAAGGCAGGCAATTCTTTCTTAGCCTCCTTCTCTAGGACTTCTGGCGCATCGACTGCAGATGCCTGCTTACTCATCCCACCTGTAACGTCCCGAATGATGTCATTAAAACTTCGGGACGGCCCATTGACTGATATTTTATTGCTGAAGAACTTCATATTTGCTCCTTTGTTGTTCTTTTCTCTTAAACCCCAATCACACCTCGTCAGGGAGTGATGCTTTGGTAATTTCCCACGCCTCATCTCTCAAGCAAGAAGCTGCCACACGCAGCCTGCCTGCTGTCGAAGGATCTTTCGATTGTATGGAAGAGGCAACTTTTCCCATTTCGTTTGAACATCGAACCAGTCTGTCCGGAATGGCTATTGCGTGCTCTGCAACTGCCTCTGGAATGGCAATCCTCTCTGGAGTTCCAGAAGCCATCTTTGCTTCAATTATGGTCTGAAGATTGAAATCCCCACCCATTGGTTCTTTTTCCCATGAACCATCAGAAGATGCGTACTTGTTCCAGGTCTTCACGTCGCCAGAAATTGCAGATACATATTCACTGTGACACTCGCTCCACGCCTCCTGTGGACGCATGCCCTGTGCACGCTTGTGTCTAAAACATCCCTGCCAGCACCTGCTGTTGCGCACAGCCACCCCTTGTATGCCCATGTACTGAGCGGTTTTGACCATAGAGAGGTCAGACGCAATATCGTCAAGTCTAACCGCCTGTGGATGATTACCATTAGCGTCAAGTCCGTTGGCAATGAGAACAATGTCCTTGATGATATTTGATAGTTCCATGACTTCAAGTAACTACGAATTTACGCGTAAATGTCCTGCTCGGGAAAGAAAATCTGACTATTCTGGTCAATAAATAATTTCTAGGCGCTCCAACCGTTGTGTCCCATGAAACAACCACCTGTCTGCGGCTGGCTTCAGAAAAATGCATATCGTGAGGTTCAATCTCCCTTGAAATAATTTTGCCGCCCTCTGTCAAATATTCTATAAGCATAGACTGCCTGTTTGCCACAGACCACCTGACTGCATCACCAACTCCTGAAAAATTTGGGACTGCAACAGATATAGAAACCTGAGAATCTGCTGCAGACCTGGCTGGATCCGTGACTATTTGGGCTCTATCTGCGGGAACCTCATCTGCCTGAGGAGGCGGGGTCGAAGCAACATCCTCCCCTTCTGACGATTGTCTGATCTCTGCAAAATCAACACGATCTGGGTCCAAGGACGTCAGTGGCATCTTTTGGGCGAGTTTATAGCTTCTGTTAAATATGCAGCAGGGTTGGACGCCATCTGTATTGAGATGACACTCATCGCCAACCCTGAATCCATTCTTGGAAAGCCAGCCATCGGGCAACTCAACGACCAAACTACACGGCTCAGAAGACGAAACCGATGTCAAATCATGAGGTCTTATCCTGCCAACTGTGACAATTTTACCAAATGGATTTACAAAAGCTATGTCCAATGGCAGAAATGTGTTCATACCCCAAAAACTATGTCGCTCTGGCCTGTCAAATACAAAAGCCATGCCATGCCCGTCTTCTAGCTCATGCCTGAACATCAAACCTCTTTCTCTGAGATGTGGCTTATCTGCCAATTCAACCACAACTCGAGAAAATTGGTTATTCATACTCGGAGACACGAAAGCCCCCACGAACAAGACGATCTGCGAAGTCCTCGCACTCATTCTCGTCATCAAATTCTAGGCGATATCCAGATCCGTGACGAAAAACATCGGCCCCAACGCCGCGAGCCCGCCTAAGCGCCTCATCTAGACTCCAGGAGCGCTCAAAAGAACCTGAAGGTCTTGTGGGTCTGTCTTTCAGTATGCAAACTCTCATCGGCGTGCAATCCCAGTTTTGACTGTGTTCTTGATAGCAAAAACACAGTCGTCGTCATTCAGAATGACCGCTTCTAGAAGCCGCTTACCGTTTGCGGTAATCTTTATTGTTTCCCCATGCCATTCTGCAAATCCCAAACTCTCGAGATTGATGAGTTCATCAGTTCTCAAACCAAACGGCCTTTTAAACGTAAGGGGCTCTATCCCAGCTTCTCCAGACTTGAAAAGTGAATACAAAACCTTTGCCGCCTTGCCCTTAGGGTCGCCAAGTCCAGATATTGCAGACCCCGACCTCTCGCGCATGATGAAATCAAGTATAGAACTGTTTGCGGTTTTTAGATTCATCCCAAGTGTTTCCAAAGGTATTCCCTGTACTTGTACGGACTTTCATTCTTCGCATTATCTATAAGATATGGCTCTGTTGCCAACTCTCTCCAGTAGAATCCGGGTCTGAAACGAGGCTCATTATATGCCTCAGTCCAAGAGCGATATCTGTGTTGGCTCTTGCGAGCGATCGAATCACCCTCAATGCTCTCCTCTATGTCCCTCCAGGGGATCACACGATCACCCATTGGAAGATCTAGGCGACCCCACGGGCCATCCATCACGGAAGCAATCTTTTTAGATAACGAAGCAGTGAACAACCTGTGCTTATACGAAAGGCGCGCAATCATGTACTCATGAAGAGATATTTTGGAAAGCAGCGCAGATATTTCCGAACAAGCAGGAGTGGGAAGTTTTGCCACATCGAATGAAGCCATGAAGTTTCTTATGATTTCATGCTTCACCTGATCATTCAACCGATCCTTGGCTGACATGGTGCACAATCCTTCAAGAGCACATACCGCCATCCTTGAGCCGACTACAGAACACGAACCGGCAGAAGGAATAGATTCAAGCACGTTACAAAGTGCTGTCCAAAGATCTTCAAGCACAATGGCCAATTCATCAGCCCTCTTGGAAAGAGCTGGTTGATAATCTGAGGCAAGAACCTGCATCTGAATCTGTGGATCAAAAACAACATCGACGCCAACCTTAACGCCGAGTCGTGCGAGTTCTATCTTTGCATGATCAGGACTTATTGTTGGAGTTGCCATCGCATTTTGCTCCCACCAGCGAACTGGCATAGCCACTGTCATAGAGCAGAGTAAAATAACGGCACAATTTCTTGCGGTTTTTCGTCCTAAGATTCTTAAGTACACGCGTGAATTTGTCCGTTGCAATTCTAACCATTCAGCCTATCTCCGTGTTCATAATCCCAAATATGGAATCATCAACAACTGCTTCCTTGGATTTCTTAGTTCTAGACACTTTGCGCGTGACCTTCTTTTCTGACCGTGATGGCTTGTCTTTCTTTGCGATTTTCTGGTCACTGGCCGCATCGGAAGAAACTGAAGCCACCAAAGAAGAGCATGACAAATGTCCAGCACTCACAAGTTTCATGGCAGTCTCTATGTTAGGATCAGACTTCTTCAAAATGAAACACTGCTTGGGAGCTAGTGTTCTCTTCAAAAAAGAGATCGTTAGGCCGCCACTCTTGGCATTCGAGAACTCTACTTCGTCCTCGGATGTCTTACTAGATATATCTTCATTCGCAGAATCGAATGATATGTAGCCCTTCTTCTTCGCCCACAGTACACTTGGATGAAATGCAAATTCGTCTGGCAAATCAACAACAGTACCAGGCTTGAACTTATTCTTGATCGAAGACAAAACCAATTCACCTTTTAGTGTTTCAGAAACTATTACTTTCATATCTTTCTTCTCCTGTGTAACATTTTTTCCATGCTGCCCGAATTGGGAGCACCCTCAAATATGGTTCTTCCACGAGAAACTGGAGACGATGGGTCTGCCCATGTTCCGTCATTAGTTCCCTCTTGATATTCAGTCTCGCCTTCAAGTCTTTCTCGACCAGAGAACGGATCCTCTGGGTCACCATAGTCAAAATCATGATTATATCTGTACTCATGATCGCCAATGCCCTGCTCCCAAAGCAAAAAGTCAGAGGCCATGTCAGGAGGTTCTCCGGCAACACCCTGAGACATAGGCGTTGTAAATTTATAACCCTCTCCGCTATTGGGGCCCCGATGCAATTTATATGGATCAACCCTATCAAAAGGGCGAAGAAGCGTGTTCGGCACAGTTGTGCCGAGGTTGGCAACCTTGACCAGCCAACTGTGGCTCTCAAGGCGGAGCATCAGTTACCCAATAACCATATAGGAAGACAATATGGTTTTCTTGCGACTGTTAAGCTCTGATATTTCAGACACTTCGTCTCTATGCAACTGTCTTTCCTCTGAAGCAGCAGCTAGCCTGATTTCAAAAAGCCTTCTGTCGATCGCAAACAGATTGGACTGAGCTTCTTTGATGACAACATCTTTGTTTATGTTCTTTAGGTTGGATGGCGCATCTTCAACTGGGAGATGGCCAGTGTTCTCGATGCGCCCTGCCCTGTTGACAACAAGAGAATCGTCTGCATCCACAGGATCAACATTAGGTTTACCTGTGTTGAAGTGTAGGGAAAACAGGTCTCTCTCACCCTTCTCTGCCTCTGCGTATGCCTTCCTGAATTTTTGGTCAAAGGCCTCACTTGCCATGTTTATGTCAGAAACAGGAGAGGACTCGCGAGATTTTCGATAAACAAGATTACTGTCATATCCTGAATCAGCCTCATCAAGGCGTGCTTCAACAACTCTTGTGGCATATGTCTCATCCCGCTCTGCCAGCCTCTGAGCAACAGACTTGTCAGCTTCGTCGCCATGAGACTCATCTATTGCCCGAGGAAGACTCATGTCGTCCATGGACGATGTCTTGTTGTCTTCCCTGTTCTGCTCCAAAAATTGTTCTCTTGATGCAGATTTAATCAAACCCATACGTCTCAAAAAGTTGAACATTTTCAGCTCCTCATATCCTTTGCTACCCTTTGACCTGAGCCAACACCATACGGAATACCCTGCATGGACCTCCACATAGTCTGATCCTCACCCATAGTTACTGACAATCTAGCCAGTCTACCTTGCGGCAACCTAGATTCATCTTGCTTAAATGTAGAAAAACAGGCCCCGGCAAGGGCATCGACAAGATCGTCTGTCCTGACTGTACCGTCCCTCTTGGCAAAAACACGATAGCCTGTGGGCATGTATTTACGCTGTAAATATAGCATTTCATTCTTCATCGGTTCGTGATAAGGAATATATAATTTCCCACTAGAAGCCAAGTCATAAAGATAGTCGTAAATGATAATCTTGTAGCGTTTGGTGAAGCGCGTCAATTTTGCTGGTATCCCCTTCGCCTGCAGCCCTTTTATGCTTGCTGCCGAGTTCCACTGGTCGAATGACACCTGAGACAAATAGAATCTTCTGCTCAGTTTTGCTATATATGACTCTATCTCCTCATTGACTATGGGCTTGTCCTTACTGGGTTGCCAAAACTTTATGTGGTCAACCACTACCCTGAAATCCATCTTGCCAGTGTCCTTTTTTATAAATTGTTCTCTATGGCAGACCACGAGGGCATAATTATGGCTTGAAGTAGCTGGGTCAAGATGACAGAAATAAAACTGGCCAGGCTCACCATATTCTTTCAACTGTAAGGATGGCTTGAAACAAGCCTCGACTATGTCCCTTGGAAAGAACGAATATCCAGCCGTTCCTGTGAATTCGGCACCAAACTCCATCTCAAACTCTTCATCCTGCATTTGGGAAAACATTTGGCGAAGGCCATCTCGATTCTGCCTGGTGTTGACCACCCACGTCGGCAGCCGCATAGACAACCTTTGTGGAACTGTTGGAGAAGTTCTGAACAGGTCGTAGAACACACCTTCTTTACCACGCGGACTTGAGATACATATGATCTTGCCATCGTAAATAAACCTTTCCCGCTCCACCCCTTCTTCGTCGATGTATTTCTCTTGGCGAACGTATGTGGATGTCGCGGGCGCTAGAGTTCTATATATTGCCTCTCCACCGCTAGACCCGGGGGTCTGCCTGTAGAGACCAACCTCGTCAAGCATGAGACAATAACAACCTATACCTGCAAGAGAGTCAGAGTTTGAGTGACCTGATCGGATGACCACAGAGCCAGGAGAAATAGGCAGACCTCTTGCCGTCATCTCTTCGTTTCTCTTCCTGTCTGCAGGAGTCATGATGTACATCGTATCCTGAAGCATTCCTTCTGGGCTGATTTTGTCAGAGAAATAAATACTCTTCACAACTTTATCCCTGATCTCTTGAAACAAGATTTCTGCCTGCTTAGAAGAGTTTGCAATGGTGAGAATGGTAAATGGAGCACCTGTACTCAGACCATACATGGCATGCGGATCTCCACCCGGGGACTCAATCAACTTTAGAGCCTCATAAAGTGCCAAAATGGATATAACAAAATCCTTGCCAGAACGACGCCCCCACACTAGCACTAACTCCTGAAACAGATTTCCGCTTTCGTATTTCTTTAGAAGGTCACCATTTTCGAAGTCGGGGTCGTCAAGATCATATTTCTTACACAACTCAATCTCTTCATCAGTCAACTTCAGATCTTCATTCCCCTTAGTGCCCCTATAGAAGGCTTTGAGTGCAATCCTCTGGAATGGGAACAACTCAATCGGGGTTGGTTCGTAATAACCCATCCCCAAGTATTCACGACTCTCAATAAATTCGACTATTGAGGGTATCTTACCAGACGAAGCAACTTGACCGCCTGCCTCGTTTTCGAGTGACTCCCTGAAAGCTGTCAACTTGGCGAGGAGTGGATTGGTCTTGCGAGGGCGACCGCGCTTAGCCATCAAATCTCCTCACTCTATACCCAACAGATGCTATACACAACTTGAAGTCGACCTCTTGTCCTACATGTTTCATCGATGTTGCTGCATTTGTCTCCAAAAGAACTCCTGTTTCTCCATCAATACGCCAGAAAAAGAACCTACTCAAGCGCTCAGGATCCACCATATAAACATATTTCATCAAATATTCTGGTATGCCTTCGCAGGCAGCGCATATGGGTTCTACATTTGACTCTGGGACACAAGACCAAGCAAATATGTCGTCTCTATCAGCCATTTTGGTGGAGATGGCAGACTTCACAATTTCTGCCTGCTTCAGAGGAATCACCACATGGAAAATATCCATGAGACACCTCCTATCCACAAAGATATTTACCAACAAACGACAATAATACCTTCACAAAAACAAAACGTCAATCATACTAACTCTTCTACAGACTAGAAAACTCTTAGTGTCACATCTGTGTCACACATACACCATAGCGCACACTATTCACATCAGATAATTGAATGGCTTATAGACCGCAAAATAAGAGAACTTGACATAAACATACTCTCGCCGACCCACAAAAAGAAGGAATTGTACTTAATCATGTACCATAGATACTGCTAGCAGCAATATGCATAGTGTGAGATGCTGCGCTTCTAAATTACTTCCGTATACAATACTAGATAATACCATAGATGACTAACCTATAATGTATATTAGTACCAAACATAGGCATCTGACTTCAAAGTTTTAGGTCTATCTATATCGATTGCGTTGACTTCAAAAATCATGGTAATGATAGTACAAATCTAAAAATGGTGTAATCTACATATGGCAGATTACAAAGTACTCGTTTTTATCTATCTTGTTGTTCTTATCAATAGTAAAATTACTAACCCCTAGACCCAATAAAAGGTTACGGAGTTCTATTTCACTAAAGTATACAAATCGATCTTGCTGAAAAACTTTTAGTTCTTTTTTTACGCTTTCCTTAAATACTGTAAAGACGAGTAGGGATCTACAAACCTTTAAAGACTGTTCTAACAGCTTCTTTAAAAGAAGCTTATTCTTGAGCTCGTCACCATCAATGTTGTAGGTAACCGTACCGAACAGACACACTAGATCATAACTGCCTGTGGTAGGGATTGTTATATATACCGAACAACTGCACAACTTTAGCGTCTCCGGGCGTATGTCTACCGCCTCATAGGTGGAGTCTAAGTTGTTCTCCTCTAACCACTCGTGTAAGTAGCATGGTCCAGATCCAACATCCAGTACAGACTTAAACTTGTGCCCTTTAAGTATCTCGAATCTCTTTTTGGCTAAATCTTTACCATAGCCATTACTAATAGGCTCTGGATAGATATCGTACAGACCTTTGATATTATGCTTATTCAAGATTCTCCTACTTTTCGGTGGATTACAACAAAATACTCCTCTCTATCGTAGTTGTCGTTTTCTATGATTTCATATTTTGTTACTTTCAAATCTGTCAATAGGTTCACCACATCTTGCTTGGTGTAGTATAGAAAACGATTTGCCTCAATCACCACGGGATGATTTATCTCATTTTTCATAACTGTAAATAACAAATACTTTTTGCTTGCTTGTATAGACTCCTGTAAAAGCGAGACAAGAGTTTGTTTGTTCTTTTCGTTGTCGTAATCTAAATTGTAAGTTACGGTTCCGAATAAACACACCAAATCGTATACTTTGTTTTTTGGTATTTGTGTGTATGTTTGGCAGTCACACAGCGCAAGTGCTTGAGGTCTTATATCCACGGCTTCATAATCGGTTTTAATATTATTCTCCTTTAACCAGTCAAGAAGAAAACAAGCACCGCTGCCAACATCCAAGACCGAATTAAAATCAAACAGTTTCAGAATTTCAAATCGTTGATATGCAAAAGGCTTGCCATAACCATTTTCGGCTGGCTTTGTGTAAACTGTTTCAAGAGTATGGGGATCACGCTGACTTGGTAACATGGTAAGAACTAGACCCAGTGCAGTATACGGTTACACTGGTCGTAGAGGTAGAGCCGAAATTTTCGTTTGTTAGGGTTCCTGATGACGAGAAAGCAAGAGTACCGCTCTTTACCAGTATTTTGAAATGAACCCCAGTGCTTAATCCGTTTATAGTACAAGTTAGAGTTGCTTTTCCACTGGCAGGATTAGATATGAAAATCTTTCCGTCATCAGAATCTGTTACTGACCAAGATGCTGTCTTTGTTTCAAATGCAGCAGATGTAAAACGAGCAAGACGAGTTGACTGAATGGGTCCGCTGAATGTACTGCCCCCAGGTGCACCGAAGTTTATTGAAAGTGCAGAAAAAGTGATTCCACTTGCGCTGTCGTCTACTGTAATGGTAGTACCGTTGGCGCCGCCGTCCCAGTCTCCAATGACAGTAGTCCCCATACAGCCATAGCCCATAAAATCAGTTGCGCCGAATAAGCCAAAGAAATGCACGTCAGTAGAAAAATACAAACTATGGTAGCTCTTCACAGCACTGTAAGTTCCGGAAAACTTATTTCCAGAACCAAACAATTTAAATGTACTACCGCTGACTTCAGAACCCATCGTAAGGCTTTGGGCGGTTCCAGATCCTGTGGCTATATTTACGGTTGTGGTGCCTGCTGCAATATTGAGGGTTGACGATGAAGTAGTTATATCCCCGCCATTTACAGCAAGGTCCCCAGAAATGGTTAATGAGTCAGTGGTTTTGTTGTAGGTAAGTCCTGCATCTCCGCCAAGAGCAGAACCACCATCGTTAAACATTATTTGTGTATCAGAACCAGAAATAATCGCAACCGTACCAGAGGCGTCAGGAAGTGTTATAGTCCTGTTGGAGGTGGGATCCTGAACGGTCAGAGTGGTGTCTTTGTTATCTACTGTTGCCCCCTCAAAAACAATGCCGTTGTTGAAGGTGATATTCCCTGAAAATATCTTGTCGCCCGTAACGGTCTGTGTGGTGGATAGGGTGACAAGATTTGTTGCCAAATCGGTCGTTGCCGATAACTTCTTCACAGTGCCACTGGTGTTCTTGATGAAGAGTGCCTCGTCAGCGGCATTTATTGCAATTTCACCAAGTTCTAGAGAAGTATCCGGCTGCGCAGAAGCAGATGTCGAGTACAAATGCTGAATGATACTCTCTCTAGTCACTGGCACGACATAGCCATCACTTTCTACATAACATTATACGATCAGATCAGGTGAAGGTTCCACCCCTGATGTTGGCAACAAGTGTTCCAACCGAGTATCCTGTTGCACCAGTGTTGACGGTGGTGGTGGGTTCCGATTGTGAATCCACAAAAAGTCTAAACTTTCCGTCCGAAGCATCGCGGATAAGACCGCAATACAGGTCCTGCGATCCACTTGTGTCATAGAGGCCGTAGAAACCGATGTCAACACTGTCAGCGGTGCTGTTGCCATTGGCGAGTTTTATGAGCGGGTCCTCAACCGATAGGGTCGAGGTGTTAACTGTGACGGTTGTTCCGTTGACAGTCAGATCACCAGTCACGGTCAAGTTGTTGCCAACCGTGGCGTTGTAGCCAAGCGCAACGGTGCCGCCTGCAGAAGATCCTATGTTGACATTTGTGGTTGACCCAGATTCTCCAATTGCACCTATATTTATGGTGTTGGTGGATCCACTTCCCGTCGCGCCATTGGCAATTCCAGTGGTTGCACCAGATGCCCCATCGTACCCGAAGCTTGCTGTGGTGGCTGCGCCAAACGCGTTGACGGTTGTTGCGGTGCTGTCAAACACATTCTGTGTCGTCGTGTTTCCGACAAGTGTGCCGCCACGGATAGTGGTGGTGGCTGTTGTCGAATCACCCATGGTGATGGCGGTGGCTGCACCGCCAAGATTCAGGGTCGTTGCCGTGGTGTTGAAAAGGTTCTGTGTCGTCGTGTTCCCGACAAGGGTGCCACCACGAATTGTGGTTGTAGTGCCACTTGTCGCACCCATGGTGATGGCGGTTGCTGCACCAAAAGCATTCACGGTTGTTGCGGTAGTGTTGAATACAGCTTGTATTGGACAAGCACCCACCAGAAAAGGGCTGTTTACCGTAGTCGTGCCGCCTTCAACAGAACCAATGTTTACATTAGTGGTAGAGAACTCCGCACCACCAGTGCCCAAGTTTAGAGTTTTGGTGGTTAAACTAGCAGCAGCACCAGTCGAAATGTTGGTGGTTGAAGCAGCAGTGCCATTGTAACCGATGTTCGCCGTGGCGGCTGCACCAAAAGCATTCACAGTTGATGCAAGGGTATTAAAGACATTCTGTGTCTGCGTGCCCCCGACAAGTGTACCACCCCTAATTGTGGTTGTTGTACCAGCTCCAGCACCAATTGTGACTGTAGTTGCCGCTCCACCTACGTTTAGAGTTGTAGCATTTGTATTGAATACTGTTGCTGTACCAGCAGCTGTAGTTGTAATGTCTCCGCCGTTGACAGCAAGGTCGCCTGTTACCACTGTATCTGCATTATTGATTGTTGTTGTACCAGTTGCAGCACCAATTGAAACGGCTGTTGCGACAAGGCCAATATTGAGTGTTGTGGCTGTAGCCGTCACAAAATTAAATGACGCGGCACTAGTTCTGATTACCCCTCCGACAGAAATGTCGCCTCCAACGCTGAGGGAGTCCGACGCCGCATTGTAGGTCAGACCATCACTGTCCACCCTCAATGCGGTGGCGCCAGAGGTGGCATTTGTGAATGCGATGTATGCGGTTGTGGTGGCATCGTCATTTGTGACGCTCACATTCGTGGCGGTGTCCACTCCTCCCCAACTGAGAACACCGCTGCCATCCGTGGTCAGAACTTCGGACGCATTGCCGTCATTCGCCGGCAGGGTGAATGTATATGCTGCATTCGAAGTGGTGGCAGTGGGCGCCTGAAGGGTCAACGTTCCACCACCACCGCCACGGGCTGTGAATACTATTTCACTTGTTGTCCCGAGACTCAAGTCCCCGGTAAGCGATCCGCCGGAAAGCGGCAGATAATTTCCAGCTAGGCTTTTTACGGCATACTGGGTTGCCAACTTATTGTTTTCACTGCTGACGCTAGACCAATCGATGGTTGCTTGATCTTCAATGATCGCACCCACCCAGTTCGCCGTATTATTACTGTTAGAGCCTACAAAGAGTTTCTTGTTACTGCCTGACCCATTGGCAAAAGCTAACTCGCCATCATACAGATCAGAAGGGGCTGTCGTTGCAGAAGAACCATACAGGACGGTTATAAGTGATTCTCTCGATGTTGGCACGGTTTTTATCCTTTAATTTTGCGCTTCTGATTCATTCTATATGTTTTTCGGTAAAAGTTACCTCTACACCTGTGTATACAACATACACAACTATATCATAGAATTTATTAATTATTTTCTCTTTGGAGGTCGCACAAACGGAAAGAAACCGCAGAAATTGCTATGCTGATAATTACTAGAACAAGTATCGTAGCATGGCCTTCTATAGACCAAGATTAGTTACTGAATAAACCCGCCCTGGTGATCTGTTGTCTTGTGTATCCCTCGAGATAATCAGCATCAACTCCATATATCAGTGACCCATCTCCAGATGGGTACCTGAGAAGACTATCGAAGACAGGAACATTTCCTTCTCCGTTGCCAACATCTCTAGTTACAACAGTCCCTAGCCCTAGCGTTGCTCGTTGCGTGTTGGCATCGGGGTCATCAAGCAGGGCTTTGCCTGCCGCCGTAATATCTCCACCGAGCTTAGATGTTGAAACCACTTCGGAATCAATCGTCCATGTGGAGCCAGAACCACTGACGGTGATGTCGCCCTTGTCTCCGTCTGTGATGCCTGCACCGCCAGCTGGAGAAGATGCAACCCATGCAGACCCAGTCCATGTGGGAACCTGTCCAGATGCTGCACCGCTCTGTGCTATTTTTGACAATGGCACGGAAGATACGGAAACTGTTGCTGTTCCACCATTGGACAGTGACACGGATATGGTGCCGTCCTGATTTGACAGGCCCTCAAGCTTTGGTGGCGACAACAGGCGCCACGCTGTGCCGTCCCACTGCCACTTGCGTCGGCCGTGGATGATGATCTGACTGACGGTTGGGGACTGGATCAAGACCATGGCTGTGGTGGCTGCAGAAAGTTGTAAAAAGTCTCCCTCAGAACCAAACTCAACCCATGCAGACCTTCCCTGCGGATCTGTGTACCATACCGCCTCCCTACCAGTTATAGGATTTATCCAACGCCCACCTAAAGATGGCGACGGGGGCTGTGTTGGGGATATTTCAGTCTTCTGTCTAACAATAGTGGCTGGTACCCATTTGCCCTGGGACTGATTCCAAACCAGCGTATTGCCGTCCTGTGGCTGATGTCTTGCGACATCAGCAAGATCTTTCAGTCTGGAAATCGGAACATTTGGAGACATAGCCACAAAAGATGTTTCACAAAAACTGGTTCTTTCCCCCCATCTGAAAAAATTCTTCGTGCAGATAAGTTGACAATTTTCAGTATTTTTTGTTTTCCGACCACCCGTAGGACGAATAATTAGATAGGTCTCTCGCCTGTATCGGAGACCAAAATCTTGGTGTGGCGCTTCTGGGGGCGCCTGATGGGTTTTGAGCAATCGCCCCCGACGGACGTAAGTCTGGTCCAACAGCTCAAGTATGCTCAGGAGTCGGGAGCTATTAGGCATCATGCATCCACAAGGCGCATGTGTGTCACCGATGGGGTTTCTACAGTCTACAGGAAGTCTGCCCGTGCACCGTCCCAGGTGTGCTTATGAAACATATCGATCAGTCATGGTCGGATGGGATGATACACCTTGATGGAGGATGACCTCTTGCCAGTGTTTGGGTGTATCAAGATGTTCTTGGCAAGAGTGGCAAAGACAAGGGATTATTGTCTCTACATCACGGGTCGTATGTCGTTGTTGTAAATCTGTATATATATAATATACCTATACACCGTTGGGCCGAAGGTCCAACGGCTGTGGTGCACATCCGGCGGAGCCAGGATTGTGCACCACCATTCTGCCTTGATGGTCATTCCCAATTGAGTTGATACCTATTTTTAAGAGCAATGCCAAATTCTTTCCTGAACTAGGTGTTCATGAACATTTATTTATTCAGCGGATGCATCAGACCAGTCTGGATGCATACTTTGCATATCAATCAGGGATGATTCTCCCCACATTTGACGGACAGTCCTCAAGATTCCATCACTATGTGTGGTACACAGGAACTGTGTTTTTGGGAATTGAATATTCAAAGCCTTAACCAATCGTGGATGCCTACGGAAATAGACATGCATCTCAAGATTGTCAACTAAAGCCATACTCCTGTCATCAGACAACTTCATGCAAAGATGACGCAACAATGTTGCTATCTTTTTCTCTCCATCACTCATTCTCTTGTGGTGAACCCTAGTGAACCCTTTTCTGATACAGAAATCCTGATAGAAATCCACCCTTTCACCTGATTCGGCTGTTGTCACAAGCTTTCCGAGTTCACAAGGCAACCCATAAACCTCGTCAGCAAGTTTAAGAAACCTTTCTCCCAAATGAGATGGGAGTTGAAACTTGTACATATTCATGGGGTGGTCTGCATCACAGTAGGCAGCCCAACCATCTGATCCTGAAGGGGCTTCTTCAAGCCCATTTTCAACTATTTCTCCACCTATGATGGAGACATTCGATACTCCACCATCATGAAGAAATTCAGCATACATACTGCATGGCTCTGAAGATGGAATGTAGGCAGCCATAGTTGGGTCATAATCAGGATTGTATGTCAATTTTCTGAACAGCATAGAATTATCACGCCCCCTCAGCATTCTTGGGGTGGAAACAATCCTGATGGCATGCATAAGTGTTGACTTACCCGTGCCATTTGGTCCGAAAAATACGGAGAACGGTCTGTTTTCTGGATAGAAGTCAAAACTTGCGTCCTTCAACCCACAAAAATTCTTCAACTTCAAACTTTTGAGCCAATACATGCAGATGAAAACCTTTCAAGAACTTTTATCGGAAATTGAGCCACACAAGGCAGCGGTAGAAATAATTACTTCTGCATTGGATAGAGGTATACAGCCTGACAGCATTATCGCCGAATTCGATGTTAGCAACGGGATGATGAAGTCAAAGGGTAAAGCAAACACATGGATCAGATTTGACTGCAAGCCAGGTGTGATAAAAAATCTGATCCAAATCATGTCTGAAACTAGTTATGTTTGCGACGACGATGTCCAAGCCATGGACAGGTGGAGAGACGAAGTATCCAAGATTCTAGAAACCGACATGCTCCATAAAATCCGTGAAGCCATAAGGGAAAGAATATTGGGTGGAGCCACGCCAGAGGCAATACCACTCCATGACATACAAATCACGGATTTAGACATAAGTGATCTACCTGAAGACGACTGTGTCTTAGTGATCAAAAAATCAGCGCCACAGGGTGAGGAAACCCAACCTGTGTCTGAGGATATATTTGGAGAGAAGGGGCGCACTGGGGAGACCATACAGCAGGTGGTTGACCGCAGGAAGCGGGAGGGGGATCCGAGGTACAAATGGGTTGTTGACGTGGAGCAAAGAAAGCATTTTTTTGAGGTGACGGTGTCAATTTCCGCCGACTATTCATTATCTTCTTTGGAGGGGGTTTTAAAAAAACCAAGAAAGGTATAACCTGGAGGATTTTCATCTATGATGGAATTTGTTTCTGATTCTGCCGACATAAAAAAGACGGCAGCAGAGTATCAGGGCAAAGAGGTTACGCTGAGGAATATACTTCCTGGCGATGTTAAGAAATTTAAGGTCTATGTAAAAGATCCGTCCTCTGGTAATGTCAAGAAGATTAACTTCGGTCATGGCGGGTCATCTGCCAAGGCTAGAGGCGAAAAGACCATGTCAATAAAGAGAAATAATAGTGACAGGCAGAATAATTTTCTTGCACGTCACAAGTGCGACACCGCAAAAGATCCCACGACGCCAAGGTATTGGTCATGCAAGGCATGGCGTCGCGGAACAAAACTACCCTGAAAGGAAACAAAATGGCTCATATCAAAACAGCAAGTAATGGGACACAGAAGATTTCAATGTCCACCCCGGAGTGGATTGATATTGGTTTGAAGCGTGGTCTGCTCTCAATTGATCCCCGAGTTCCAAGATTCGCTGCAGAGCTTACAAAGTCTGCTGGTCTCGAACCTGGCAAGGCAAGTTATACAACGATCAAGAAAGCCATGCAGAATGAAGAGATCATGGCAAAGATCGCAGAAAACCTTGAAGGAAGTTCGCTGATCAAGACTGCTCAGCAGGTCGGTCAGGACACAGGAGGCCCAGGCTGGGGTAGTACCGCTGCCACTGCCGCTGCAGGTCTTGCTGCCGCACCCCTCCTCACCCAGGGCGGCAGGGCCATGTACACCAACCTTGCCAAAAATGTCGGTTCTGGTCTCGCGAGCGCCGGACAGAGCACCGCTGGAACCCTTGGTGGACTTGGAAGTGCCTTTGGCAGAGGATTTGGTGGAGCACCTGTTGGTGGCGCAGCAACAACGTTTGGCAATGTCGCAAAAGGCGTAGGAGGTTTCGCGGCAAGAATGGCTCTCCCAGCCCTTGCGGGCGTCGGAGGTTTCTTGGGCAGCAAGTACCTGATAGATTACTTCAAGGACAAATCCAAGGGCGATGCAGCTCCAAACCCAGAACTGATGACCGACCCGGCAAAGCAGAAGTTAATCATGAGGTCAATATATCAATTCAACCAGTTGGCTCCAACGCTGAAGGGTATGTCTAGCAGCATTGACAAGCAGCTTGACACCGTAGCGTCAGCCGTGACTGACACTATCCAGACAATGCAGCAGATGCAGAACAATAATATGACTCCAACCGTGACCACCCCTGAAGAGCAGAGGGCAAAAGAGTTGGCAGATGCCCAAGCAGCTCAGGCTGCTGCTCAGGCCGCATACGCGAAGTCTATGGCAGGTCCACAGGTTCAGGCTCCCGTTGGCCTGCCAGCCGCCCCTGTCCCAACAGGTCCACAGGTTCAGTCTCCCGTTGGTCTGCCAGTCGCCCCTGTTCCAACACGCTGATCAGAAACAGAAAGAACAAAAATGAACGACAAGAAAATGATAAAAATATCAGACCGTCAGTGGATTGAAGCAGGCATCAAGCGTGGGTATCTCGCAAAAGGCCCCGAGGGTGTCATGCTTCGTAAAGAAGCATTGGGACCACTTGCTGCCCTCGGTGTAGGTGCTGCTCTACCTGCTGTGTGGGAAGGTGGCAAATGGCTGTGGAACAAAGCCACGGACAATCGTAGTTTAGGAGAACTTTTTTCCGGGTACGGTATCAATCCACAAAAATTTCAACAGATCCAGACGAACTACAAGTTGCTCATGAGTCACCTTGACAAGTTGTCCACGATGTCCCCGCGTGTTGCTCAGGCAGTCACGGCAGCAAAAGTCGAAATGGCAGCCAAGATGAACGACATGGCACGACAGATTGGTGTTGCAGGAGGTTCTGCCTCTTTCGGCGGTCAGCAACTTGAGGAAGAAACCACCGCTGCACACAAGAAGCAGCTGGAGGACATTCAGAAGAAGACCCAGATGTATGGCGCTCTTGGCAAGGGACCTGGAGGCGAACTGCCGAAAGACTTCAACCCACAAGCCCCTGTCAAGCCTACTGGCGGAACACCAAATCAGTCTGCCACAGCAGCCGCTCCTAAGCCACCAGGAGCTCTAGCAGCCTAATTCAATTCACTATGGATAAGGTTGCTCAGTCATCTGAAGTGTCTGGAGCCCAACGTATGAGGGCTCGTGATGTTGGTCTTTCTGGCAGCGCTGCCCAGCCAGTGGCCCCATCAGCAAGGGACATGGCAGCCCGGGGTGCAGGCTCGATTCGTGCATGGGGGCCTTCTGCAACATCCAGGGACAATGTGGCCGCAGCTCCGCTTGGCAACATGGGCACAGTTCCTGATACATCTCAGTGGGGAGCTCCTAGTACATCTCAGCGGATGGTTCAGCAGTCGCAAGGACAACAGGCTGTTGCACAACCAGCGTGGCAATACAATCCAAATGCAGCACAGGTAACCACTCCGACTCAGGTCGGAGAGGATTCATATGAGGTTTGGACTGGTCCACATCAGTATTCAGGTCAGCCTGTTGACATGAAGTGGGTCATTTCGCTGCAGACAGGTGGAAAGTGGCAGCCGACACAGGAACTTAGAGCCCACCAAGGGCAGGGAACTTAACATGGATAAAATTTACACAGGCTTTGGACCACTGACCACCCTCACAGACCCAAATGAGGCAAGCATGGTTCTCGACATGTTCAGGGATATTGCACGCTCAAAGCAGGCACAATCCTTTAACCAGATGGCTGCTGATAAAGAGAATGCTGCCATAGCCGCCGAAGCCAAGAGTTGGCTTGATGGAGGCAAGGAATGGTACATCGCCATCGGTGGTCCGCACTACGAATCTCTTGACCCCGCAAGCAAGAAAAAGTTACTTGAGTATTACATCAAGAAAATGTCAGAAACTGGACTGTTTTCAAATAGGGAGTCCGCCATAGATAATGCATTCAGGCTTCAGCCGCGACTCAAACCATTAGGGGAAAATAGGGAACAGAAGGCTATCCAGATACTGAAATATGAGTTGGAAAGGATTCAGTCTGCCCTACAGCAGCCTGCTCAGCAGCCGACGCAGCCTGCTCAGCAGCCGACACATCAGCCTTCAAGACAACCTGCAGGTAAGAAGCAGCCCAAGGCCCAAGAAACCCCATCATCAGTCAACACAACTGACGCAAGCGACTCACAGCAATCCACCGCCGCTGCGAAAGACAAGGCAGGCGGCAAGGGGGCCACTACTCAGCAGGCAGATGCAGGTGGAAAGCCCAAGGCTGCGACTCCTGGTCAGCAGGGCGGTTCTGGTGTGGGGCTTCTGTCTCTCGTTGAACAAGGACTGGCAGTCGTGCTCGATGCCATCAAAAAGATGCCGTCTGCGCCCAAGGTTTCCGATCAGGTTCTCGCCCAGATGATTGTCGCAGACCAGCCGCAATATTGGTTCCCAAACAACGAGGTGTCAGAAACTGGCTTTTACGGACCGTTTGCGCGTGGACAGAACATTTTCTGGGCAGAGATTGAGTATAACGGTCAAGCTGGGCAATTCATGTACAGTGGCAGGTATGCATCTGTTCCTGCTGCGGCGTCTCAGGCAGTTCAGCAATCATCTGCTCAGGGCACCTAAGATATTATCCGTTAAAAACAAAAAGGGCTCCCTGATGGGATGCCCTTTTTGTTGTTTCTTATGATCTCGCTTATTTGCTCTGCTTCTTCACATCTTTAACGCAACGTTCGTATTTCTTTTTATCATCTCTGCCGACAGATACTGTGCAAACAGCCCAAGGATTTGGGTCATACTCCTTCTTCTTGGCCTGCTTATACCAATTGCCGTGATTCATCGTCTTCTCGCTGCTGACTGCTGGGCTTGCCTTGCAGCCCTTACTGCTGCAACATTGTCCTTTCTCTCCTTTTCTTTTTGTGCCCTATCTCTGTCGGCGCCGGCTTTGATATTGATATCGTTAATGACCATTTTTGTGTACGGTTCAACAAGATCACCCTTTGTGTTGTACCGATAGATGTACTCCCTCACCCTGTCCGAATACATTTCAATTGTTTCACCCCTCTGAATTGGTGGCACGGTTTTCAAGAAGGCACTTCTTGCAGCAATATAATCATCTGCATTCATTTGTGACAGGACGGCATCATCTCCCTCAAGTATTGCCCTGATCTGTTCCTGGATACTGGACCTGGTTCTCTCTTGTATGATTCTTGAAAAATTGCTTTGCTTTTCAAACAACTGCCGATACTGGGCCTTCAACTGTTCTATCTGTTGCTGCCTCTGCTGCTCAAGTTGCGGATTTGGATTTTTGGGCTGTTTGGACAAGTTGGCCAACTGCATCTGAATCTGTACTATTTGACGCTGTATAGCAATCATTGTGGGATCGCCCTGCTGTTGCTGTTGCGCAATTTTTGAAATGCTATATATACTCATGCAAGGTATTTTGCTAGTAATGGTCGAAAATTCCTCTAGAAGAACATGCCAAACGACATAGATGACACTTTGACAGAAATGGGCATACGGATTGCCAACGACGCCATCGTTTATATTAAATCTGGTATCGATATCTTCAATCATAACCCTCTGCCCCCTACCCCTAGAGATGATCTTGTCAATTTGAACCTGCATGGTTCGGAAGGAACAGATTACGACAGAAGTTTTCTGTCCTTCCTGATCCAAAATATCATTGAAAAAATTGAAGAATCATTGATTATGACTGAAGTCAGGCTTGAAAAACCAGCAATATTTTTTGGTAAAAAGAAGAACAGGAAGTCTTGTCCCGAGGCTAAAGACATGAAGATAAAAAGCCTGTACGAACCCCAGAGGCGTGCCACTGCTGGGGAGATAGCCTCTTTGGGTCAAATTATTAAGATCATTGAAATGCAAGACTTTGTCGATCATGTCAGAAATTGTTCTGCACTAGTTGACAGGGCATGTAGAGAATTCAAATTGGCTGTTGAAAGGTTTTCCCGATGAAAGAAATCAGATCAAAATCATATTCAGAAAAGAAAGCATCTCTCGGCGAGTCAATGTCTCGTGGTTTTGACATATTCTCCAGGATGACAAGCCATCCGCTGTGGGGAAGTTTCTGGAAAGGAACCCACCTGGACGCAAAGTCAGGTCTGCTTGGGCAGGGGTTGCAGTCTCTTGAGCGGGCTGGAGTGACAGACAGGGAAGGTCGAGAACTTGCCTCGGTCACCAGAGACATGGTTTCTCTTATAGATGCCACTGAACCGAACTGCCACAAGATACCCGAGTCTATTAAAGACGCGCTGCAGAATATGCATAGCCAAGGCATTGGTATGCTTCGAGGTTATAAAACCAAATCTAATACATGGAGACAGTGGTGCTTAAGTACTTTTGATTATAAATTTGGTCCATTCGCACATGCGTACAATATCTACATCAACAAACATACCGATGAAATTGGCAAGGTTGACGAAAAAGCAGAGAAATTCGCAGACTCACAAATGTCATTGCTATTTGAATCAGTCCGCAACCTCAGCAACAGAATATCAGCTGCCAATGGCACTAGTCCAGGAGCCCCGCCTTGTCCATAAATGATGCCACCAAACTTGTCAGGGCTCAACATGATGTCCCAATTTCTGCAGAATCTCAGATCATAGCAGACAGCATCAGCAACACAAAAAGCGCCATATCATTAGCTGCTGCCATGATCATAAAAAATGAACATATGCAGTCGACCATAGTTGGTCTTGTTACGGAAATAGAAAAACTTAAGAATCAGGCCAATCAACTTGCCACGTACATGGAAGAATATGTTCCTGAGGACATGGCTGCCATAGAGATGGCCAAGAAACTAGGTAGGGGGTCTGAAGCATCTAGGGGGACAGACCTTGCTCAAGCCATGCGGCAGGCTGTCTCTGCCACGAAGAAGGCCTCTATTGAAGCTGGCAGGGCATGCAGTTCGGACACGATGAGGGAACTTTCAGAGAGCATACTGCGGCTTGACAGCGCGTTCACAAACTCAGGTATTGACCGACCCTATCCAAGACCATGATAGTGGTCTTGAAGAGAACTCTCCTGCTGAGATATCAGAAGCCCCGCAATTTAGGTCTTTCCACTCTGCGGACGAATCTCCAATCGGTAAGTCTTTTTCCATAGAAGCTCTTGCAAGTGTTTCTGCAACCAGTGCTGGACATGCAATGAAGTTTTCACGCATGAATTCAGCAACAGATATTTTGTGACTAGATCTCACTGATTTAGAAAAAACCTTGAAAAGGTGTGCTGACCTTGGAACAGAGGTGTCTATCCTCCTCTGAAGATCGCTACCTAAGGTGGCTATTCCGGTCAAGAAAGACCTCGACCTAAAATTGAGATAGTTGGTGTCTGTTTTGTAGACAGTGGATATCAGTCTTGGCAGATAGCCTAATACATCTACCATCTCTTCTTTGATAACAGCAACCGCGCTCAAAGATTCCCAAAATGTTCTTGGTTTTATTGTTAGCCTGATCATGTGGTTGCTATGGTGGTGGTCTCAAACCACTCGCCTACCGTTGTTCTGTCAAGAATTTGTCTGATCATAACCCGACCTCTTTCAGATATTTTCAAACTAGATCCAGAATTTCCTGATATCATCCTGATGTTTGCACCGACCCTTCCAGAGAATACTCCCAAAAGAGGTATTTCTTTCATCCTTCCTGAATATATCTCATACTTCCATCTACTCTGGTTGTTGTAACTTTTCAACTCGTCGATCAGATCTCCGTCCTCATTGTATACCTTCGCTTGGAAGTGTATAAATCCAAGCATTCCGTTCATGTCCTGCAGTGGGAACTCTGCAGTCCAAGTTCCAGGCTTCTCCACATTGAGTGCAGATATTTCCTTAATCAGTTGTGGGCCCCCTGGAGTGTAAGATAAGAAAGATCCAGATAGTTTTTGATTTGCATTACTGACGAACTCAACGAATGATGGTTCGATATTTAAATTTGACTGCCCATATGATATCTGTGATACAAAATGATTGTAACCTATCATCAAAAAAGAAAGACTACCTTTAGTACTCACGACTCCATTATCTGTTGAAAAAGGTGTAACAATTTCTCTCATTTTTAATTTAAAAAGAGCGTCTGAGACATCTGTTGATGGTGTGAAAAAACTATTTAGGTATGCATCTATCTTCTTTCCGCTCCTGTTCATCTTGGCCACAATTTGTGACAGCATGAACATGGTTTCTTCTAGCATTTCTACACTATTCAGCTTCTGGGTTGCCACAGACCTATTGACGGTGAATTTTCCAAATGGGCATCCTATACATCCGAACGACGTGTCCAACGCAGGAGATGAAAGACACCAAGACTCCCCACATGTTTCCTTGTTTGCGACTGATATGAACAGGGATGTTGGATGCGGAGCCCCTCCAAACTCATCGTATTGCCCATATGGATCCTGCTGAATATATGGATCAATCATGTCTGCAGGTGGTGGCCCAACGGATCCAATCACAAAGCCATAACCAGCAGACGCAGCAGACACACACGGGGAAAATCCTCCGTCGGACGGTCTGACTTTCGATAACGATCCACCATCAGCATTTACGAATATGGCCCTCTTGTCAAATCCACTAACGAAATAAGATTCATTGGCCTCCTGCAGACCCCAACCATAAAAGAAGCTGTCTCCTGAAACATAGGGAAACGAAGAGTCATAGGGTATTGGCTGTTCCACCGACCTTCTGTATGAAGGAAACATGTCAGGCGCAAGTCCATTTTCAAACTCTTCTAAAGATCGAGACAAATAATCGCTTGTCTTACCTCGAGGAGGATATGGATCAAGGAGCAGGATCCCATATACATCAACACCAACAAGATTTGATACGACCTGATCAATCAGTTTTCTCGATTGAGCCACAGTTGGCATGTCCAGGGATGACACTGGTATAATCCCAAGTTCATACAACTTTGATGATCTGATGTTCCCAGAAGCATGGAAAGCAGGATTTCTTTTGCCTGGTTCCAATGGGTATGGGCTTGACAAACGCGAGCACGACGAAACATATCCACCATTGTGAAGAAACGCGACTGGCACCCGAAATCCAAGCACAAATGCACTGACTCCTTCTCTTCCTGCGTTTCTCAGTGGAGTCTCTATAGTGTTTCTGAATTCTTCATAAGAATCTAGAATTGGCTCTGTTGAACAGTCTAGTGGAACAGTCCTAGATGAGGAAGCGCCAAGGGCAGCAATATATAACTGCGCCAGTTCTTTGCTTTCAGAAACGGCCGCATTGTACCCAACAATGACCTTGGAATATTCGGGCATCAACTACCTGTTGATCCAAAACCTCCAGATCCCCTCCCTGATCGGGAAACGGAATCACGCACAAATTCTGCCACCATGGGCATCATGGGTACAAGTTGAGCAATTCGGTCACCTTTCTTGTATTTCTTCATCATTTCAGGTTTGTTTTGATTTCTGATTGGTCTGAAGGCGGCAATTATGTTACCCCTGTAGCCAGGATCGATAAGACCAACGGAGTTTCCCATCACCAAATCTGTTTTGCAAACACTGCTGCGCGGAAACAGAAGCAAATATGCACCATGCGGGTCGCATTTCACGCCAGTGTTGTATTTGATGAGGTCTACCGATCCATCAAGACCAAATGTCGCCTCTCCATCGTCAAGAGCCACTAGATCCCATCCTGCGTCGTCTGGGTGGGCCTTTTGAGGAGGCGTTGCCCCCTCCTCAAGTTCAAATTTTATGACATGCTTCAGATCAAAAGCAACATTGATGTTATGATACATTTATATCCTCAGTTGCACTTGGTCCATCCACAAGATCTGCAGGTTACACAACCTTCCTGCCTGATCAGACTGCATTTGTCTTTTGTCTCACAGCTGGCACAAGTCTCTCCTGTGACCTCGGTGCCATCGGGAATATATTTTTTCAGAGCTCGTGCAACAGATCTGCTGAAGTTATTCATGTCTCCCTGAACCTTCTCAAGTTGCTGAACAATGAACTGTATATCTGCACCATGACGCAAAGCAGTCGAAATTATCCTCGTGAGAGCAGCCTCGTCCTCAGTCTCCTTGTCATTCACTTTGCTGATTGACAGTCTACTGTCATATTTATCAACGAGATCGATTCTGTATTTGCCTCTAGCCTCCTTCGTTGTCAGTCCCGAAGTGAAAGACTTGGAAACCATCAGTTCCTTATCGTCTCCATCTGATTTGTTTGGAAGGGCAAAGACTTCATATGGTTTGCTTTTTAGAAGACCAACAAACACCACGAATGGAGAGCCCTTCACCTGAATGTGATGAACATCGCAAGCGAGAGTTTCCGGCCTCTTTGGGGCTTTGGTGTTGATGATTTCATCATTCTTTTCAGCAGATGCCTTCTTTTCATCAACAAGTACCCCAGTTCTACACCCATCGCGATAGATGGTGATACCTTTGCAGCCAGCCTTCCAGGCAGTTCTATAAATCTCATCAACTGCCTCGACTGTGGCATCGGCCGACAGATTTAGGGTGGAACTGATGGCGTGATCTATGTGCTTCTGCGCCGAAGCCTGTAACTTGACTCTCTTCTTCCAATCAAGTTCAGATGCAGTGCTGCCCGCCCATGGACTTTTGGTGATGTCGTCCTCTCCTGTGACATCAACCCACATCTTAACCTTTGGCGGATACACTTTAAACTCCATCCAGTGATCTCCGTTTTGGTCAACAAAATCGGATCGGAATCCAATGTCTCCTGGGTTCCCCTTTTTTCTTCGGATGTATGGAGCAACCATGAACTGTGGTTCAATCCCAGAACTTGTCTGTGTCAAGATAGAAACTGATCCACATGGTGCCGTAGTTAGCAGAGCGATATTGCGCCTTCCGTATTTCTGCATGTCGGCATAAAGCTCTGGATCTTCAGACTTCATTCGTTTTAGGAACGGATTGCCTGACTCTTTATCTGCGTCCCAAATTGGGAAGGCTCCAATCTCCATCGCCATGTCAACGCTGCTCCTGTAGGCAGACAATTTCATGGTCTTGTATATCTTGGTGATTGTGGATATTCCCTCATCTGAAGTGTATGGCATGCCCAAAGCTGCAAGGGTGTCTCCCACAGCAGTCAATCCCGTTCCCGTTCGTCTGCCTCTCGAGGCAGCATTTCTTATGTCTTTCCACAACTCAAGTTCTCGCTGGCGGAATTTAGGCTCCTCGGGGTCCTTCTTGACCTTGTCAATGATCCTGTCGATGCATTCAATCTCAAGATCCACCAAATCATCCATCAATCTCTGGCACACGGCAACATGCTCAGAGAACAATTTGAAGTTGAACTTGGCCTTGCTGGTGAATGGATTTTCAACATAGCTGAAGGCATTCAAAAGCATCAGACGGCAAGAGTCAAATGCAGACAGCGGGATTTCTGAACATGGATTCGTGCTGATTGTTTCAAATCCATCAGATGCATAGCAATCAGCAGGACTTTCCTTGATGATGTTGTCCCAGAACAGAAGACCAGGCTCGGCCATGTGGTGTGCATTTTCAACAATCAAGCGCCATATCTTCTTGGCATCGACATTCTTTCTGATCTGTGGCTCGTCCGAATTGCATGGCCACCTCTGCTCATACTTTTCTCCCTTATCAACTGCCTCCAAGAAATCATCATACAGCATGACTGATATGTTGGCTCCGGTGACTTTTGTCAGGTCTCGCTTCATAACCGTAAACTCTTCGATGTCCGGGTGGTGGACATCAAGGGTCAACATAAGGGCACCGCGTCGACCTGCCTGTCCAACCTCTCTGATGGAATTTGAAAAGCGCTCTGCGAAAGATATCACGCCAGTGCTTGTTCGGGCGGCATTCCTTGTGGGGCTGCCGTTCGGTCTGAGATTGGAAAGATTCAAGCCAACTCCGCCACGACGCTTGCTGATCTGAACCAGGCATTCGTCTGCGGACATGATAGAGCCGTAAGAATCGTGCGGAGATGCAATGACATAGCAGTTGCTCAGGCTGATGTATTGCTGGTTGTTGCCAATCCCGTACATCGGAGATCCCTGCGGCACTATGTACTTGAAGTGATCCATCAGACTGAAAAGAAATTCAGCAGAATACGGATTCTTGAACTTTTTAGCCTCTATGCGTGCGAACTCTTTTGCGATCCTCCAGTGCATGTCCTTCGGAGACTTCTCTAGCAGGTTGTTCTTTCTGTCTCGGAGGGCATATTTGTCCACGAATACTTTTGCAGACAAGTCGTCTCCACCGAAGTAGGCCGTGCTTGCAGTAAGGGCCTCCTGATAGGAGTATATATTCTTTTCGCACGAACCACATGAAACACCGCCACAGCACTTGTTTTCGTTTTCCATTTTTCTCCATATTTCTTTTGACCGCTTGAGTCCTTAATACAAGATTACGATCTTAGAGACGAAGATCTTCGTCTGATCATCGAAAGATATTGCTCTCGCCCCAGTGCATGTTTAGCAAATTTCTTTGTTGCATTGTAAACTGCATGTGGACTAGATGATAAGTTTTCGACTTCTTCATGTGTAAAGTTTGTGGATATCCATTTTAACCCGTCGGCACATAGCCTTGGAGTGTGCGGCTTCCAGTCTCTGTTGTTGCCGTAAAAGTCTGTCATGCGGCCTTTTGACCTGCAATTCATCCCAATCATGAAAATTGGTCTGCATCCTATAGTTGCAGCAAACTGCACGGCCAATGGCCCTGTTGATCCTCTTCCATAAAGCACAGAAGGATCAGAACTTTTGTGAAACTTTTTACCTCGAATGGTGAAATGAGAAAATCTGTTTCCAGGATCTGCATGTGGTGGGCAGGCACACACACCGTCAAATCTTTCAAGATCCATCCTGCAATCTCTCATTATTTCAGGATCTTGCCACATCAAAAAAGAAAGCTTCATAGCCCTGTAGGCTCTGTTAATTCCTATTGTTAAAAACGGCTCCACCATGTTTAGATTGATGTCAAGAAGCGAAGGAGAATTTCCTATGATAAAGCATGGTGTTTCATGAAACATCCCAGTCAATTTGGATAGTGTAATCTTATTCTGTCTTGTTGACATTTGTCATTCTCTATCGACGAGCATCTTAACATACTCAGATGTCTTAAGTTTTTTCAGGGCCTTTTTGTGTATTTTGACAACATCAGAAAGACCAATCTCTAACTTTTTAGACACCTCTTCTTCGGACATATTCTCTGCATATATCATGCTACACACCCTGCCGGCAATTATTCCTATCTCCCTGCTTATATTTGAAAACATCTGTTCTGATTCATCTGTTTGAACGCAGGCAGACCTTATATCTGCTTTTATGAGTATGTCTTTAGAATCATTGTTGTTTTCATCTTGCACAAAGATAGAAATCAATCCCCTCGTAGTCCCATCCTTCACAACCTTGTCTGGCTTTTCAACTCCTGCTTCTGTCAGTGCACAAATGAGCTCGTGTTCATTTGGCTGTCGTCCGTTCACTGCCACAAACTTCTCCCTATGCACATCCAATATCGCCTGTCTCTGTCTGACTAGCCTTGGAGACCAAGTTGATTTCCTCATCTCATCATACATCGATCCAAATAGTCGATATGTGGCGAATGTCTCAAACTTATTTCCCTTGCCTGGATCGTATTTGTTTATAGCATCCATAAGCCCGTGCGCAGCGTAACTTTTTAGATCTTCTTTGCTGTGTTCTGGGTGCTTGTAATGCATCAATTCTGCCAATTTGTTAACAAGATCATAATTCTCTTCTGCTATGCGATTTCTAAGCATGATATATTCACACTGGAATGCGCTGCCCGCCCCACGTAATTCTTTTAATTTTATCCAGCAATCAAGCGGCGTTTCTTGCCGCCTAATGCCGCGATTCCCTCTTCTTTTTGGATGCGTTGTCTTCAAATGTAAGTCACTCTTTTCTTGGCAAAAACTTCCATGCTGCCAATCCAACCGCGCCCAGCAACGCAACAACAATGACCCTATTTAAGTATGCCCATTGCGTAGTGGATTCATTTTGCAATCCTTTTGCTTCTGTCATCGGTATTTGCACACGCTCCTCTTCAGGAACATGTTGAACTGACAGCATGATCTGCTTGTCGACTACGTCTTGCTTTGATTCAGTTTTGCATTCCTGCACCTCGGCAGGCAAGGCATAGCACGAACTCATGGCCATTGCCATGATTATCATTATGATCTTTGTCATTGTTAGCCGTTCTTATCTATGGTATTGAGAAAATCGATTACATAGAAACTTATGGCAGAGGCAACTAGCCCGCTGAATGGCCAATATGGCCACCCTGCTAGCTCTTGGTAGAACCATAATCCCCATATAACTTCTATTATGCCTGCCATCCAAAAAGAACAACAAACAGTGCATTCTAGCAATTTTGTTACATAGCCAATGCGCATCTTTGTCATTACCCATCGGATGAAATTACTTATGTAACTCACTGGCGCTTCGTCGCGCTTTTCAACAAGCACCGTGGCCCCAGCGACCCCAAGCACGGCAAAGCTAAACAACGACATGACATCTTCACCACTCATATGCATCGATCATATACCTCATGCTTTGTATCCAATTTTCTATTGCTATTTCTCCATGCAGTTCCATCCGCCTAGTAACAACCAAAATTGGAGTGTCTTCCCAAACGCATACCTCAAAAACCAATCCACTTTTCACGAGCAGATACGAGCACCTGTCCGCAGGCTTTCCTATAGGTGTATAAAAAAGCACTTGTCTCTGATTTGGCCAGTTGTTCCGACCACATACGACCACAATGTAAAATACACGTAGATTTAGATACATCCTGTCTGGCTAGTAGGTGATAATGCTTCATTAGGGAAATCATATGATATGGAAGAGGCTAAAAAATCAAAAATAGTAGATTGTATTGGAAGAATTATTCCAAACTGGAATGCAGTTGAATTGTTCTCTCTTTCACTGCCTTCGAACGCCAATATTGGAAGAGAAATGCCAGATGGCATAGTTTGCCACTTGGGTCTCAACCCGCCGTCGAGCGGGTCATTTTTTAAGGTAAAAATTCTTGGTAAGCCAAGAATACTTCACGACAATGTTCGTGATGAATATGAAAAGTTGAGCAACATAATCGCCTCAGGCATGAAACTAGATCCCGGGTCTGAGATTCCTGCTTTTGTAAAACATGGAGATTTCGATGGGATTTGGTTCAGTTCCCCTCGTACTCTTGTTGTAGTCAATCCTGGTAAATTCAGAATCTCTTCATATGGAGTAAGATAATGGCAAGTTTAAAAGACAAAACACCATCAGCAAGTTACAAAGATCTGCTGCACGTCGACAACGGTGGCAATGGAGTGTCTAGCTCTGAGCATATTCCTGTCAGGGATGGCGCAGGGAATGCCACCGGCATCAGTTTGGGAGCTGGCAAGGTTTCAGTTGATTTCGGAGGTGGAGTGGCATCGAATGCAGTTTTTGTATCTCAGATGCACATGTGCGAATCAAAAACTCATCAGTTGTCAGATACTCTCAATATAGATCTTGCGACCGATTCTGCAAAGTTGATAAAATACGATGGATACGATGACGGAGAAACGACAACAACGGTGAAGGTTTTTCTCACTTCTTTGGCTGACATTTCAGGATCAGGCACTGGAGTTTTTGCTGAAACTAGACTGGTCATATCTGCAGGCACTGACATCACCATATATTTTAAGAACGAAAATGACGAATTATTTGCCACCGTGCCGTACACTCAGCCAAAATATCTTTCTTTTAAGATTGCTGGCTTCATGGAGTCTTCAACTTCAAATCCTGTTTTCTTCATAACGGAAACAGAATCATTTGACAACCCAAGCCTTTAATAACTCATGGTATTAGGCAAAACAAAAGAAATGGTTGAAGCTCTGCTTCTTCCGCATGAAACCAGGGGCACAACAATTGGCTCGGCGGATGTTGTCCTGGCCTCGATTGATATGCCATCCGATCTTAAATGTCTGCTGATATGTGACTCTGCCACAAGCGATGCAGATGTTCTCAAATGCAGGGCTCTAGTCAGGTGGCTGATGCGACCTACTGGACATTCGTTAAAAGTACTTGCCACTCCCGACAAACATGTTTTGCTTGTAATCTGCAAACCTGCAGACGAAGACACTATTTTAGACTTTCTCGAAAATGGGGCGTCTTCCCTCCATGTGTTTTCAGGATGGTCAGATCTGCTTTCTTCATCAATACTTCTGAGTATCAGGGCCTTGCTTCATAGAATGGATGAAACCGATCCTAACTTCAGAACTTCTTTGAGCGCAGAGGTTGAAAGATTAGACAGTATAGGAGTTTTTTCAACATCTGCCCTTGGAGAAATGAAAGACACAGTGTTTCTTGCCTCTTGGGTCGCCAACCGACTTCTGCACAAATTCGGAGAGATTCAAAATCTGAACACTCTTACTTTTGGCGAAGAAAACCCATCATCTGTATCTGCATTGGCAGACGGATGGGTCGATGACCTCTTCGGAGAAGAGGCAGAGTTTCATGGAATAGACATGCTTCAGTTAAGTTCTGTCTGCAACGACCTAGTGGTGCAAGATCTTGATGGGCGCCTGCTTGACGGGACAGGAAACTTGCTCGGTTTGAGCCTTAACAACAGTATGAGCAAGAGATTTAATATAAATTTAGGGCATTTTACATCAGCAACGAAAAGCAATTCCAACACGAAGCTTATATCAACAAATCACAGTGTATCAACCACACAAAGCAATATGCTTGGTCCAGCAGGGACTGTAAATATTAATTTTGATAAATTTGATGGCGCAAGAATAAAGGTTGAAGGCGAATCATTTGGCATGGTTGTAGAAATGTATAGTCAAACATTCAACATATCACAAAGTGGCAAAGACTCACGTCGCGGGAGTTATAACCACCCACAGAGCGAGTACATTTATATAGATGATTTTGATAATGTCATTTCTACACCATCCTTAGAGGAGCCATACTATTTTTCTGGATTCGCACACATTCGTACAGTTATGAGACGCAACTCTCCATCTCCGTTGCCGCCACCGACATGGAGAGAATTTATATTGATACTCGAGTATCAGGGTGAGCCTAACGCTAATTTTGATGTTTATTTCAGACAGTACAACATCCAGCCCTGGTGGGCTGGTGGGGATACAACGAAGTGGCTATACACACCGCAGATATCAGAGAGGGTCAACTTTTCCAAATGGAAGCAAGATTTAGCCAATACTGCTGTTTATTCAATTCGCCTATTAAATCATACCCTGTGGGATATTGATCCTTCTGATTATTTTGGCCACACACAATCAGAACTATACCAAAGCATGACGGCATCATACGGCGCATTCCGATCTTTTAGGTCCAAGATTTTTAGTAAATTGCTGTATAAGAAATGATCATCGGACTGGCATTATGGAATGCGCCAAAGATCTTGCAGCAGCAATCGGCAGTTTCCCAGTCTCTTTTAAAGCCGCACATATCTCAGACTCGTCATTCGCATTCTCTACAACTGATGCAATCTTTATTGCGGCATCATCGGATATGCTGATCCCGACACAGTTTTCTATCAGTTTCTTTATGCTTTTTGGAGACTTTGCCGACATGGATCCATGAATGTCTGCTATCTTCTCCAACTGTCTCTGATACCAGTTGTTTATCATACCTCTCCCTCCGACATGAGTATCCTGTTTTCCACTTCTTTCCAGTTGATTACCTCCCAGAAGTTGTTAACCCAGTCGTTCTTACGATTACGCCTGTCAAGATAATACGCATGCTCCCACAGGTCGCATCCCAACACTGGGTAGCCGATCCCGAGGCCAAGAGGATTGTCTTGCATTTTGGTCTGCACTATGTCAAGAGTTTTGTTCCGCACCACCAGCCAAACCCACGAACTGCCGAAAGAATCAGAGCATGCATCAACAAATTCAGACTGCATGCCGTCAATGTTTCCAAATGATTCTTCAATCATTTTATTCAGCATGTCTCCTGGCTTGTCTGGATTGGGTGTCATCATAGGCCACCATATCTGATGGTTGAAAACGCCGCCTGCGTTGTTTCTGATTTTTAGCCATTTACCGTTTTCGGCCGACCCAACTTCGACGATAAGCTTTTCTATGTCCAGTTCAACCAGAGACGGTTCATCTGCAAGAAGTTCATTGAGCTTGTCGCAGTAGGCCTTGTGGTGTTTTTGATGGTGGAGACGCATGGTTTCTGAACCTATGTGCGGGTCCAAATCTCCATATCCATATGGCAATTGTGGAATTGTGTGCTTTATGATTGGCATTCACATTCCTGTAGGTGGAGCCGCTCCGCCTGGAGGTTCGCCAGCGGGGGTAGGAGGCTTTGGCGTCTGTGGCCCAAGCTCAAGACCATACCATCCACGTATCACGGGTGGATCCTGCGTCAGATCTACATCAAGTTGCGATGGAAATAGTCTAGAGCCGTCTGCCTGACATGCATCCATGAGTGCGCTTTCAACTGGATCATCTGAATTCTTTCTGCTTCGGAGCGCCCTCCTGAACAGCACATTGAGTCTATTCAGATGATCTTCATCGTTATTTGTGTCTTTGTCAATAAGAGCCGCATCGATTCCTGAAACGGTGCCTGCGACTCCAGCTGGACCGCCAGTGGCTCCGCCTGGTGGAGCCCCAATATCTTGGGCAATTTTCGACGTGCCAAACGCATGACCGATCTTAAGCCAGTCTGCATACGACAACTTTACATGCTTCATATGCCCATCATTTCAAGCTTGTCATATATCTGCACAAGGTAGATGCACAGTTTAACATTGCCCAAGGCTTCTTTGCCCTGCCCGCCGCCTATCCTGGTTTTGTTTATTCTCAAATCGCCAGTTTCTTTGTTGGTGACAAACATTTCAGAATTATACTTTTTGAAAAAGTCAAGCAGTCCACCTTTGGCAGCCTTTAGTGTCTGCACTCTAAGCTGGCTTTGACTAATTTCTTCTAGTTTGGAAAAATATCTGTTTTTACACACGATGCTGATGATTTCATCCATGTGTTTGATCACCTTGTCGACATCTTCAATTTGTTCTGTCTCTATTCCGGCCATCATGGCCCTTCCCTGCGCCTCATAATTCCTCATATGGGCGTACCCCTGCAATCTGGAATGAACAAAAGCAGGCATATCATCGATTGTGAGTACTGGTATACTGCTAGGAACCTGTCTCCTCAGATTCTCAGCATCAACTGGCTCCCTGGGAGTTGTAACTCTATCTCTTTTTCTTTGTCGCTCCTGAACTATTCTTTCTGCGACATCGGCAATGAACACCAGCATGCCGTCAACCTGATTTTGTGCCTCCTGTCGATCTACTCCCTTTTGTACGAGGTTGCTGACCAGGTTGCTCAAGTCTAGTCCGTTCGCCCTAATATGTGTCGCCAACTCATCTTCTTGCCCAGCAGAATTTGAGAGAATGCGCACTATCACACTTTCAAAAGTGGAGAACATGCTTCCATTTTTTAATGCATCAGCAAATGCGGCTTCAGCACCACGAGAGAAATTTTTCTGCAATTCAACTCTTCCCGCAGCTTCAGGCGCACCCTGTCTCGCTGCTGCCGCTGCAATCTGAGCTTCAAGCTGAGTCTTTCTGTCTTGAGCAATTTTTCGAGCAGCTCCCACCATTTGGCACCACGCCGGTATCCCGCCACGACGACCAGCATCTTCAAGGCCTTCCATAAATCTATTGTGCCTTTTTATTAAGATGTTCAACGCCTCCATTCTGATCTTTTCGGTATTTATGTGTATATCTTTGGCTTGGGTAAATATTGGATCGTTCTCATCTATGGTTCGTATCTCCTGATTGGTGATATCAAATATCGTGAATTTTTCACCAGTTTTTTTATCTTTTTCCCGCTTCAATATGAAGTAGTATACATCTCTGCCGTTAGGTCCCGGAGCCGCCTTGAACTCATGGTGCTCCAAATAATACCATGCAGGCAGCATGAGGTTTTCTAGATTTGGAGGCAGCCAGGGCATATGCTGCCTGATCAAATCGGCAAGCACTCCTTTTCCACCCCCAGTCATTTCATGTAGGCTTCTTGTGAACAGGGGAACCACCACGCCCTGTCCTCCCTTTGCTCTAATCTGCCCCTCTATGTCGGTTGCCACCCCCGGAATTTGCGAACGTGCATAATCAGGACTGACCTGAGCAACTACAACTTCTATATTCTTGTTTGAATTTTTCATGCTAAACTGAAGCCTCCGATAAGGTTGTTTTTGGACAACTGTTCTAAGTCTGACTTGTTTTTGTCAGCTTGTTGTTGGATGGTTGACATTTGCTCCTGAATTTCGTTCATTGCATTCTGAATCTCCACGCAATCAGGACTTTGAGATTCATTTCCCTGCTTGCATCCGACGTTGTATGCCTGCTGCTTGGAGGCCAGTTGTCGTTGCAGAGCAGCCAGTTGATCCGCCATCTTCTTGCTGCCTCCGCTTAGGGCCTCTTGAATTCTTTTGGTTTGCTCTGCGTTCGTCTCCATGGCCTGCATGGCAACCCCTTGGGCCTGCGGAGACTCCATTTGTCCTATGGGTATCATCGGTTGCTGCTGTTGTGCTGACTTTATCCACCCCGCATTTTCGCCGATGCGGATCCAATCTTTCTTAGTCATGGAAAGCGTTAATCCAGGTGGAGCGTTCCACCGCCTGCCCATGTCTATTGGCTCGATTGCTCTCTGTTCTCTCCTTTTGCCAAACGACTGAGACCTGCCGAGTAGTCCTTTAAATTGTGATCTGTCCTCGTATGTTCCGAAGACTTTATAGACACATTTGCCAGAATCACTCTTCACAGAATCCATGACTTTTCTATTTTGGATTTTTTTGGGATCAGCACTGTCAAAGTACAGTTCTGGTTCTGCCAAGCCCCTGACCACGTCTTCTTCATTGACGATGTACAGCGCTATGGGAAAGGAGAAGGACTTTCCAGATGCAATCAGGTCTTCTGCTGCTTTTGCAGCCATAAATTTGGTCACGACATCGGTTTTCTTGAGCTCATCTTCACTGCAGTTTGCCATGTTTATCCTCTCGCTTCTTCTATGAAGAGACCAAGGTCTTCCGTAAGAACATTTCTGATTGCGTCAAAGGCGTCTTCTTTTTCGACACGAGCCATCACCTTTACCTCCACAACATTCATTTCATCTGATGGCTGGTTAACGCTGATGAGTTTTACATCCTTATTCATCTTTAGATATAACGGCAACTGATTTTTAATTCTCTTTGGTGGCGAGTAAACAAATATGAATTCGAACACGTCGTTATTATCTGACCAGTCATCAACTTCATCGGAATTACGGAGACGCGACTCCCAAGAATCTCGGGAACCGCCCCTCACGGCAGGCTCTCCAGACATAATCAATTTCCAAAATTGGTCGTCAGGATCTCCTGCCTTGATTGCAGTGCGGACGAGAGAAGAGGAATCTTTTATTGAGAATATTCTTCGCATGATTCTTTTTACAAACCACAATCGCCATTTCCTTTGCCGATGAAACCATATGCAAAATTGGTTACTGTACAGAACCCATCAAAACGATGAAAAAACACAAGGTAGATTTGATGAGTTGAGCCACCTACTCAGTGGGATGGCAAATGTTGTATGGATGTGCGACGGAGATTCAGCCGAAGGCTGTCAGTATGGGGGTGTATTGGGTAAAAACTCATCCATTTTTACCAATACAGATTATCGAATTCGGCAAATTTGGCCCAAAATCTTTGAAACATATGATTCTTGTCCACAAGACACCCCTAGGGTTTTTCCCAAGGACGGTGGCCCCAAAAGACCCATCAAGTGGGTATTGGGACATCTTCCAGCACTCCAATGGTGGAGGGAAAACGGAAGACCAGAGGGCAGGTTTATGGTGTGGGAGCACGACCTGTGGTGGGATGCTCCATTTAGAGCCGCCCAGGCCCTAACTCCAGCATTTGCTCACCATAAGTTTCTTGCCCACCCGGTAAAAACATACAGACCTGGCCCTGATGCCATACAGCCGCCAACTGTGCGTCCTCCAGAATGGCTAAAGGACACCACGATATGTCACTACACTGCCACCGTGATGTCAGCAAGACTCATGGCATCGCTTGATGAAATTAGTGAAGAAGGATGTTGGGGGCACTGCGAACTTCTAGTTCCGTCCGTGGCTCACCATCATAAGAATGGTGGAGGTGCAGCGTCTTGGATGTCCGTGGCCGGACATCCGGCCCTGCGACCAGTTATACACCGATTCCCGGGTCAATCTCCAGGGAAAAAACCCCAGAGATTATTCATTCGCTGAGCCCCTCTAGGCTCAGTATCCCTGCAGCTATCCACTGTGAGCAGTTAGAAACAACACCGTTGCCACACTGTTTGTAACGCTGCGCATTGCTAATCGTCACGATACGGCCATCTTCTTCTTCTCCAAACTCATTCCAGTCATGCGGCCATCCCATGAGGACGCAGCACTCAACGGGGGTCAGACGGCGAACGACCATACCTCCACGGCTGTGGGCTGGTTCAGTCTCTGTCCGCACTACCGCATGGGTGTCGCGTTCTCCAGTATCAAACGCGTTGAGCGTGTTGCTGTGGTCGGCAGGAACCCAAGACTCATCGTCTGTATTTGTCTGTGCCCTAGCAGACTTGCGGAACACATCCGACTGGCTGATCACGCAGTCACTGGAATCCTTGCCCGTCCTGAGGGAGTGATGCAGGTCGTCAGAAAGTTTCTGATTCATTCCATCATATGCTAGGGCTGGGTTGTTTTCATGCTGCACAATACATTTTCCTTCGCTAACATATTGATTTCCAACACCCTTATAGTCTCTTGCCGCTAATGATCCCACCACCTCTTGGTGATATTTATCATTCTGAGCAATATAGGTTTGGGCATGGTGACTGGTTGGCGCAGGCTGAAGTGCCTGGAGGGCGTTGGCAACTTCGAGCGGAGTTGCGCTGAAATTATTTTTCTTTGCATCTTCGCGTATGCTGTATGCTTGAGTAATTTCCTGACCAGATATAGCGACGTGATTTGCAGAATCTCCAAGACCACCTGCGGTCAGCGGTGAAACAACATCTGTGCTGCACGATTCTGCATTTCCAGTGCGTTGATCCCTAGTGAAAAATCTTGGCTGAAATGCAAGTGCTTCAACGGCATCTGGCTGCATCACGCCCTGTGGAGATGAGCCGTCCAGCGCATATGCGTCATTTGATACACCTATTCCATTTGCGCCCGTCTGTCCAAGCCTGAAAGCCATGGTTTCTTCAGACTGTTGTGCGATAACCGGGTGATTAAACTCGTGCACACCTGCGCGACCCATGCATGATCGCAGAGCACCAACCTCATCTGTTGGTACGATACCAGTCTGCTGATTTACATACCTAAATCCCTGACATGGCACATGTTCTATGACCGCAGCAAAGTTGCCCTTGTCTGGCATGAATTGATCATGACATCTCGTTGTCAAGCTCGACGATTCGTCTCCTGCGTCCCACCATTTCCCCTTCCCTTCTTCGGCGAAGAACTTGGCTTTGCCGACCTCTCCGACTTCGCTGCCCTCGTTGAGGGCTTCCGTAATTGCTTTGATTTTTTGCTCGCTGAAGATGCTTTCTTCCCTTCCGAGCCCTGTTGCGGAGGCTCCTCCACCCTGTTCACCTGCTGATTGAGAGCCTCTTTCAGCAACTGGGGGAGGAGCTTGCCCCTGCGCTCTGCACGCCTCAATATGCCTTCGCAAGCTTTTTTGCTGAGTTTGTATTGGCTCAAGTAGTCCGAGCACCATGGCTGAGCGGGACTCTGTAGGACCTCCGACAACTTCACGCGAGGCAACGACAAAGACTCTCCTTCGTCTTTGCGCAACTCCGAAGTAGCGGGCATCAAGAACTCGGTAGGCGATGTCAGGATACCCGCTGTCTGCCATTTCACCGAGTACCACTCCGAAGTCTTTTCCTCCGTTTGAGCTGAGGGCTCCCGGAACGTTTTCCCATACCACCCAGCGAGGACTCTTGGCCCGAACAAGTCGAATGAATTCATGGAATAAGCCTGACCTTTCTCCTTCTAGACCCTTTCTTTTACCAGCCACTGATAAATCTTGACACGGGCTGCCACCTATTATGATGTCGACATCCTCAAGGTCTTCCGCAGCCACCTTGGTGATGTCCCCGAATATCTTCGTGTGGGGGTGCTGCTTGCGCAAGACCTTTTGGCAGGTCTTGTCCCACTCCACAGCCCAGCACAACTCACAACCCTCCCGCATGAAACCGAGGCTGAATCCGCCCACCCCCGCGAACAGGTCTCCAACCTTCAGTTTTTTCTTCCCTGTATTGTCAAACATGAGACGATCCTCCAGCATAAACTTTTCGGAGTACCTAAACAGGTCCTCCCTAAAAAAGTTGCCACAAGATCAATCTTACGACCTGACCTTCTTACCGGCGGCACGTTCGAGTCTCTGTATCATGTCTTCAGCCTTTTCAGGAGCAGAATCCTTAATTACCTGAGCCATCAGGGCGAGGCGATCTTCGGGTTTCTCCACTGCGTGGAGATATGGTACGAGCATCTTTCGTATCCCACTCAGGTCTGATCCAGACAGCACCATATCCACTATGTGTGCCTCCATCTGTGCCCAACGGAGACCCTGACCCTGTGTCTGCCTGTGCAGATTTCCTCCCCTGAACTGTCTTTCGTATACAGTCTGTATTGCATGTGGATTACCTGTGCCAAAGACATAATCCAGAGCATTTTTGCCCTGTTGGTTTTTTTCGTGCGCGATGACATATGGCATCAATTCCTTCAAATCATTCGACAGCTTTTCAAGAGCTGTATCTATGTTGTAATCCTGAAGCATTGTCTTGTCATATGATGCGACGGCTGTTAAAAAAGAAATGAATTTAGCATACGGAGCCTTTGATGCAGCCATAATTATCTGCGGCCTCCACTCAGGAGATTCGAGCGTCCGCTTGAGGTCCTCCCACGGAGCAAATGTATCTACCAGAAACTGCTTCTGCTGCTGGGTTTGAGGTTCTGTGTGTTTTGGGATGTTAATTCCCTGGAACAAGGCTCGTTTGAAATTTTGCACTGCCGCTTGACGGACAGAATTAATTGCAAGCTTGAGAGCATCTATGGCCACACTTGCCCCATTTTCAGACGCCACTTCGTACACCACAGGTTTCAGGGCTACAGCCCACTGAAACTTGCCTTCTGATATAAGTTGTTTTGCCTCTTCTATTATCTCTTTGTTGCTTTCTGTCGCCTGTATTCTACCAGATTGGGTTTCAAGCAGCAGCGTCAGGTGCAGAGAGAACATGCCCCTCGACATGAGATCTTTCTTTATTTCTTTTTCCTGATCTTTCGGCAATGCAGACAGATAGCTATAGGCTTCCGAAAAGCCTTCTGATGAGCATTCAGACATCGACTTTGCCAATGTTCCTTTCCATTTGTCAGCCAGATCATAGACGGCAATTATGCATATCGCCCTTTCGCATGGCGTCAAAGGGACGTTTGACATGTTGGTGAAGGAGCCAGCATCTGTACTGTGTGGAGCCATGAGTGCCCACTGTTTTCCATCCCGAACAAACATGAACACTTCTCCGCCATACCTAGAATGCAGCATATGGGCACAATCGAAATTTTTCATGGTGCCTATGCAAAATCTATCAGAATTTTCTATGAGATGATGCTGTTTTTCCCAATTGTTATATCTATAAACAGTCATTGCCGGGAATCCAGGCAGGGCAAACCTACGAACAACTTCCATCTGATCTCCGGGGTCAAAAACCTTGTGTTCTAGTCCCCATTCTCTTTTTGTATTTTTTTCTTCCACCCCGTCCATGTCGGCAGAGATTTCCTCAAGGCTCTTGTAATCATCAACCTTCTTGGGTACAAGGCCCACCTTCAGTTGTTCTATTCTTTCCTCTACAGCAGCCGCTTGTGCATCAAAATGGTCTAGGGGTATCTCCTCATTTTTCATCACCCTAGAAAAGAACAATTTGTTCTTGAGGGGAAGAGATTCAATTTTTGTGATAACATCATCAGGTATGCCCTCGGCTTTTGCTGCCTGAATCCAGGATGCGCTGCTTGTCGATGCGGCGGAAGCAAGCCTGAGTTCAGGCGAAGGGTTCCAACGCGCGTTAGACCCCGAAGATCCTCCTCCCGAGCCACTTCCTGCAGATCCGCCCGTCAAAGACCACAAAGATTTCTTGGGTGTCTCAGGCACACCTCCTAAATTATTAAATGCCGACATGAGTCGCTTTATTTCTGGTGTTGTCTTACCACCGCCAGACACATATGCGCTGAGCAATTTAGAGGCATCTTTGCCATTACTGGTGGATCGCAGCATGGCTTTAGCAACCATATCTGCACCCTTCTTCTTCACCAAATTTGTCATGAATCGTATCATTTTTTCAACGACATACGCTTTTGTCAATTCAGTTGCCCCCCTGGCAAGATATGGAAGGGAAGCCCTGACGAGTGGCCAAAGCGCCGCAAAAGCTTCTTTCTGCATCATAATATTTTGACTGCGTATTTTTATCACAATGTGTTATTTCCGCCAAGAGGATCTATTCCCTGCCCCGTGAAATTCATGATATGCTCCACATAAGGGCAAATTATTCAAGACCTGTCAAATATTTTTCAGTTGACATTGAGGCTGACGGTCCATCTCCAGCTGTTGGATCGATGATTGAATTGGGTTGCGTTGCCGTAGACGATCCGTCCAAGAGATTTTCTGTCAAAATACGCCCAGATAAAGACACCTTCAACCCGCGCTCACTTGCCATTTCAGGTTTCACGAGGGAACAGACCATGGGGTTTGAAGATCCCAAATCCGCCATGGAGTCCTTCAACAGGTGGATATCTGAAAACTCCCATGACAGCTCGCCCATTTTTGTCAGCGACAACGGATTCGACTGGTCTTTTGTTGACTTTTATTTTCACAAATATGTGGGTCAAAATCCTTTTGGACATTCCCCAAGAAACCTTCATGACCTGCACAAGGGCTTCAGGAGGTCTCTGTCCAATCGGCTTTCTGACGAGCGCGGCAATCTTCCACATTCTGCCGTTGAGGATGCCTACATGAATGCCATGCACATGAGGAAGTTGATGGAAGATGGGCTCGAGGGCTGAGCGTAAGATTGCCTTGTGATGCACACGCATGAAGATGAAAAACTTGTTGACATCATGGGCGGCAGATCAAGAATCGAGGAACAGATTTTTGACCATGGTTTTGTGGCGCTCGTTGACCTGATGCCAAGGCTGGTTCCTGAAGGAAAGACTGCAGATTACGCCATAGCCCAAGCTGCAAGAACCAGCTACGGGCACGGCACCAAGAAAATAAACGAGGATGAGGGGCTGATCCGCTACCTGATGCGGCACAGGCACACCACCCCGTTTGAATTCTGCGAGGTCAAGTTTCACATCAGGATGCCGATCTTTGTGGCCCGCCAGTGGATCCGCCACCGTACCGCGAACGTGAACGAGTACTCAGCACGCTACTCGGTGGTTCCTGACCAGTTTTACACTCCAGGTGGCGACGCGGTAAAGCAGCAGAGTGCCACCAACAAGCAGGGCAGGGGGGACAGTCTTCCTCCTGAGGCAGTTGAATCATTCATAGAATCCTGTGACTCCATATCATCTGAATCATATTCAAAGTACATGGAGGCAATAAATGGCGGCGTGGCCAGGGAACTCGCCAGGATCATCCTGCCCGTGAACGCCTACACAGAATGGTATTGGAAATGTGATCTTCACAATATTTTTCATTTTTTACACCTCCGCATGGATCCCCATGCACAGATGGAGATCAGGGTGTACGCAGATGCCATGTATGGGTTGATCAAGCCATTCTTCCCAATTGCATGTAAAGCTTTTGAGGACTACAGCTTACACTCAGTACACCTGACTGCTCTCGAGGTTGAAGCCATCAAAAATGGTCAGCCCATCCAGACCTCGAATCGGCGGGAGGCTTCAGAATGGGAGGTCAAGATGTCGGGGCTTGGTTTGGTGCGCAGAGGATCTATGGGCGTATAATGCTAATGATTCATTCCAACCCTTTTTCACATGAATAACAAATAGGGTTACAAACCTCAACAAAGGAGAAAGCATGAAGAAGTGTATTTTTAGTTTGGTAACGGTATTGACAGCAACTTCGGTTGTTTTTGGTGCCCAGCAGCCCCAGGCACCAGTCCAGACAGGAGGTGGGGTGGATGCCCTCTCACTTAGCAATTTCGGCTTCAGCGAAAATATCAATTTCTACAACCTGAACACGGGCAATGTCACCCAGTTCCTGCAGAGGGTTGACTATAATTTTAGCGACAAGCTTGACCTCCACCTGATCCTGCCAGTGTACACAGATGGAAGTACTGGCGCAGGGATGCTCACCTTGGGGGCGCAGTATGAGTTGCTGACGTCTCCTGTGTCTTTTATTGACTCCGTCGATCTCGGGCTGAACCTGATGCTCCCTACATCCTCTGCAGGCTTCGGTGGCAGTGGCGTCAACCCCGTCCTCAATGCGGGCATTGGTGGCAAGACGCCGATTGAGAAGCTGACCTACTCCACTGGCGCAAGTTGGGAGTGGAATACAAATGGAGACTACCTACCCATCTTTGGTGGATTTATCACCTATAATGTGCTGGATGTCGATGCCTCGCTCAACTATGAGATCATCAAGGATCTCAGCGTGGCCGCCAACTACAACTTCTGGTACCTAGACAGCGGCTCTAGTCTGAACACAATCGGGCCGGGCCTAAAATGGGACATGTGCAACAACGCTTCTTTTGACTTCGCGTGTGACATTCCATTCGAGGAGAGTAGTGCCAACGATCTTGACCTCGTGGTCAGGTTTGGTTTGAATGTCAAGTTCTAAAAAAATCTTCAAGAAAGAGAGAAAAGAAAATGGACAACAAGAACTCATGCCCCGTCAAGTGCCCAATGGGTGGCTTCTGCTGGAAGAACCCCGTTCACTGGTTCTTCGGTCTCGCCGTCCTGCCCTTCACGCTGGAAGGTGTTAAGGTCATTTTGGCCGCCATCAAAAATGTTACTGGCTGACAATTGTTTCTTATGAAACGATCCTGCGGGGGCGTCGCAAGACGCCCCCGCTTTCTTTTATAGACGATAAAAAAGCATGTCGGACGGAACGTTCAAGATGAGGGAGTGGAAGTCATACTCGGATGGACTGAGGGACTTCTGTAGATATGTCAACAAAAAAGTTTCGCACGATGTGAAGTCTGTGGTTGAGATCGGATGCTACATGGGGGAGGGAACCAGAATACTTCGCGAGTGTTTTCCCAGGGCGGTGATTCGGTGCATAGACCCATGGAAGACCGGCTTTGACTCCACCGATCCGACTAGTTTCTCAGACATGTCCAAGGTTGAGGAGTCTTTCGACAGCGCCGTGGCACCATTCTCCCACATAGTAAAATACAAAGGGGTTTCAGAGGACTTCATTGACTATCCTGAGTTTAAGAAAATCCATGTGGTCTACATAGATGGATGCCACACATACGAGGCCGTCAAGCAAGACCTGCTCACCTGGTTACCCCGTGCGCGTCTCGCCATCGGTGGGCACGATTTCGGCTCTGGTCTCGAAAGGCTGAAAGGCGTCGAGAGGGCGGTTGTAGAAATAGTCGGCAAGCCTGATATGGCATTTCAGGACACATCATGGGTCAAGATATTGTAGTCAAATCCAAGGCGGTATGGAGGCCTTTGCATCTGTTCCTATACCACAAGGACGATGACGCCACAAGGAACAATTTCGAACAACTGTGCAGCGTGGAGGGCTCGGAGAATGTACAGCCCATATCTGACTGTCGTTCGTTCCTCAAGGGCACATTCAGGGCGGACCATGGAAAATGGCCCTTCCCCCACTGGGATAGTTATTGGATGTGTGATGGATTGATATACAAGTATGTCCTTGCCAACAGGGACAGGGTTTTATCGAGCTCTGCCATTTGCATCAATGAATACGACACATGGTGGCAGATTGCGTCCTCCGAGTGGATGCCGAAGACCGTGGCAGAATCTGACATATCAGGGTCCAATCTTTTGAAATTTGGACAAGACGGCTGGACATTCTTTGAAAAGCATAAGCATCTCGAATTCGCTAATCAGCTGCGTGGTCTGGTTCCGTTCTCGGTGATATGCGTAAAGCCGGAATGCATGGTTGCGATAGCCGAGAGGGTTCGTGATGATACGCGTCTTCACCCACTTTACAACAATGAGATGAGGATAGGCACCACCGCGAATCTGATTGGCTCCCGCATGGGGACGCTTCCCCAAGCAATTGGAAAGAATGTGCAGTGGCACAGGTGCGAATACAGCAAGAATCCTGGGATTTATCACCCGATCAAAACTGCTGTCGCATCCCCGCAAGCCAGCCCGACAGTGAAGAAGACCACCAAGGTGAAGGGTAAGGCATCGAATAAGGCTGGCAAGGGTGAGTTTGCTGTAATCACAGGTGCATTCTATGGGGATCCTCAGCGCTGCTTTGAAGCCGCAAGACGCCTGCGTGCATCGGTTGAGCGATTCGACAGGGAGTTCGTGGTTGTTGACGGACCATGCCCGAAGACTATGCAGGAGATGAAGAACCATCTGATCGTCCCGAAACTTGAGGAGATGGATCACAAGTGGGTCATGTGGCTCGACTGCTCCGATGTCTATTGTGCGCAGGATCCCTACCTTGCGGTCAAGTATGCAAAGGCATGTGGGAAAGAAATCCTTGTGTCAGCGGAGGGGAACTGCTGGCCAGAACCTGAATTCTCATATAAGTTCAGGGCTTCACCATACAACTTCAGTGGCATTGACTACAAATATCTCTGTGCTGGTGTCTGCATGGGCAGGAGGGTTGACTTCATCAGGCACATGAAGATCATGCAGGACATGTATTCTAGACAGAAGGAGCTCATGGAGTCGTGGAGGACAGATCAGGCCACCTGGCACCGCATGTTCCTCAACCAAGCCACGCTTGGCGCTTCAGTTGAACTTGATTATGCATGCCATATGGTCGTATCGACCTGCAATGTGCCGATGGTTAATTTTGTGGAAGGCTTAAGAAATAGAAAACCATGCGTTAAAATAAAACCAACAGGAGGCAAGCCGATCATCCTCCACTTCAACGGCAACGACAAGCACAACACGGACAAGATAAATACTCTGATAGGCATGACAGACACCACTGGATATGAAGAGGGGTTGAGGAAGCCCTACAGTCCTTCGGCGGACATGAGAGACTTCCACAGACAGGTGGTCAGGATGGAAGACATCGTGAAACAAAAACCATCTCCTTCAAAATTCAGACGGGTCATATCATCCATCTAGGAAAAATCCATGAATAAATTGCATCTGCTTACAACAGGAGTCCTTGCCAACGACCCCATGATCGAGTGGTCTTGCAACCATATCGCGGACAGCACCGTAAGGAAATGCTTTGAAACAGACTGGACATTCGTGACGCACAGCGAGGAAAGAGCCAGCAAGGTGGTTCATCAGGCTCGCGATGTGCCAATGGATGTTAAGGTTTTGATAGACCCTAGTGCCAGAAGAAATCGCAATGATTCTACACTGGCTGCAATACGGACACTTGCAGAAGGCGATTGGGTGTGGATCATCCCCGAGGGGGCCATGGCGGATGTCCACTCGGGTGGAGAAATGCTTAAGCTAATCAGTGCTTCCGATGCTCCAATTACTGTCGAAAGAGACTTGTGCCGTGGTATTGATCATCTGATTTTCCGTCGCCCATCGGATGCTGTGCTTGATGGGTCTTCAGATGCAGATGAGTTCTTCACTGACATCAGAAACAGATCCAGATCGATACCCTGCTCGGATGTCTACATATCCCGAGGTGCGGAAAATGACTTTGAAAAGTTATGTGTCATGTATTGGAACATGAAGTTTTGGAAGCACCGATACTCCGGATTCTACCATGACATTCTCTCTCCGATGCGGGGCATGGGCTGCGCTCTCCTTGAAATCGGCGTTGCGTTCGGTGGCAGCCTGAGAACCTGGAGGGACTATCTTGGGGGTGGGGCGGTGTTTGGGCTAGACTCTTACCCAGAGTCTTCCCTTGCGGAGTCTGGGCTTGTCTGTTTGACTGGAGACTCAACCACTGCCGAAGGTGTTGCTGAAGTTTCTAGGATCAATAAGGGCAAGTTCAATGTGATTGTTGATGACGGAGACCACGATCCACAATCGCAGTTCAAAACAGCATGCAATTTCATGCCCCTGCTAAATGAAGACGGTCACTACATCATTGAAACTGCGCACGGATTTGAATGGCTCGTGCCCGAACTGAAGAATAAATTCAGCAATATGAACATCGAGGTCATCGATCAGAGGGTCAGGTCGGGGTATGGAGATTCAGTGATTGTGTACTGCAAAGCATCAAGATAACTCAAACTTTTCTATAACTACTTTCAATGCATTTTGCTTACAAGTTTTTTTTGCAACTCTTCTAGACGAGTTCTCCAGTCATTTATAGCAATATGTTGTTTTTGATTCATTATTTTCTCATCGTCTGATATGCTTCTACATTTTTCTGCTGCCTCTTCCCATGAAGAGGCAACCACCCATCCTTCTATTTTTTCATCTATGAATGTTTCTCTTATTTCGTCGAGACTTCCAACCACCACTGGCAAAGCGCCAGCTGATAGCGCCTCGTATATTCTCAAGCAATTGAGGGACAAATTACCCCTCCCAATTGGCACAAACTTTGAGTTAAGATACATATTTTTCATAGTAGTCTTGTCTGCATTCCCAAAAAATCCATTTTCCAATTTGCCGAAAGCCGCATGCATTTTTGCTCGGTCAGACTTCATATTCCCAACGAAAGACCACATACGTGATCTTTCGCAAGATGGAGTCAAAGATGTTTTCGCGCATGGTTCCGAGAACATGTCAACGCCATATCCTAATGGTATAATTGTAACGTTTTTACAACAAGGGTAGCCTGCATGACGATACTGCCTAAGATACAGTTGGCAATAATTACTTAGACTGTCAAATTTTGGCCTATTCCCCCACTCATCAGAACAATGTATTATGATTGTTGGCTTTATTCTTTCACATACATCTGCAACATCATGATATGAATGCACATTGGATGTGAACACCAAAATTCCATATTTTGTATTTTTGGAAAACTCTATTGTTTTTATTTTTTGCCACTGGAAAAAATTTACAGGAATGTTTGGCAATAACTCCTGTGTGATGAAAGATAGTTCCCACAATCCTTGCTCAAAAAGAATTTCTGCATGATGACACATGACTTTTTTTATCTCTATGCCTTTCTATTTGGTTTTGAAGTCACCTTTGTCACCAGAAAACACCCCTATTCAACCATTCATATTATTTTGTCGGTAATCTCTGAAGCATTCCATGCGCATTTCAAAGTTTGCTGAGAACCATCTTGGCAACCATCTTCTCAGTAATCAAATTTTCCTTGGTGAATGCGAACAACTCATCAAGTATTTCCGCGTAGTCGGATGGGACGATTTTTTGTTCAGCCCATCTATTCGCATTGATTACTTGTTTCTTTGGGAAATTGGTCATTGTCAAGGTTGGACAGGCTTCAAGATTAGGAAAATACGGTACGCAGTGGGAAGCTAGTACCTCGTAGTGCCGGTTACAGTCCCACCCTGCCTTTTTGTGAGTGACTCCAAAAAAAGATTTGTTGTAGTCTGTGTAATAATCTTTTTGTGTCCAAAAGTTCCACTTGTAAGTTGACGGATCGCCGGGTATGCATGTGCCAAACATCTGTTCCTTTTCTAGAAATTTGGTAGCAACAGCAGATTCTGTTGCTGCAAAACTTATTGGCAGAACTCTAGGCCGGCCCGTAACAAGTTCTCTTTTGAAGTATAGTCCATACTGTGTTAAAGACATATCTGTCCCTTGATCGTCTTCTCCATCAAAAATTAGCACACGATCAAAAGGATACACCTTACTTACATCTTCAAAATGATCTCTACATCTACGAATGCTTCCATATACAATCAGATCATAGAACTTATTTAGGATTTTATCCTTGATTGTTTGTGCATCTTCTAAATTGGGAACATGTGCCATTTTTCCGTACCCTATTCCCCTGCCCCACATTCCATTCAGGTCAGGGCATCCCTCAAGCATGTAGAAAGGGTGGTGCGTCTCCCAAATCTTAAATCCAGGCTGGCGAACGAATCCCTCATACACATGGTCGTTCAAAAAGTCAACATGACCAAAATGGTTTACAAACAGTACATTGGTAAGTGGTGTGCTTTTTTTTATGGTTGAGTTTTCGGCCATAGATTATTCATCCTTTTGCTCACAGACTAACTGCACAAGGTGCCCCCAATAGTCGCTATTGGGCGTGATTGTCGGATATCCAACTGGATTGTTATTGAATGTCCATTTAAATATATGCGGCACAGTGCCTTCGATTTCGATAACAAACCCATCTTCGCACGCCTTCCATGATCCTGCTAACTTCGTGCTTTTATCGCTCAAGCACTCCATTATTGATCCATCATCCATCAACTTAATCATTCTGTAAACCACATTATGTCCAAACTGACATCCTGTTTGATGCTCAAGATGCCAGGGACACCAGTACATCTTAAGAGCCAAATCCTTGCCAACAAAATTCTTGGCTTTGAATCCTTTTTTAAGACTGTAATACAATTTGGAAATCAGGTTATCTACATCCATTGGCGCTTTGAGAAGGGCCTTCTGAAGTGACTCGGCATTTACATGTAGAGTTCTCCTAAATGTTCCGTGCACAAACCAGCGATCTCCGGTTTTGCACAAAACAGAAGAGCAAACCAACGACGGCCTCCCCGTCCCTCCAGAATCTCCCCAATCCGATCCTTTTATAGTCTTGACTTTAAGCAATCCAGCAAGTAGACAAATCGCGATATCAGGCGTTCCTACCTCGTCTGACCAGTCCTGAAGTTTGCCATGCCACATATTCTTTTGAGATGAAGATAGTTCTATAAATTCTCTATTAACTACAGCTACGCATCCTGCCATAAATATGTGACACAAATCAAATCCAGGAAAATGCTTTGCTGCCAAGTCGTGAACATGACCCCATGCGCATAAATCGATGCCGGGAGTTGTGATCCAACATGCAGGCTTGCCATCTTCTTGTTTCGCCAAATCACAGAACTTGTCTACATCAATTATAACATCGTCATCACAAAATATGCAATAATCATAATCGGTAGATGCTATTCCATGCTCTAGAGCCCATGCATGCCGTCTGCTTGTGGGATGAGCAGATTTATTTTGTACCTGTACATGATCTGCAGAAATCCATTCCCACTCTTGCGGGATGAAGTCTGGGCGTGGGCCTTCGGAAACAAACTTCATAAATACATCATGTTTTGTTGACTTGATAGCTCCGGCGGTCAGCACATGAAGCCTGTCTATATTCTTGCTTGTCCCAAGGATGATGCACGCTACCTTTTTTCTCATAATCATATCCTTTCATGAAGTGTTGATTTCGTTGCTTTTTCGCTTATTTTATCATGTAGTTTTATAACATGCCGATTTCCCAACAAATAACCTGAGAATCTATAAAATGGGAACAAGCATGAAAACGGACGAATCGTATCCTTTCCATTTTTGTTGCCCTATGCCAACCGGAAATCGATTGTCGTAAAGACCAAAAAAATCAATTGTACTCGAATGACTTGCTGCATCAATCTTCCACCCCCCTGCAGCTGGCTCCCATGCTCCATCAAGATCAGGTCTTCCTTTTGATTGAAATCTTCCATTAGCATGCATGACACAGTCGTTTATGGCAATATCGTTTTGGTCTGGATAGTCTATTCGACTTCTCCACGGCCTCCAAAACCACGCTAAATGGAATGGCATATCCAAATAATTCTTTGCCTTAACCCCGGAACTAATCGTAGGATGAATAGTTTTTAGCAAATCTTTCGCATCACCGAATGGTGCATTTTTCAATGCGCATATCAATGCATCAGGAGGAACAGTCGGACTCTCTCCAGTGGCATGGATATGCCATTGCGTTCCGGAATGAATGAGCAAAGACGAATTTACAAAGTCTGGCCAACAAGTACCACGATTTGTCATTCCACGAACATGCTGTGCTCCTGCAAGAAAGGCTAGTATTGAAATCTGCAAATCAGGTATAAAACTGCTCCTAGATATGTCATGAGATATTTGTAGCATACATTTTAGCAAATCTTCGTTTTTTCTTACATCAACACATAACTCTCTGTTTATCACTGACGTGCAATACCCACACCACATTGAAGATAACTGACGGTTATTTAGATATCTTCTTGCGTGCTTTCTTATTGCTTGTGCAGTTTCTATTTTGCAGTATTCTCCTGGATGTGTAGTCCATACGCATGGTCCATTTTGCTGATTTGCAATTTCAACAAACCTATCCACATCTATGATAACATCATCATCACAGAATATGTTATAGTCATATGACTCATTGGCCACACCGTCTATCAAGGCATGGACATGGCGATCAGGCAGTCTGTATTTCTCACTTGGAATCCAGTTCCAATCCTGAGGAAGAAAACTAGGCTTTTCACCCTCGGCCATAAAATTCATTGTCACTTCATGTCTTTGTGAACGTATTGCACAGGCTGTCAAAACCCTCAATCGATCTATATTTTTCGATGTCCCAAGTATGTTAATCGATATCTTCATGTCAGGAACCCTTCACACCCTTATGTTTGCCGCCCTCTCAAAATAGGCGTCTACAACTTTCTGCACATAGTCCAACTGCCTGTCGTCTATGACTTGACTTGTGCCCACAAAAAATGTGTCTCTTGTTGACTTCGTGGCGTTTGGATATTTCTTTTTTGGATCGCATGTCTTTGCCAAATCCGAATATGCCGGCTGCAACAACAGATTACCTCCGAAATAGTTCCTTGTCTGTATCCTGTTGTCTTCAAGGTACATTGTAAAATGTGAACGCTTTAAATAGACTCCGTCTCTTATTGTCAATGGGAATGCAAACCAAGATGGGTCGGATTTGCTGGTGGCGCAAGGAAGATGGAACACAGAGTCATATTTACTGAAGATATCCATTAGCCTTGCAAAATTCCTTTGCCTCCTTTGTGCGAAAAGCTCTAGCTTTTCTAGCTGCACAAGTCCAATTGCTGCTTGTAAATCTAAGGGCTTTAAGTTGTATCCTATTTCCTCATAAATGTACTTGTGGTCAAAAACATCATCCGGGAACGCAGGAAGCCAATTGCTGAATCTTTTTTTGCACATTCCGTTCTTCAGACATGACGACCCTTGTCCCGTGCAGTAACATCCTCGTCCCCATTCTCTGAGGCTTTTTACCACCTCAGCGCAAGTTTCTGACCGACATGCGACAAAGCCTCCTTCGCCCATGGTTATATGATGTGCAGGATAGAAAGAACAGGAAGCCATGTCTCCAAATGACCCCAAAGGACGTTTGTCAAATGTACTTCCAAGTGCATCGCAACAGTCTTCTAGCAATATCAAATCGTAATTCTTCACTATGGACATAAGCCAGTCCATATCCGGAGGATTCCCAAGGACATGTGCAAACATGATTGCTTTTGCGCCTTTTTTGGCTGCATCTTCAACCTGTCTCAAATTCATATTCAGACCATCGATGTCAATATCTACGAATACGGGCTTGAAACCATTTTGCATAATTGGATTGACTGTCGTAGGGAACCCGGCTACTGGTGTTATTATCTTGCTTCCTTTTGGCAAGTTCCAAAGGCGCTTGGACTTTAATGCAGATACCATCAAAAGATTGGCACTTGAACCACTGTTTACAAGAGCACCAAATCCCTTATCCATCAATTTGGAAAACTTTCTCTCAAATCTTATTCCGCTGTCTCCGAGTCCTAGCCATCCTGATAGCAAAGATTGAACTCCTGCCTTGTATTCGGCAGCATCAAAAAAGCTACCAGCGTATCTCACCCAATCACGACCCTCCGTCCATTCAGACTTGTTTTCATTAAACAACTGCTCTATCAAGTTGTAAATTTGACTTTCTATGGAAGTTTTGTTGATAGTCGGTTCAATCATTTTTTTTAACCTCACGGGCAAGACAATCGAGAGCCTCTAGGGATGTAATTTTTGGCTGATAGCCCAGGCTCAATAGCTTATGATTATTGAGACACACATCATTAACCTGAACAATCTTATGAAATACAGGCGTATTTATGCTCACTATCTTTGAAGACGACTCTAACCTTATTTTTCCATATTCGACAGCATCTTTTATTGTCATGGGGCTTGAATTACTGATGTTGACGACAAAGTTTTTTTCGCTGCATCTTATGCAGTTCATAATCGCACGACAGCAATCATCCACATGCATGAAATCTCTAATAGAATGACCTCCATCATAAAGCTCAACGGTATTTCCGATGGCCAATTTCTCGAACAGGTACTGGATGGCATTTTTTTTGCTAGATGCCCTATGGTCAATTCTTCCAGTGATGCTTGCAAGCCTGAGAATCCTGTATTCAATTTCGAATGTTGTGCAATAGGAAATAAGCAGTTGCTCTGCAACTCTTTTCGTAATCGAATAAAATCCTCTTGGATCACACGGAGTGCATTCATGTGTATTGACGGTGGAATTTGCTCCATAAACAAACCAAGAACTGACAAAGTTAAAGACACCCCTTCGACCAGATTTTCTGTAATCTTCTAGAACATGTATCAGTTTTGTTATGTTGGTATCAATATCTAGAGTGGGTTTGTCAAAAATGTTATAGTTGTCTGTCGTGCTTATCATGTACAAAACGTCATCGCTGCATGACTTATTTTCATACCTTCCAATGGGAAGGCATTCTTCTTTGAACATGGAGACAAAGTTGCTTCCAATGAATCCGGTAGAGCCGAACACTGAAATCATTTTAGATCCTGACCTTTGGCAACATTCTGCTCACATACTCCATGTATCTAGACATCTGTGGAGAACTGAAACCACTACTTTTTATCGTCTCGGAAAGAACCCATCCTTTTTGCATCGCTATCTCCTCAAGACACGCTATCTTGAACCCATGCTTCTCCTCCACGCTATGGACGAAGTTTGATGCTTCCAGCAGACTGTCATGGGTTCCGGTGTCGAACCATGTGAAACCCCTACCGAGTCGTATTACATGGAGTTCTCCATGTCCAAGATACATCTGGTTGATTGATGTTATAGACAACTCTCCATTTACAGATGGAGTCACCTTGCGTGCGAATTCGCAAACCCTTTCATCATAAAAGTACAGCCCAGGGACAGCCAGGTCTGACCGTGGTTCGATTGGCTTCTCCTCTATGGACACTGGCATCCCGCTACTGTCAAGTTCAACCACCCCAAAGTCTCGTGGGTTCTTGACCATGTATCCAAAAATCGTCGCACCATGCGTTCTTGAAACGGCTTCTTCCAATTGACCGGTGAATCCCGCTCCATAAAAGATGTTGTCACCAAGGGCAAGACAGCACCTTCCGCCCGCAATAAACTCTTCCCCAATCAGGAAGGCTTCCGCAAGTCCCCGAGGCGACTGCTGAACCTCTATGGTCAGATTCAAACCCCACGATGATCCATCGCCAAGCAGGCGTACAAAATTATCTCTGTCCTGTGGCGTCGTGATCACCATGATGTCCCTGATGCCCGCAAGCATGAGGACGGATATGGGATAATAGACCATTGGTTTGTCGTAGACGGGAAGCAGATGCTTCGATATTGCCTTTGTGGCGGGATATAGTCTACTTCCTGTCCCCCCTGCCAAAATTATCCCCCTCATCGTGCCATCCATTCTCTGTTGTTCATGTACCAAGCAACAGTTTCACGAAGTCCATCGCTCAATGATTTTTTTGCCCTCCACCCGAGCTCTTTCTGCAACTTGGATGATTTTATGGCATATCTGCAGTCATGTCCAATCCTGTCTTTTACATGGGTGATGAGGTGTCCATACTTTTCGCCGTCCAAATCTTCCATCGTCTTCAGAATCTCTTTGGCAACCCATATGTTTTCTCTAAAGTCTTCTGAAGATATGTTGTATGTCTCACCAGCAGCGGACGACTTGGCAATCAAAACGAGGGCATCGCAGTGGTCTTTGACATGCAGCCACTCTCTCACTTGTCTGCCGTCTCCATATATGGGTACTTCTCTGCCTGACATGGCGCACGATATTGTGTTGGGTATGAATTTTTCTCTAAACTGTCTTGGTCCATAATTATTTGAGCAATTGGTCACCACATGTGGAAGACCGAATGTCTCGCCCCAAGCCCGCACCACATGATCAGAGGCCGCTTTGCTTGCAGCGTATGGATTTCTTGGGTGGTATCTGTCCATTTCATCTGTGGGGGGATCATGAGGCTTTCGGGAGCCGTAAACCTCATCAGTACTCACATGCACAAATAAAAAGTCAGACACGCCTTCAGCTTCTCGCCACCTGTTGACGGCATCCACAAATCTCCATGTCGATTCAACATTTGATTTAAAAAAATCACCAGGAGACGATATGGATCTGTCAACATGTGTTTCAGCTGCAAGATTTATCACACGCCAAGGGTTGTTCCTCTTCAGAGTATCCATAACGACATCTGCGTCACCAATGTCGGCATGAATAAATTCATCCCCCCCAGGCGTTGGCGTGCTCCCGATGTGCACCGATGGTGCCAGGTTGTCTATGTTCACCACCCTGTCGCCTGCTGACATTATGGCGTCCACCAGATGCGAACCTATGAATCCGCAACCACCCGTCACCAGCCATGTTTTTTTGTTTTTATGTTCCACGTACACATAACTATTTACCTACCGATTGCCATCACCCCTCCAACGACAAAACCGCACCCAGGGTGCGGTTTTGTCGTGCAAATGGCGTATTTTAAGAATTAACTCTGACGCATGGTGTTCTGCGTGGCTGCTGTCGCTTCAGTCTCACTGACCATCTGGTACATCTTTCGCAGAACAGCACCCCATTGGTTCTGCACCGCCATGTACATCTCACGCTGAACCCAAATATCAGCCTGCGAATTCTTCAGCGCAAGGCGCAAAGCCTCTGCTTCCTTTGCCCTCATCTCCGCCCTTGATCTTGTCTGCTCCAGTTCGTTCATGATCGCCCTAATGCATTCCTGCTCATCCTGATCAACTTGCTGAAACCCTGCCGCACGTATACGGTTTTTAGTCTGTTCATCAAACATAAAACAATCATACGCTCCCCAACAACGGGACTGGCGGGACTCGAACCCACAATCTGCCGCTTAGAAGGCGGCTGCTTCATCCGATTAAGCTACAATCCCAAATTGGTCACGAGCAAGATGTGCAGCGCGTCATGAACCATGACCCATTTTTGGTCATGGATCCTGAAGCTCCGCACATCTCGCAGATCGCTCCAGACATGGTTTCTGCCATATTTATCATGCCCCCAATCTCCTGTTGGTGCTGACCCGCAATATACACCCTCAGGGTTCCAAACTTTTCCTTCACCTGCATCACGGAAAAGCGCTCCTCTTCAGGTTCCTTCATCTTGCGCCAAGACGCATCCATCAACTTAAAAAGTCTGTCAAGCAGAACATCCCACCCAGTGCCGCATTCGATGTGACAGTGTATCCACGGGTACTTATCGTGCCACACAAATCTCAAATCTTCTTTGGGCTTGATTGCTTTGTCGTTGTCCATACGGTCTCTAATGACACCACTGGGGATCGAACCCAGGACCTAGAGGTTAAAAGCCACTTGCTCTACCAGCTGAGCTACGGTGTCTCGTAATGAGCGGTTGCTCTATTTGGATGTCTAGTCGGAACCATTCTTGATGTTATGGGCGTACAGAAGACACAAATATCCAAAAGGTGTCATATCTTCTGCGTCTCCTGCTTGGTTTATGACTGCAATCTCTCCATCTCAATCACCAACTGCTCCACCAATATGTGAGCATGTTTCACCATCCTTGAAGACAGTGAAGGTTCCACTTCTATACGGAGTAAATTCCTGATGGTGGATGTGTCACTGGGGCTGAGGTGGCTCGGCAGTATTATCGGTCTTTGCGCGAATGAATTCCTGTCGTGGCATGTACGGGAAAGAGATCTCTCTTGCCTCGACACCCTGAGGGGTGTTCTGATCTGAGATAATGACCACTGCATGAGCGTCGAACGAGGTTCCGTCCGCCCGACGGAACACATGGGCACAACGTGTGCTCTGCTGCTTCCCCTCGCCGTCGGTCGGATGCCACTCATCTTCTGTCCCGGTGAGCGGGGTGATGACTTGCATCTGGGAGAGGCGACCAAAGAGTGAAGACGCCAGCCACCTGCTGCGGTCGTCGCCAGGAAGACCCTCAAGGATCTCTAGCATCCTTATCACGGCTCCTTCGATTCGGACGATCCATGGGTCGATTGCCTGCCCCTGCCCAGCAGACTCCCTTGCCCTGGTGGCGACGACAAACTCTGAACGGGCAAAATCCGTCAGCATGGATACATTTACTTCATTTGCAACTTCAGTTGTCATGGTTGTCCCTCTTTCTTGTTGTTGTTGTTGTTGTTGTTGTTGTTGTTGTTGTTGATGATCTCGTCGAGAATTTTACGGTACTCATTGATCCCACGAAGCCCCGTGATCCGCAGTTTCTCCTGTCCGCCATGCCACACCGTAATGGTTGGCAGCGCTTGTATGGAATTTTCTCTAGCAAAGTCAATATTTGACTCACAGTCTACCTTGACCACCCTGGCACGACCATTGTATTCATTAGATAACTGGTCCATGGTGTTGGAAAGCACGCGGCATGGACCGCACCAGTGTGCCCACCAGTCGACCAAGACGGGCATATCTGATTTTACGACAAGAGCATCAAAGTCGATGCTGTCTATCTGCTGAGCGTTGTGCTGTATGATCATGCCAACAATCTTACGACTGTGGCGGGTCAGACCTGGGCGGCAAGCAACTTTTTCCACTCTTTGGGCACCACCAGGTCAAAAGCATCCTTGATACCCTCTCTACTGGACTCTGAAGCCATCCTGATCATCTCTTTGAGCCTGTCGAGGGGATCTGCAACCGCAGGTAGGTACATCCGGAGGATGGTGTAGGACCCTGAAGGGTTGCTCATGCACATGTCCACGGCTAGTTGTCTCGATGATATGGAGTAAGCATGGTGAAGTTTTCCGTCATCTTCCATTTCTATTCCAGAACCATGCACTGAAATTACATATTCTGTTGAAAGATCGACCACCTCTTCTATATAATCCGGAATTTTTTGCACTAACTGCAAATAAGAAGTCATGTCACTTATATCTTTTTTGTATTCATCGGGTTTCTGCCATAGCGATTTTACTCGATCAGGTATTGTATCAATGCTGCCAAAAATGGCACGAAGTTCTTGGGCGTAAGTTCTTAGTCGACTGAGTGATTCCTTGCCAACGACATCATTTGGCCAAAAGTCGAGTGCACTTGGCCTACTGACAGTCATCGATATATATCAATTATGATCTCTATCTCATCTTGCAGTTCTGATATCTTCTTTTCGCAACATTCGGCGTCCCCACAGTTGCGAAAGTCAGGAATCTCCAATTTGTTCAATTCATGATGAAAGTCGGCAGAGCGCATGAGATCTTTTGCACCTGATATCATACTTGCTGCCAAGTTCTCGCTGTCTCTGCACATGTCTTCCATGGGCATGTTGTAGCCAGACTTGGCCCTCTTCCACCAGGTTGCGGCATCGGCGCCCTTGAGCTTGTGGTGTGATGTCATGTGCGGCTTCTTCCCAACTCTCTTCTTCTTCTCTGCAGTTCTCTTCTGTCTTGTGGCTCTTTTCTTTTCGTCGTCGCTCATGCCGCGCGATGTTGATGGGGTCTGGCGAGATACTTTTTTAGATGGACGACATTTTGGGTACGCCCCCTTTGAGGCATCACTTCTTCCACAAGGCGGGTGCTTCCCATCCTCGTCCCTGCGCGATATGTCAACCCACTTCTCCTTGAACCATCTGTCAAGGCTGGCGACCTTTTCCATGTCGTCTTCTACCTCTTCGTATGTCTCAGAGAATACTGCGCCATCTATTCTGTAGAACCCCTTGTCTCCGTCACGCATCAGCTGGTCGCCTGGCTTGAGCACCATATCTTCTCCCCATGATGCCTTGAAGTTTATCTCTTCTGGGCCTCCATACAGGGCCGCATACCTTATGTCCCCTTTAGGTCTGATGTCGCCGCCAATTTCCCCATCGTATTTGTTGCTGAACTGACTACTGTCAACAACATATACTTCTCCCTTGGGTCCAGATATGAGTATATCCCCAGGCATCCCCTCCTTAGAGGTCTTATCAAGGTCTGTCACTATCCTCTCTCTCCTGCTAAGGACAGTGTAGGTGAGCGGCTGCATACTGCCATAATCGGCATCAGGCATATACCTGTAATTAATATTTGATTTCTTCCTGACAGGCCTAAATTGCAGTCCTGATGCTATTTCCTGTATGTCTGCCATCCTGTCCTCCATTAAACAATATTTAACAAAAATAATGCACCAACCCTTTTTAAGATATGCCAATCATGGAGGCGACTTGAGACTTCCAGTTTTGGATGGCCTGCTGAATGCTCATGCCACTATTGTTCTCTCGAAGGAGATTCCCCACCCTTTCTTCCAATTTGGACGATGTGCCTCCCCCCCAGACCTCTCTGTCAGCCAGTATGTAGGGTGGAAGAACTCCGAAATGACGGAAAATATTAAGCTTGTGTTCGGTGTGAAAATCATCAAATAGCAATTTGAAAACAAATGACACTATCTCAGTTGCCCTCGGGTAGTTAGTATTCATCAATTGTGAAAAAAGTGCTTCTAGAAATAATCTTTTGCAAATTCTATTGCCACTCTTTGCGCACTCTTTGGCCACTTCTATCACAGCAAATTCTGGCACGCCTTTTTTGGGTTCCAACTGCCACGGGAGTATCCCGCCCTTGTTCCCGAGATTTCCGATCATTATTTTTTTTGAATAATCGCTCAAATGCCCATGTACTCTGCAGTACCTTTCTGCATATTCTATAACCCTCTTGTCTCCCAGGATCTCTTGACGGTACATGTCTATCATGTCTTTTATTATGGTGGGTAATTCACTGTCTTCGTTCGCCTCATTAAGTTGAGCCATTGCAGGAGACCAATATTGGAATTTTTTGCTACTTAGGTATGATCTTTCTATAAGGTCAGCAGCAGCTTGTGAATCTGGAAGCATTTTTTTCATGACCTGTGGATTGAGATCACTTAATGGAGAATTTGAGCCATCATCTTTGTGATGTGTATATATTGACATGCCCTCATCTCCCAAGTCTCCAGAGAGCATTGCAAGAGCCCACAGCCTTTTTATCCATCGACATGGACTTGCTTGCTGTGCAATACTGATCCTGATCCAATTGTCAATCAGGTGTGAATGCATCAGAGCAAAGACAAGATCCGCAAACGACTCAGGTGTGCTGTCACTGTTCTCCTTGGCAATATTCTTGATCACATTGCCGAGTTTTTCGGCAAAAACATTTCGCCTTGACCAACCAGTGTCAAAACCTCCAGATTCCGTCATCATGGTGGCTTCCGCTCTCCAACTGGCAAGCCCGTACAGGTGCACAGTAGAACTGAATGATTCAAGCAAATTTCGATCTGCCGCCATATTTAGTAGAAATTGCTTCAGTCTACTTTCAGACCCTCCCTGCACGAGAGCCTCAAGGCGTCTAATTATCAAATTCATGAAAGATTGACCGGATTGCAAATCATCGAGCGCATCGTTTTCATTGCCTTCCCATTCCGTATCAGATACATATCTAAGAAGAAATTCTGACATTTCAGGATTCGCATTTTGTTCTACAAACCTTACGAACCCCTTGGGCATCGGTCGACCAAGCACGACTGCCCTCCATGCATCCCTATCAAGTTCATCTCCATGCTCGTTGACTACTGATGTTTTCACAATGCTGTACATATCATTTTCTTCTGGTTCTTCGGATCCAAAATATTCTTCGATGTGCTCGTCATGCATGGAGTTGATTCTTGCCGTATATCCCTCACCTTGGTGTTTTGGATTTTTGGGTGTTATAAAAAACAGGCTTCCCACCTTATTCAGCGGTAGGACATCGGATCCTCGTCCTTTGTAGATGTCATACACCAAGAGAGGCTTGGCCACGCCGTCTGAATCGATGCCCGTATGGTCTTGGTGGGTGCTGTGTGCACTGATTGCAGGAGCCGTTGCAAGCATTTCAACACGCCAATGCATGTTCTCTCCGATTTTGAATGTCTTCTTGTATTTCATGATGGCTTCGGTCTCTGCCATGTTCTTCTTGTGCTGATGATGCCACCCGAACATAAATTCTTCAAAATCATTTGCTGTTTTTGTCTTCATGATGCTCAACAGTGTGCCTGCTTCGCCATATTTCTCCATCAGTTGTGGAAGAAAACGCATGGCACTGACATACATGCCAGGCCATCCGCCATATTGCTCACAAATGACAATCATGTGATTGTGTAAGACATCTGGCACATCGTTTGTCAGTGCGTATTCCCAAACACTCCTCAGTGATCTTTCTGTCATTTTCAGCTTCTCCGCTCCGACTGGCGGCTGCCATGGGCTGCTCATCCTCTTGCTTGCCGCAGACAGCATGGTGCGTATCAACCCATCGAACCTGTCCTTCCGCAGGAGGGGAGTTGAGGCAGACGCCGTCTTCTGTGGGGTCTCCAATTCTCCGCCGCCCATCCTTTGGAGCCACCAGACCGCAGCCTGCCTCCCCTCATCGTCCCTGAACCTGCCATCCCTCAGCAGTTTGCCAACGACTGGTTCAAGCCATTCATCCTTAATCCTTGGGGGGGCATCTTTATTCTTCTCTGAAATGAGATAATTTGTCAGCTTGTTGATGTAAGAATTCTCGTCGATCTCACCAGAAAGCATGGCATCTGAAAGCAGCTGATTGATAAACTCTGGCTGTTTTGCGAGCAGGAAACTGTCCATGATTCGGCTCTGGATTTCCCGCTTCTTATCAGCCATGACATGGTAGGGCGGATCCCCCCTCATCAACATCTCAAGATATTTTGCGGACCACTCTGGGAAGTTGTTTTCATAAAATAACCCAGGCCAATCGATTATAATCTGCCTGAAAGTTTTGAACTTTTCTCCATCAACTTTACCGCTCATGATCTCGTCAAATTCTTTCATGAGCCATGACGGAGGATATGCGTTCTTATCGAACCAATCCAAGATTAATTTGGTGGCCTGCTCGTGCCTGTTCTCGCCAAGACCATTAACCGCAGGTCGCAGCAATCTTTGCAACGCAACTGGAAAGTTAGAATTTGGACGGTCTGTCATATTGACCCAAGTTGGACCAGCATAATTTAGACTGCTAAGTGCGACCAGGTGCATTGACTGGAGCAGTTTTGTGGAAATCGGTTTTTCTAACATCTCTAAAACTATTTTACCAACTGAGCCATACGGAAGTTCGTCAACGACCCAGCTGGCTAATTTGTCGTATTCAATTTTTTCCTTGTTGGCCCTTTCAAGCATCCATGGTGACGAGAGCGAAATGTACAAAGCCACATTGAAGATCGAACCAGCGAGCCAAGCGAACAGCAGCCTATGCCCTCCAGGTATGTCGTTCGGATTGTTCATCACCCTCTTCAGAACCTTGATTTCTAGTTCTGTCAGCTGCACACCCATGACGGTGTCCACCGAATTATTTCCTAACCTTGCGATCATGTTCCCTATAACATACTCAAAAACTTCTTTGTTCCGAAATACATTCGATGCTACCCGTTCCATGTTATGGTCGGTTTCTGCGACATAGTAGGCTGTTTGATGTCTTCTGATTGCTTCTGATTCAGCAACCTTGATGAGACCATCTTCTGATCTGTATATATTCTTCATCTAGGTGTTAATTTCCAACAGACTTTCCCCACTCCTCTTGATATTGCAATCATCCTTGGGAGGTTACAAGCATATAATTCAATAACGAAGTCTGTCGACATCGGAGAAAAATGACATCCCAGAAACGCATACAATTTGTACTCAAAGACCGCTATATCTACGAACAAAAGACCAAGGCATATGGATTGTACAATTCATGTAATTTTGTTTCAAGAACCTTGGAGTCAATGGGGCATGTCACCGATGTGGTGCAGGTTGTTGATGCAAACGGCATAGACAAGGAGGTTCACAGATTCACATGACCACAAAGTACGGCTCTGAACTTGGTATGTCAACCTGTTTTGTTGATAGTCCATCCCGATGCTGTCTTCACCCATCCATATGAGGTTGCCTTGCCGAAGAGCCTAGCAAAGAAACCCGGCTTCTTCTTTTCTGACCAACTTTGCTCTGGTTCGTGAATATCGACCTCCACAGAGCCGCGCTTTATGACCATGCTTGCCACCGATGCCGGCCCCCCCGACCTACCCCTCAGCGAAAGATACTCGAGCGGACTGAATGAGGCATACGCCTTCACGGTGACACGATGTCCTGTTGTTTGGAGGTTTTCAATTATAACAGAGGCGTCCTGCTTTTCGTCACGCTTGTTGTAGTGTTCAGGTCTGACATTCTCTGTGTAGTCCAAATCTGCCCTATAGCCGTGAGTGGTGCTTTCTGAGACATGCTGCTGCTGACCGCTACGCATGACATAGACTGTCCCATACTCATAGCCTCCGAGTTTTAGTTGCTCACCCGAAGTCTTGTATCCAATTGTGTCCTTTATTTTGCCGAGGGCATCATTCGACAGTTTTGCGACATCGAAGCGCTCTCTATCGTTGTCCGTATATGACTTCCATTCGCCAACTTCTCCACCAGAATGTCCTGTCACCCCCATCATGTTACCCATGCCCGAAACTTTTTTCATGTTCTCGTTTCCCGTTTTGTGGTTGTACATGGCAGACTTGATCCACCCTGCCATCCTGCCGATTTTTTCCAAAGATTCTATGTCCACGACTAGCAACATATTTCCATCTATCCACACTACATCCTCTAGTCTGTTTATGTCGCATTTTGGCGTACTGCTTGTAAAAATATGCAGGATATGGTCTTGTATGTGTAAATATATTGTGTAGGAGATGTAAAATTCATCGCAAATTTTCCAAATCAGAGTGGCTCAAGATAGGCAGAAGAACAGGGTGGCTGAGCAACTATCCATCGCATCCAAGGTCTGACGGCATTGTCATTTTTGGAATTTCCGGGGATCTTGCCAAAAAACAAATATTCTCTGCACTCCATGGTTTGGCCCATGATGGCAAGTTGGACATGCCAGTGATTGGCTTCGCAAGAGAAAAATTATCAAACAGTCAACTGGTCGACATGATGCGTTCCAATGTCGAGGACGCAGAAGAAAATGTAATTAAAGAAGTAGCAGAGCGCCTGCACTACATCAGTGGCGATGTGGAAAGCCCACAAGACTTCAATGAACTGAAGGCATCGCTTCGTGGCTGCAGGCATCCCCTCATCTACCTGGCACTCCCGCCCCAAGCATTCAAGCCTGCAATACTTGGTCTGAAGAATTCAGGATGCAATCGCGGCTCCAGACTGGTGATTGAGAAGCCTTTCGGCGAGGACAGGGAATCTGCACGGGAACTCAACAGGGTTGTTCATTCTGCATTCGACGAGGCAGATGTCTTCAGAATGGATCACTTCCTCGGCAAGGATGGGGTGCGCAGCATCCTTGACATCAGGTTTGACGACCCTGAGCTTGACCGCTTCTGGAACAGCAAGAACATCACATCTGTGGAGATATCCATGGTGGAAGACTTCGGCATCAAGGAGAGGGGTCAGTTTTACGACCACGCAGGATGCATCAGGGACGTGGTGCAGAACCACCTGATGCAGGTTCTGTCCTTCCTGTGCATGGAGCCATATGGCGCAGGCGACTCGATCCGTGACAAGAAGTCAGACCTCCTGTCCAGGGTTGCCCAGGTGAACCCTGAAGATCTCGTCGTCGGTCAGTTTGAGGGATATCTCAAGGAGCCGGGGGTCAAATCGGGGTCCAAAACAGAGACATATGCAGCCATGAAGATGTCCATCAACAACCCGAGATGGAAAGGAACGACATTCCACCTCAGATCCGGGAAGCGCATGCCCATCACCAGCACCGAGGTGGTCATCAAGATGCGGAAGGTTCCCGATGTCGAATGGCCAGAAAACTGCGTGGTTGATGGGGATATTTTGCGCATCCAACTGGAGACCCACCAGCAGATCCCCACCTATGAACGTCTTTTCAGCATGGCCATGGTCGGAGATGCAACATTCTTCTCAAGAAAAGACGAGGTTGATCACCAGTGGAGAATATTTGATCGGGTTGTAGGTGGTCAGCCCAAAACGCAAAAATATGAACAGGGGACATGGGGGCCTGACTCTTCAGGCGTTGGCCCAGCGAGCGGATGGACGAAGCCCATGGAACCAGATCAGGAATGAGCACATGAAGAACATATTTAACCTATACAAGTCAACGCATGCAAAACTTGCATCCCGCAAGCCAAAGGTGCTCGTCGTCTCCATTTCGGGGATGATTGAGAAGAAAGACCTGCAGCCCATCAGTGATGTTGCGGACATGAAATTGGTTATAACGGAACCCATATCCGAGCAGAAGTTGGCGCAGATGTGCTCTGGCTTCGACCACCTGATGCTCAACATGGACGCAGTCAAAATGAAGGGCAATTCTAAGCTCACCAAATCTTTCTACTCAAACCCAGGCACTGCCGATCTCCAGTCAATATGCGTTGACATGACAGGCCTTGACTATTTCAGCCCCCATGAAGCATCTGCTGCTGGCGTGCAACTGACTTCTGTGGATAACTATTCAACCAGAAGCGTTGCTGAAACTGTCCTGTGCGAGGTTCTCCTCCACTCCAGAAACAGACACCTTGCTTACATGGATGTTGTTTCAGGAAAAGATGCCAAAACCCGCAAGGGTATCAATCTGCTCAACAAGAGGGCGGGGATCGTCGGTTGCGGCAACATCGGTTCGGAGGTTGCACAACTCTTGCGCTGCACGGGGATGGATGTTATCGGCTGGAACCATGCGCCCAAGCCCGGCCTGGAGATCACGCCACTCAAAACCCTGTTCTCCCAGTGCGATGTGATCTGCATCAGCATGAAGACGGTCAGCGAAGGTGAAGGTAAAAATCTGGGGATGATCGATGGAGATTTGCTTGGTCGGTGCAGGGGTGCCATCGTCGTCAACCTCGCCAATGCCGTATTGGTGGACAACGCCGCCATGTCCTCCGCAATCGAGAACGGTAAGGTGATCGGATATTCTGTCGGAGGAAAAGACCTTAAGGACAGCCCTTCCGAATTGAAGATTCTTTCTGCTCACAAATGCGTCCACATCTGCGCAGATGACGCATGGGATTCCGACGAAACGCGCTCTATCCTGAAGGAGCGCTGGGTCGGGAATATGCTTGACACAATTTCCTCGCCGCACGGATCTGCAGATGAACTCGTGAAGGCTAGTATGCGTATGCTCATGCGGCGTAGGCACTTGTAGGGAGGTTCACATGGATGAGGATGATTTCAATACTGTTGCAACCAAGTTCATAACTGCAACAGCAAGCTTCATTTTGGGGATGATCATCGCGCAGATGTTCGGGTTCTAGAATATCCGCCGACCGTCTCCCACGTAAATTTTTTTTTACAGACCCCCTCTCTGGGGGCGCAGGGTTTTTTTTAGAAAATATATTTCCGGGGGGTTATATACGAAAACTCTGGGTTGGTTTTGAGATGGGGGTGCATCCCCCTTCAGAAGTATTTGCTCTCCAGTTGGGCCCGCATCTGGTCAAAGACCTTTTCGGCATGCGCTTCTGAGCCCATTTCCATCAGTGACTCCATCACTCTCTTCACAATTCCTCCAGGGTTGAGCTCATTCCCATTGGTGACAACCACTACCCGACCACGTGGTTTCTTCACTTCCATGTAGATAGGTTTCGCATTTGTCACTTTGAGTTCTTCCCTGTTCAGCATGTATGTGATGATAAATTCCCCTGATGCTGTCACCCCGTCCATGCCAGGTATACTGATCCCCTCCAACCTGCCCTTCCACTCCCCTTCGACTTCGTCCACCCACTCACCACTGTTCGGGTCGTGGATCATGCCGCTCTCCTCCATCGTCTTCCACTCGAGTTGGCTGTAGTGATCTTCGTCCAGTATGGGATAGTTTTCTAACTGCTCTCCTATCTTCTCCGCCTCTGCCAGTGCCCCCCTGTCTGACTCGTGGATGGCAAGCCACTCGACCCATCCCACCGCAAAGTGGCTCTCAGTCACCGCCTGCACTGTCTCTGATTCGGGTATCCTCTCCAGCTGCACCTCCCAGTTCGAGTTATCCAGGATTTCCGAATCTCGGTGGCGTCTGACGGGGGCCGCATACCAGCCATCCCATTCCGCACCGAAATAATTGCTCGGGGTTCTCCAGCGCTTCAGGTGCCTGAAGCCAACCTCCCCCTCACCTTCAGCCCTCTTGAACCAGTTCATGGTGTCTCCACACGACATCTTACATGGCACTGGAGAACACACCTCTAGAGACAGGTGCTGCACCCAAGGGCTGTAAATAACCCGTCACACAAACGGAACTAGAAAGTTGTCATCCCCAGCAGGGACACCGCCTCTGGGGGTTTGGAGCCGCATTTCTTCCCGAACCTCAGGGGTCGATCAGGTCTCTGGGTTGTCGTCGATCTTGGTTTGGATCTTCAACGAATCAGGCTCTTTTTCGATGCAGTCGAGTGGTTTTTTGATAAGGTTTCTCCACCCCCACATGAGGAGGATGGTTGCCAGTGGTGCGTACCAGAAGAGCCATCCGTAGCTGGATGTGTGGACGCCCGGTTCTGCGAGTTTTGTTTTCAACTCCAGCATCACTGCGTTGTCTGTCGTCTTGTTGGGGATGATGACCGGGTCACTGGAGCAGCCTGCTGCGAAGCATATTGCTGCGAAGCATATTGCTGCGAAGCATATTCCCAACATGATTAATGGAATCTTTGTGATGAATTTCATTTCTCTGCGCCTCATTACTTTTTGGTTGTTGCTGCGGCAGTGCCGAAGTAGAAGCCAACAATGCTGAGGAGCACTTCGCGGTTTTCTGATGTCCAGAAAAACCCATTGACCTCAACGAATGCTTTCTTGACCGTTGCCGGGATGAGGCCAAAGAGGCCTTCTGGATTCTTCACATCGACTTCGACGAACGTTGGAATCCCAAAGAATGGGAGGATGAACGGGGCTGCGAACGCCCCAAAGAGGATCGTCAGCACAATAATCTGACGAACCACCCTGCCCGTGTCGATTGGAACCCTCGCTGCTGCTTTGTCTTGATTTTCTCTTGTCTGTATGTTCGCCTGAATCAGTTGGTTGAACATCTCCTTCTGGTCGGCGCTCTTCTGCGCCATGTACCTGAAGAGGAACCCCACAAGTCCACCACCAACCAGGCTTATAAGTTCAGATGAAAACATGCCTTCTTATCCTCTTTCTGTCCTGTTGCGGAAATTGTTGCAAATTTGTTCATGTTGATGTATCATCGATTTATGTCCACATTTAGATACCTTTAAAAGAGGAAAGAACCTTCATTCCACTCCACACCAAACTTCACCTTCCGATTGGAATGTTGGCCACATCGGATATGGTTATGTGCTTTATCCCAACCGTTCCCGTTGAAAAGCGGCGGAAATAACCAGTGTTCGCGATGTGCATGATCATGTGGAAGAGGTAGTCGGGCAGGAGCAGGTCGGTTCTCTCCACCTTCACACCGATCAACTCTGACCCCCAATCCCTCACGGGGGTTCCCACCCTGTCGGGGCTCCCGCGCCTGATGATCCAGAAGTCGGCGTCCTTCATCCCCACCTTCAGGGTGACAAGGTCACCAAGGGTGAGATGGTCACCAGACCCTGCCTCTCGTGCTGCTCCTGCAACTCGTGCTGCGGTCTTCTCACGCCTCCCAAGCTTCCTGAGAGCCGCAGAAACGATCTCCCTGTGGTCAAATGCCATGGTGGGCAGTTCCTCCAACGGAAACCACTCTGCGTCTGATGCGTCGTCCCCGCCCCTTGCCCGGGGGCTTCCGTCAACGCGAACGGCAAATGCATGGGATTTGGTCCATGAATCTGGGGAGTCGCGTGGGTCTCTGCCTCCACCCTCAAACACCCCCACCTCAATGAGGTCTCCAGGGTCAACGGATACACCTGTTTCTTCCAACGTTTCACGGACCGCTGCCTCTCTCGGAGATTCACGACCCTCTTTCCACCTCTCACCCCTCTGTGCGTCTGTGTTGATGAAGCCACCTGGGAGGGCCCACCTGCCGCCCTCCACAGCCCCCCCGGAGCGGAGAACCAGAAGTATTTCTTCTCCCCCGGTTTTTCCTCTGAGAGCCACAAGGTCAACAGTTGGATTGACCCCCAAAAGGTGCAGGGTGTCTTTTGCCCTCTTGTACCACATGTCAGGTGTCCTCTCCAGCACGGGTAGAGGGCCGCCGCCCGGCATCTGTTGACATCCTCCTCCGGATTGCGGAGATGCGATCCTCGTGCGCCTGCAACGCGTCGTAGGCCTCCTGCCCAAGTTCTGCATCACTGACTGTCGCAAGCGGAATTGCACCTGTCATCACGGCAAAGTCGCCGTCTCTGCGGATTTCCGCCCCCAGCTGTGCGGGGGACATGTTCTCATTTCTCCCCCGCAACGCTGCTTGCCGCATCAGTTCTTCAACACCAAGACCCATGTTGCTCCTGTTGGGCTCATCATCTCCGCCGGACGGGTCGTCTTCTTCCCTCTCGCGCAGGTCCAACTCCGTCTCAAGCATGTCGATGATCCCCTGGGGTGCGCCAGCCATGTATGCGTGATCCAACATCTCCCCAACCTCTCTGTCCGTGTACCCTGTAAACCTGCCAGCATCGATTTCCGCACCGCTCCCCCCTGGAGTGGGAGTCGCGCCCCCCATCTCTTGTCTGATGGTCTCGGCTGCTTTCTGCACCGCAATCTCAAGCTGCTCGCCAGCCGTGTCCATCTCGCCACGGCCCTTGACCTCGATGTCGTAGGTCTGATCCTCGCGGAACTTGCGAACTGCCTCGTCCAACTCTGCTGGTGCACGGTCATCTTCAAGCAAAGACTCGACAGTGTCCGCAAGATCCTCTGGAGTCTGAATCTCTGCACCGTCACCGTTGTACCTGTCCCACGCCTCAAGCAGTGACCTGTATGGGTGCTTGGCACGCTGCTGCTCAGGATTGTCATTCGCAGCGCCCCACCAGTTCATCCCTCTGCCCCCCCCGAAACGGAGGACCAGAAGTGTTTCTTGTCCCCCGGTTTTTCCTCTGAGAGCCACAAGGTCAACAGTCCGCTTGGACTCTAAAAGGTGCAGGGTGTCTTTTGCCCTCTTGTACCACATGCTACACGCCATTGTGGGCGCAGGCAGAGAGCCGTGCGACTAATTTTCTTTCAGCCTTTTTGAGCCAACAAGCCTTCTCAGCAACGCGCAACACTATGGCTAGGAAAGTCTGTGTGAGCATGTGCTATTCTTCTGTCTGAAGAGGGCGATTGATGAAGTCCTCTATTCATTGATGTCGTTCGGCCGCCTCGCGGACGGCCTCATCGCTGAGAGGATCTCCAGTCGCATTCTCATCTCTATGAGCTCCTCTTTCCCCCTCATGGCTGAGAATATCCAATATGGCCTCTGTGGGGTCTTTTGTCTTGATATTCGGGAACTTGTCCTTCATCATCTCGAGAATCTTGGATAACTTCTCTATGAATCCAACCAGGATCGTTTCTTTTTGAGATGGCACATGCGTGTCCGTGTCACCGTTGGTGAAACCTTGATCTAAAGAATAAGCGTAAATGTCTCTCTCTAAATGGAGGGTATCTGCTGCCATTTGAGCGTTCTCTTCTTCTATGGAATCAACGAAAGATTTTAAATCTCCCCCTTCCAGCGCCCTCATCAATTTACCCCCATCATAACCATGATGAATATAAGCCGTCTTCAGCCAGCCAGTTTTCTTCCCTATTTCAACCCAGTCGTTCTTTGAAAGCCTGTATATCATACATGAATCCTCCTTTGTGCTGATGAGAATTATCTATTCTTACCTCCAAGCTAAGGTATCCCCTTTTTTCAAAATTACGACTCCAGCCCCACCCATACCACCCACGTCCCGACAGGTTGCCAAATATCTTACCCCCCAGTTCACAAAAGGTATCCCCGTCCCAGGGAAAATGAAGATGAGGGCGCTTGGGCCTAAGGTATCCCCGGTGGGGGGAATCAAACTGCCATAAGACCCCCCCGGGGTGGGGGTATGCACCCATGACATGTTGCGAAGAAAGAGACGGTGCAACACCGGCCGGTGTTCACACCGGCGCGCATGTGGATGCGTGCAGCACGCTGCACCCATGACATGTTGCGAAGAACGAGAAGGTGCTTGGAGTGCAACACCGGCCGGTGTTCACACCGGCGCGCATGTGGATGCGTGCAGCGCGCCGGAGGCGGGTCAAGTTGGCCCGTCCGCTCGAGCAGATGGTCAGCAGAGCATTATGCTGACTCGTGCAGCTTGAGTTTCTGTACCCGGGTTATGCACCGGCGCGCATGTGGTGTGGTGTGGCGCGCCGGTCGACCGATACGTAGGAGTTCCTGATCATCAATGATTGTGGTTGGGTGACTCCAACAGACGGATCCCCCGTCGCCCCACGCTACCCACAGATGTCGCCCCACGCTACCCACAGATGTCGCCCCACGCTACCCACAGATGTCGCCCCACGCTACCCACAGATGTCGCC